CAAAACTTTTTAATCGTTGTTGCCCAATACTTTTCCTCAGGACGTTCTCCTAGACTTTGAGAATCCAAATCAGTTTGTAAATTATCTACCACAATTACATCATTACTAATTGAGAATCTGGCATAAGCTAAGGCTCCTTTATGATGCCCTTTATGATTTAATGTGCTCAAATAAAAAGCTTTAGCACCAGGCACTAAAGCGTCAGCATAATTAAGAAACTGATTAGTTGGATAAATAGCAAATACATGGCCTCCGTGCATTTTTCCGGCTTCCAGCTTAAATTTAACTGGATACATTCTTAATGGCTTTCCGTAAATTTCCTTCTGAGACTGATATTCTTGTATTTGTTTTTCAAAATTTGATAGAGCGAAGTCAATTGCTGATTTTGGGTCTGTCTGTTCATTTAGTATCGCTAAAATAGCAGCTTTGGCATCTTTAGATTGTATTCTTTTTTCTAAAAAGTTTAACAAATCATTAATGGATTTAAAAGATTTATTAGCAGCTAATTTAAATGTCGGAATAACTGATTTAAGTAAAGTATTTTCATCTAATGGGAAATATTGATTTTGATTTATATTATTAACAAAATCTTCAGCTATATTTTCTTCTTCTTTTGTTAATTCGCTATCTATTCCTTTTTCTCGGCGGTTGCTTGCTTCGTAACAATTTTGACAATATTCTTCCTCATCATCTTCGTCATAAAGTGCATCTTCGCGATAAATAACAGTGTTACACTGATGACAAACTGTAAATACATCCCAAAAGCATTCTTTACAATACCATTCATTACTATTAGTTGCAAATTCCATATCTTGAATGTGAAAATTTTTCTGGCAACCTTTACATTCTTGGGCATGTTCTTCGCAATAGGGCAAATCTTTACCAGATTTATCTTCTAGTAAAATAAAATCTTCTATATCAAGAGATTGAAAATCACAGCCGGATTCTTCGCAATTAATCGGAGTTTTATTTCTACATTCTAAACATAAAGGAAGTTCTTCTAAATAATTATTTTCAAATCTTTCTTGTTTATTAATTTTATTTGCAATATCTTGTATATTTTGTTTGCATTGTTCAATTACATCATTAATTATTTGCTTTACTTCTTTTTTGTAGTAGTTATAAACATTTTCAAATATATTATAATGAGATAAAACAATTTGATACTTTTGAGCATATTCTTGAAATAAGTCATTTATCTCTCCAAAAACTTCAACTATTTTTCTTCTAAGATCATATAGTCGATATTGTTCTTCTTCATTATATTCATTGTCGTAAATATAATTAAAAATTTTTAAAGAACATTTTCTTAATACATTCTCCAAAGCATTAATATCATTAGCTGATATTTTTTTATCAGTATATGTAATTTCTCGTCTAGGAAAAACATAATCAGGATGATATTCTGGAAGTTCATCTATATTGGTAATGATTTCGCCATTTTCATCAGTGATCTTTTTGCCACAAGAAGCGCATTCCCAACCGTGCCCGCCATGAAGTCTATGCTTATTTTTATTTTTAATTAGTTCATTTGCTACAAATGGAAAATTAACTTGTTTTGCTTTCATGCTAAAATGACTTAATATTACTATGATAAACTAATAATTTTGCTTACAAGTATGACTCAAAGAGCTTTTCCATTTATTCAAAACGAACCCGGACAACTTAGCAGAAAAATTGTTCCTAATACTTATGGTTGGGATTGTGCTATCTGCGGTAAAAAAATAACTGATGAATTCGGTAATATTATCACTAATCCTAAAGATTTACCTGAGGAAAAACATCCAGATTATGAAAAATATTATAACGAAGAGGGTTATACCGGAATAGAAATAACATCTTATGATATTAATGTTTTAGAGCTAACTTTACAAAGGTGCGTTAGAAAATCTCTTAGTTATTTAGAAAATTATTTTAATAAATATTCTGGCACTAATAATTTTAGCAGCTTTCAAATTATTGAATTAATTTATAATTCTTTTAAAGATTTTTTTGATTTGGCCGATACCAACAATCTTAACGAAATTTCAAAAAACGTCGATATTAACAAATATGCTCTATCACAATTAGTCTATGAAAATTTTTATTATTTCGCAGACCCTAATAAAACTGTTTCAGATAAAATGAAAGAAGTTTCGAAAATTGTAATTGCATTAACCCAAAAATTAAAAAATAAAATACAAGATTTGGCTAATCATATTGGTAAAAAAGAAGAATTTCACCAACACTATATAGAGTCTTTGCCTATTTGCTTAGATTGCATTGAAGAAAATACCATTTATTGCAACGAAGATGAATGTGAATTTACATCATTAGATGAGGAAGATTTTTATATTGTCAACGATCATTATTATTGCAAAGAACATTCATTTGAATGTCAAAGTTGCTCAACAATATTTACAAATGATGATAAAATTACTTCTGAAAATGGTGATAATTATTGTTCACAATGTTATAATGAATATTTTACAAATTGCTACGAATGCAATGCGGAAGTAAGTAATGATAATGTTTTCGTGACTGATGATGGAGAGGCTTATTGTAGAGATTGCTTCGAAGAATATTCTGACGCCAAAGAATTAAATAAACAAGATCAAAGAGCGGCACATAATGTGATTATGTCTGAATCTACTGATTACAGAATCCCGTTTGACAGCAATACCATCTCTAAATCTATTCTTCCTATTTTGATTTTGGCTTCTAAAAAAACTTTTTCAGGCGTAGAAGAAATTGTTAATTTTATAGAAAAAAGATTACAAAATAAAGAAGCTAAAATTTTTATACCTAATTTAATTTCTCAATTTCTTTTCAGCAGCCAATCTCCAATTTCCGAAGGAATTGATCGCGCAATTAAGGCATGTGAAAAGCAATTAGAAGAAAACGCGCGCACTAAAAAATTATATGGTAAAGAATTAAGAATGTTTCCGGTTAATTTTAAAATTGAACCAGGCGCATTAGGTCATGGTGGAACTTCTTTTGTCATTTATCCTTCAGAGTTATTATTAGAATATGCAGAATCTTGCTCTTCGGGCGCCAGAGAGTATTATAAAAAACATCTTGCTAAGATAGGTCATCATCCAGGAGCTTTAGGTTATGCCAGACTTTCCGAAAGCAATGGAAATATTATCGTAGATAACTTACAAACTGACCTAGACAGTCAAAATTTAAATATCGAAAAGCCGAATGCCGCTTGGTGGGCTAACACGATTAAGAAATTTTGGCTAACTACCTTATTAGATATGCTAAGAAAGTTTGGAAATAAAATTGGGAAACCTATTTATTTAACTAGCTTTAAAATGCAACAAGAAAAATGGGACAGGATCCCTGATAGAAATAAAGATGTTTACGATAGAATTCCAGAAGCTATGGGATTTGAAATTGAAAATATCAGAGCAAAACCAGAATCATTAGATAGTGATTATTATAATATGAGAAGAATCGCTCAAGAAACAAAAAAATTCTTTAAAAAATGCTCTTTACTCCATGTAATTTCTCAAGATAGCTGGTTTAATTTTTAAACCTTCTGGGAATTGAAAGACCAATTCATTAGCAGGATTGCTTAATTGATCTTTATGATTAATTATCCAAGTTAAAGTTTTGGCATCTTGCCAACCGCGACATTTAAAATGTAAAGTTTTGTTGTCATCTGATAAGTAAAGATAATGCAAAATATAAATATCTGCCATTCTGGATGGATCTTGTAATTTATCTTTGGGAATTAAAAGATTATTAGTAATCACGGTAATGCATTTACAATCAATGGTAAAAGGGGTGGATTTATAATCATCATTACTAAATTCGAAATCATATCTTTTATTATCGCAAGTAAATTCGTTTAACCATTTAAATGAAAGATTTTTCTTTCCTTTTAAATAAAGTATTTGAGAATTTAATTGCTTATTAACTATAATTTCTTGCAAACGAGAAGCGCCATGAGAATTATTCAAAACTGCTCTAATTGATTTGGTATCTAACCTCTTAGCAATTGATTGAATTTCAAAGTCTTGTAAAATATCCGGGTCATTAACCGACACAGACCCTTCTAAAAGAGAAGGGAGAAGCTCTTGAAAAGTTTGGGTTGCCAAATTAACTGCTAGTGGAATTGGGAAGTTATCGGTCTTAACTAATGGCTTTTCTTTCAATGAAAGAAGCAAACTCTCAACTTCAAATGGAAGTTTTTGAGGGCCAACAATCTCTTCAATTATATTTTTTGAATCTTTGGTTTGAAGTTGAGATTCTAATAATTTAATCTTTTCTTCTAAAAGAAGATTTTCCTCTTCAATTCTTTTTTCTTCGGCTAATTTTAATAATTCTTCTAAACGTTTTTTAAGCTGCGCATTTTTTTCGAGTTCGTTCATAATTTCCTTAAAAACAAAGAGCGGTTGTAGTACAACCGCTCTTCTTAGAAATTTAATACCATTCACCTCGACAAAATTAAACTGTTGGAGTTACTTCTATTCCAAATTTAAATGAATCTTTTATATTATGTTTTTTAAGTATTTTTTGAACTTTAAGATTTAAAGAATTAAGAATTTTTAAACTTTCCTGATTATATTTCATTTTGGCATCATCTGAAACAGCCATTGTATCAACTTCAAAAGACGGCTGGCCATTTGTTACATCAACCGTAACGCCAATATAAGTACATTGGACTCCTTGTTGTGATAATTGAGAACAAAGTTCAGCTAATTTGTTAGTAACTAATGTTTTAATTTCATTTTTAGCTTGCTCTCCCGAATATTGTGTATTAACATTATTTTGGGCTAATTTTAAGAATTTAGAGCTTGCAAATAAAAGAGAAGAATATTTTTGCATATTATAATTCGAGTTAATGTCTATTGTTTTCTTAAAAAGAAAATGCCAATTGATATAAAAATAATTGCCAATAATTTATTTAAAGTAAATTTTTCTAATCCAATTAAACAAGAATATATTAGAACAAAAATCGGATAAATTGAAAGATAAAAATTCACATAATATGCAGGTTTAAATTTTAAACAAAACAATATTATTATAAAAACTAAAACGTTTAATGCCGAAGATAAAAAAATTAAAAAAACGCTCTTGATTGAAACAATTTCTTCTTTTAAATGACTTTGACTAAGAAAATACCAGATTGGTATTAAAAATATAGAAAAAATAGATGAATATAATTGAATTGTAAAATAATTAATCTTATCTGCTAATTCTTTATTAATTAATGAATTAACAGATAAGATTAATGCTGCAATTAATAAAATTAAATCAATCATTTAAAGAAATTTTTCAAAAATTCTAAAATGGATGAAAACATATCTAATTTTATTTCCTCTGGTTGCGGCGAAGGTGCTGGTATTTCTTGGTCAAGAGCGGGAGGGATAATCTCTGTTCGAGGAAGCTCATCTAATTCTGAAGTATCAACCTCAACCTCTTCAGGCCAACTATAATTAGAAAACTTTCTTTTAAATTCTTCAGTTAAAGAAACTACCCCCTTAGTGTATTGAATTAGATCTGCGGTAAAATATCCGGCCGTTTTAATACAGGCACAATATTTAATTGGGTTGCCATTTAAAACTTCTTTCCAAGCATTAGCGTAACGTTTCTTCTTGGTAAGAAAATTAAGATAAGCCTCTGCGCCTTCTTCTGCCGTATCCCATGCGGCAAAAAAAGTTTGAGGGTGATAAGGATAAAACCACTGATTCTTACCATCTAATAATTCTGAGCATTTAAACGAGGTATATCTGATGTCTGGTAACTTTTTAATATTTCCCCAATTATTAGCATGTATAGATTTCCATCTTCCAGTTTCTAAAGCTGACTGCGCCCATAATATAGCTAAACTATCAAGACTTGGATAATTACCAGTTAAATTTTTGAAAGCAGAACGTAAAACAGCGGCAGCTTGTTCTTCTGTTAATGGAGTTAAAAAATCATCAACAAATAATGGGTCATTTGGTTTTTCGTTATACATTATCACCTCAACTAAACATATGTTTTACTATGTATAGTTGGGTTTAATTTATTTGATTATTTTCGAAAGGGCATAGAAATATAAGCTTCTTAAATTTTTGGCATAAACTTCTGGGTCTGACCTAAAGTACCCACAACGATGAAGTTGATAAGAAGCTTCTTCTGGCAATCCGGCGTCAAAATATTTAAACGCCATACTGCACATATTATTAATAGTTTTCCAATAATATTCCATTCCAGATTTGGGTTCTGGAAAAGCTCTAAATCGATGACCACCTAAAATATAATGAGGCACATCGGTAGAAGAACCGATATTGCCAAAATTAAAAGAATAAACTTTTTGGAATTGAGCATTTTCTAATGCAATTTGAGCCCAAGCCATCGCAATTCTGTTTGTTTTAGCAGGTTTTTGGAAAACTGATTGATGAGTATCTTCCATTACCTGGACTATTTCATATTTATTAACTGGAGTTAGTGTTTTTGGTTGTTTTAAATCGGTAGATAAAAAATTAATTGTTAATGACAATATTAGCTCTAAGAACATTTATATCCTTTATAGGGTAGGATATAATACCACATTATGCGTAGATGTCAAGAAAAACCTAACTTATTCCAAGTTAATTTAGTTATCGAATAGCATAATCCCGGTGGACCAAACTTGTTAACTAAAATATAAACTTGCCCTTGACTAACAAATAAAACTAGATCAAATACATCACGGTTCTCTTGTTCTAAAAGATTTTTATAAACCATGATTCTTTGATTTTTAGTTTTGATAGTTTCTTTTATATCTGGGTCATTTTGTAATTCTTGATCCCAGGCATAGCCATCCAAAACCTTATCTAAGAAAAGTTGACGCTTTAAATAATTAATTACATTATCAGTCAAGTCTGAATTAACCAAAATTAATGCCGGAGGATTAAACATGTTAACCTACGTAAGCATTAAGAAAATCTATTACTTCATTTGTATCGTCGTCTTTTTCTTCTTCTGAAGTGTCTTCGTCCTCTGAAACATTTTCTTTCTCGCCCTCTTCTTCAACGCTAGCTTTTTCCAGCTTTTTAGAACGACGCCACTGTCTCATTGGAGTAAGTTCTAATTCCCCGTCATCTTTGACTTCTAAATGATATTCACCGCCATCAATAATATATCCAACATCATCTGAATCATTATAAAATACGGCATCATCAGCATTAGCTACATCTAAATTTTGCAAAACTTTATGCGAATTACCAATTGTCTTTTTTAATGAAGCCACTTGTGAGCGTAATTCATTCAGTTCTTTTTGTCTTTTAGCATCTTCTTTTTCTAAAAGATCTAATTTAGATTTTAAATTTTTATAAGTTTTTTTGGATTTTTCAATATTCTTTGAAATACCATTCCGGGAAACCTTTGATTTTCCGGCGGTTTTGTTGATTGCTTCCTCAAATGCAATTGCGGCCTCTAAGATGATACTTCTATTCATGCTTAAAGGCCGAATTATTAGTAGTTATTGTTAATTTTTAATTGCTTTTCAAAAGCTTCATCTGCAATTTCTTGCAAAAGATTTTGATTTTTTATATAAACCTCAACTTGTTCTAAAATTTTAATTTGGTCATTTTTATTTAAATTATTAATTTTAGATTTTAAAATATTTTTTTCAAAATCTATTAAAAGATCATCTGCATTGTTTGTAATTAAATAATAATATCTATAATAACTTCTCAAAAGTTGTTTGGCTTCTTTATATTTCATTTTAATTTAATTGTTTTTTGTCGTTTTTTGAAAACGTATTGATCAATTCTTCTTTGTCTTCTTCGTATTTTTCATTATTTTTTGCGGCATCATTAAAAAACTCTTTTGCAAGAGAAAAATAACTTTTATCTTCAATTTGAATTTCTTGACCTACTTGTGCCGCAAAAGACAGTAAAACAGTTAATAACTCTAGACTAGTATCAGCATTATGCTTATCCGAGACTAAATCAATGGCTTCCTTAAGTTGATTGATGTAATCATGAATAACTTCTTGGTTTAATTCAGCTTCTACTTCTTCATATTTAGCCATAGATGTCTCCTTCATCAGGATATTCAATTATGCTAAGAATTTTAAACACTTAGATCTGATTTAAGCTGGGTCGGCTACAATTGGAACAATTAAAGCGGGTTTTCTAGCAATTCCTTTTAAACAATGAGAACAAGTAACGTCATTAAAATTTAATGTTTCATAAAATCTATTTTTTGTTCCACAAAAATATCCAGTAAAATGAGTTTTTCTTCTATTTATTTTTTGCGTAAGAACAAGTAATGATGATTTTAATTCATTTAATTTATACTTAAGAGCTGCTTCACGTAAGCAGCCACAATTAGCAATAGGAATAGCTTTTGTAGCGCAATCTTTTGTATGGGAATAATTTATTAAGTAATCAATTATTTCTTCAGCCGTATAATTCAATTTTTTCCTCGTATTTCACCAAAAAGCTCTTCATCGCATTGATTTTGTATATCTTTTTTGGCCCGCTCTGTCATTCTAAGAATTGGGTCATTTTTTGCTATTTCCATTTTATGGAAAACAAGATCTTTTAAATGCAATTGCTTTTCAGCAACAGTGCGGGTAAATACTAGTAAACTAAAAATAACGGATACAACATCATTATCAATAGAAATAACATCACATAAAAATTTACTGCCTGAAAGCAGTCCGGTTATAAAACCGGATTTAATTGGAGCGGTTTCTCGAATATCTTCGATTTCAGATGCTAGAAATTCAGAAGTACCATGCAAAATTATTTTTGGAAGTTCTATTTCCTTTTCTGTTGAAAATTTCCATCCCAAATCTGATTGTAATACCCAGATTCCTTCATTATTATCATTGATAAATTTCATTTTAACCTTGCACTTCTGGGCACCAGAAAATACTTCTGCCACCACACGACCTTTTTTCAACATTTAAATGTTGAGGCGTTTTGGTTTGACCATAAACTTGAAAAAAATTAGAATAATTGCCTTTTTCTCCGGTAGAAGTTTTATGAGTTAAAAATGAAGCTCCTTGCAGATGATAAGATTTAATCATTACATCCCTAACGGCTTCACAAAGAACATCTATTTGTTTATTAGTTAAATTTTTAGCAGAAGTAAATGGATTAATTTTTGCTTGAAACAAAGCCTCTGCTCGAATATAATTACCTACTCCGCAGAAAATAGATTGATCTAATAATAATTCTCCAATTTGTTTTTCAGATTTTAGCTTCGATCTAAGAAAATTTAGATAAGATGTATGTAATGTCATTAATGGATTCCAACCCAAACTAGATAATTTCTTTTGAAGTTCTTGATTGGTAATTATTTTTAATGTTCCAAAATGTCTAATATCATTATAATAAAGAACGGAGCCGTCTTCAAAAGACATTTCGAGACAGCCGTGCCCATTATTGGTTTCCGACCATTGACCAGTCATTCCGAAAGTGCATGATAAAAATTTATCCTTCTTGCAAATATTGAATTATTTTTGTTAATCATATGTATATTCTCGTATAATTTCGTGATAAAAACGTATAAATTTCGACTGTATCCGAATTGTCTTCAAGAGCAAAAGCTCTTGAAGACAATTGATTTGTGCAGAAATTTATACAACGCTTCTCTAGAAGAGAGAAAGTCTTACTATAAACGCTATCATAAGTCTCGTACCTACGTCGATCAAGCAAATCTTCTTTCAGAATTGAAAGAAGATTTCTCTGAGTATGGCGAAATATATTCACAAATTCTTCAAGATGTATTAAAACGCCTTGATAAATCTTATAGTAGTTTCTTTCGTCGTGTTAAGTCAGGCGAGAAACCTGGCTTTCCCAGGTTTCTCGGCAAAGATCGATACAATAGTTTTACATATACTCAGTCTGGATTTAAAATTGTTGGTAATAGATTGCACCTATCAAAGATAGGTGCAATCAAAATATTACAACATCGAGAAATCATTGGTAAAATTAAAACTTGTACGATTACTAAAGATAATTTGAATCATTGGTATGTATGCTTTTCGACAGAAGTCGAAAAGCAACCGCTTCAAAAAACTAATAAAACAGTCGGAATAGATTTAGGAGTTAAAACTTTCATTTCTACAAGCGATGGGGAGGCGATAGCCTCCCCCAAGTTTTTAAATAAACATCTTGAAAAATTAGCTAAATTAAGTCGAAGATTTCAAAAGAAACCTTCTAACGGAAATAAACATCGATTGTCTCGTTTAAATCATAAGATTTTAAACTGTAGAAACGATTTTTTACATAAAATTACGACTAAATTAATCAAAGAATACGACGTAATTATTACGGAAGATTTAGACGTAAAATCGATGGTATCAAAAGATAATCATAAAGGCCGAGCAATGAGACGTCATATGCATGACGTGTCATTTGGAAAGTTTAATGAAATGTTATCTTATAAAGCAGAATACGCTGATAAGACGCATATTAAAGTTCCGCCCAAGAACACATCAAAGATGTGTTATTGTTGCAAAAATATCAAAGAAGATTTAACTTTATCTGATCGGATTTATATTTGCAACAAATGCAATTTAAATATAGATCGAGATTATAACGCTAGTCTTAATATACTTAATCTTGGATTGCAAGCTATCGCTTGCAATCCAAGGAAGGATAGGAACGTATCCTTTGATAAATCGAGAAGCTCTCGCCTTTAGGCGAGAGAGCGTTCACCAATACAATTTTCGAAACCCCAAAACATAAACTTCCCTTTGCATTTAATACTCTTGATAACTAAATTTTTTAAATCAAAATCCTTTTCTCCATAACGAGAATTTTTTAATGTTTTAGCATTAACTATCTTTTTCCCGACAAATTTTTGTAGGAAGTCCCTGGCTAGAAAAACTTCTGGACCTTCTGGCATTTTTAAATCTCCTTAAAAAAATCTTTTTGATCGTAATATTTAAAACCAATCTTTTCCGCCATTTCTTGATCGGTTTTATAATCGCCAACAAAAAATGTTTGAGAAACATCTAATTTATACTTCTCAATAAATTGAACGGCATTAAATAGATGCGGCTTACGGCACCAACATTTAATGGGCCAAGAAGGGTGAGGGCAAAATAGATAATCAATCTTTTGCCCTAATAATTCATTAGTTTTATCAAAACAAGCCTTTGCCTGCTCCATTGTTAATTTCCAAGTAGCAATACCAGACTGATTGCTAATGCCTAATAAAATGTATCCATCTTCCTTTAACTCTTGAAGTTTTTCTTTTCTACCTGGAAGAATTCCTACATGAGAAGGATCGGTTGGATACATTCCGCCATTATTTGTAATTCTTAAAGTACCGTCATAATCAAAGATTATTGCCTTATTTTTATACTCCGGATCAATTTTTCTAACGAATGACATTGTTCTGACGGTAGAAAAACCTTCTTCCAAAGAAGGTAGTTCTAGATTTTTTAGATAATTAGTCAGAACATATGGGTCAAAAACATTTGGATGTTTAAGTTTTTTCATCTCTTCATAAGAAAGAGCTTTGCCAGTTATTGACAACATTCTGTGACAGTAATTTCTTTCAGCATCATTTAAAGATGTATTTAAATGAATACAATCAATAGGAATATTATATTCTTTAGCTAAATTAACAAAAAGTTCTCTAGACTTTTTGGTTGGAAAAGTATTATCTAATACAACTGATTTCTTTTCTTTCAAAGCCGCTCTAACATATTTTTCTAAACCCTTAATAGTGCCACCTAAAGCGTCTCTATTAATCCAAACATATCCTTGATCGATATAGAATTTTGACATCGAGGATTTGCCACTAGCCATTAAACCCATAATCATGACAATATGTTGATGTTGGAATATTTTTAAATGTCCACCTCCAGTGGGGTAATTGTCATTTAATAGATCGTCTTTATTCGGTTGTCCAGAAGCCTTAACAATCCAATCCGTGTCTAGTTTTTTCATAAGACTATCCTAAACGCTTGGAAACTTTGTGTCAAGAAACTAATCATGGCTTCCATTTTTTTCTTATTTTATAAGAATTAATAATATTGGTTGTAAATATAAATATTTTCAATAATAGATCCATCTTAAATTCCTAACTTTCTAAAATGGTCATCTCTCCAACAATCATAACAGATACCCTCATCTGTAGGTTTAACTATTCTCGAACAAAATTTACAAGTTAATTCTTTTCTAGGAGTAATGCTTTCAATACATTCATCTAAAATGAATTCAAACCAATACCCATCATCTGATAATTTTTCTCCTAATATTCTATCTAAATGTTCTAAATTTTTCAAACTATTTTGAACAAAAATAGCCTCCCAATCATAACCTTTTTCACATTTAAACCTAGATAAAAGTGGTTTAACTGCTATTACAATTTCTTTAGTGGATCTAGAATAATAACATTCTTGCCAGCCAACTACGACCACCAAAGGATGATCTTCGTCAGGCAAAGTTATTCTATTTTGTTGTTCCGGCAAATCCCAACAAACTTTGAATTGATATTGAGACCTTTTAAGATAGATTAATTTTAATTCATCGCCAATTTGAATCTGCATAATTGCATGCCATAATATGGATTATAGTTATGAATAGATCTATTATCATTGCTGGAAAAGAATTTACAGTTGGCTGCCCTGTTGTAACCTATCTAGATCAAAATGGATATTCTTTTTACAAGAAAGAACAAAGATTTAATCCGCATCAAGATAATTTTGATGAACTACAAAATAGAATTCAACATTTTGTAATTCATCACTCTGTTACTTATACCGCCAAAGAGACATATACAGGTTTAATCGCTAGAGGGCTTAGCGTCAATTTTATGATTGATGATGATTGTGATAGTGATGGATTAGCTACCATTTACCAATGCCTAGATGTTAAAGATGGAGGTTGGTCTCAAAAACCTTTTAATAATTTAGGCCCCGGTGTTGAAATTTGTTACCACCCCGAAGCTTGGAAAAATGAAGATCTATATTCTGATTTAAAAGTTAAAAGTAATAACGCCTGTCATCATGAAACAACCACAGATATTATTCATGGACAAAAATTAAAATGCTTTCAGCCAACCAAAGCTCAAGTTGCAAGTTTAATTTTACTTTTGGGAGCTTTTTGTCACGCTTTTCCAAAAATTAAACCAGAGTTTCCTAAAAATGAAAATGGATATATTAAAACAGCCATAAACAATCTAGAAAATTATTTCGGATTATTAAATCATTATAACATAACTAAAGAAAAAATTGACGCTATTGGTTTAGATTTAGCTTATATTGAGGAGGCTGTAAAACAATTAGTTTCATTAAAAGTCTAACCCCAAAAATCACCTAACAAATTCCATAATCGAGGAGCTACATGCCACGCCACATAAACATGATCAGTTGGCCTATTGCCAGAATAACCTAATTTAGTCAAGTATCCTCGATTCATACTTGAAACCAAAGGGTCTGTAACCCAATGTTTTTTAGACGCTTGCATGCCTGGCGAAGACCCTAACGAAATATCAATACCATTGGGCGGTAATTGCGCTTGAAGAATATAGTCTGGTAAATTAGTTTCCATCTTTGGCGCTTGCTCATTGGCGTCATTATTTGAACAGGCCGTCTTAAATAAACTAGTATTTGTACTAGTAGTGCTAGGGAAATTAGGAGGAATAATTGCCGTATGAGCCATTGTCATCCAAGCTTCAGCATTAGCCGCTTTTGTTGCAAAATTAATCCAATTATCTAAATTGGAAGTATGACAGCCGTCTAAAAGAATATAAGCATTTAGCTTATCAATTTCATTTTGAAATTTAAAAAGCTCATCAGCAAAACTCCAGCCGACAGAAAATGTGACCAAACCTCTTCTTTTAATAGTAACGTCTTTATATCCGTTTTCTTTTAAAGCTGCTGCGAAAGCGTCACCCGTTTTAGCCCATTGAATAGCTTTAGCTCTAAAACTAGACCCACTACCTCCCGGCACATTAATTATTATAGGCTCATCTGTAAAATATTTTTTAGCAAAATCTTTACACGGAGCCTGAGCACTGCAAGCGAAACAAGTTATAATTACGTCTTTTTCCATAACCAAATAATAAATTATGGATTAAACAAAGAAAATAATTCTTTTACACCTAGCTCTAAAGGCATAATATTTTTATTGTTTTCCATTTCTCTAATCCTAAGAATATTTTTAGAATCAAAAGAATAAAATTTTACATCATTGATAAAATTTTTCAAGCTAATAGATTTTAAAAACTCTATTGGAGATAGTAGGTAGATATCGGTAATATTAATGCTTTCTTTATTTAGAGAAATAAAAAACTTTTTCTGGTCATTAACGTAAAGAACATTTCCTAATTGATCTACCCAGTATCTCCAATTAGAATATGACTCCAATTGACAAGATTTAATTATCTCTTCAATAGGTAAATCTGGTAAATAAGCCTTTATACTTATTAAATTTTTATTTTTTTGTTTATTCAAAATTAGATAAATTATAAATATAAGATTCTTTAGGAATACATCCAGTATAATTATAGGATAAAAACCAATGCCAGCATTTTGGATTAGGCGGATAGACGTGATCACCCATGCCATCAGTGATAATAAAACAGGTAGGATATTTAATATTTTCTTCTGCTACAGTTTTATTAATGTAATGATCAATACAAGTAAAACTTGTTCCGCCGCCGCCCCTAATTTCATGCTTCTTTAAATCAACCGGATAAACTCTGGTATCAAAACAAAAACCACGTACATCAAATTTATCTTCTGGTAAAGATAAAGCTGCTTTAAAGAAGCGTTCAGCTAAATGGTAACAAGAACCGGAAGTGTCTTGAAAAAACCATACTTGAATTCTATCTTTTTCAGAAAATTCTAATTCTGCTTCTGAGGGTAAAATTAAATCTTTGGATAGCATAACATATCTTCGATTGGTCATTACCCATTGATCTTCTTCTTTAAATTTAATTGCAGATTTGGCCCAATTTTTAATAACCGTTTCCCATTTTCTTTTTTTCTGAACAATTGGTATATTAAGGATTTTTAATAATCCACCAACCCCTGTGCCGGCTTTTTGGTTTTCTGCGTTATGCGGAGAGATTAAATTTGCTAAACTATTTTTTTCTTGACCTGATAAACCGCTAATAGCTTGATATAAATGATCATCTTCATTTAAGAAATCAAAAACATTTGGAAGCTGATTATGTTTATCTACAGTATTTCCCTGAATAATCTGCGGCATATTCTTAATAAGAACTTCTAATTCTTTATAATAAAATTCGGCCGATTTATTTTTAGGCATTTCTGGAGGGAAAATAGAATCAATCCAATAATATTGATTATTAGGGTCTACGTCTTGTTTATTAAAACCAAAATTAGTAATTAACATTTGATTAACAACTAAATCAACAGCTATTCCGGCAATCTGCTGATCAACCATTTCTACTAACCTAGAGCCATGATTAAGTAAAACATGAAGGCACTCATGACTAATAATAAAAGATTTTTCTGCTGACGATTTATCTTTCCAGAAATTATAATTAATTTCAAAATTAATACATTTTCCGGTCTCATCAAAAACTACTTGAGCCGTTTCAATTTCTTCACAAAATAAAGGCTTACCCAGCCTCCACATTTGTGAAAAAATAGAATGATTTTGTTCTAATCCTTGAGATAAGGATAAAAATTCTTCTTCTGAAAATATCATAATTTATCGTAATACGCAAAATCTTTTAAAGATAATAATTTTGAGTTGTTATAAGACGGAATATGTTTCTTTAACATTTCAATTCCATTAACGCCTAATTCATCAGATTTTTGAATCAAAAAATTAATAATTTGTCCAAGTTTATTAAACTTAGTTTTTAAAGAATAATTTGCCTGCGAAGCAGCAATTAAATCTGCTATCATTTTAAATGAATCCATTATTTCAATTAAACCAATATCACTACAAATATTAGTTTCTAAACTATTATAATTTTTATATCTTTGTGCGGTATTGCGACTAGGAACTCTCCAAGATAAAATCTCATTCTTAAAATCATACAAAGAAGATGCTGGATTATAATAAATTTTAATATCTGCTGGAGATGTAGGATTTACGGCTCCAGTGGCTATAGTTTTATTAACTGGATTTATTTTTTTGTGATGATTGGTTAACTCTTTTAACAAATTTTTAACAAAATTCTTTTTTATCCTAGAAGATTGAATATTTTTAATAATAGGATAAAGTTTAGCGTAATAATCAGAAATATTTGCTAATATATCTTTTTGAACATTATTATCACTCATTAATGATAATAATTTCTCATCGCTAACTAATGGTAAAAAGAATCTTAAATATTCTTTATTTGAAATAATCTTATTTATTGATGAAGTATAATTATTTTCGTTAATTAAAAACTTTTCTGCCTCTTCTTTATTTTTAGAATCAAAAATTGATTTAATTTTTTCGGAAATAGGTCCAGAAGATAATTCCATTATTAATTTACTAATATTTGTACTGGACGGCAAAACATCTCTAAGATCTCCTCCATTAGAATATGAATCAAGGGCATAGTCTAATCTCCGAGGAGAAACTGAATTCTTCTGTTTTGAATCTAAATCTTTCCACCAGCTTATAGCTGCTTTAGCTATATCTGCGCCAAATTTATTTTTAAAATAGGGAAGGTAGGGCTCATAAGGAACCGCACATTTAATATGAAATCTGTCTAATTGAGCCGGGTCGATTGGCTCAACGTCATATTTTTGATCTTCATCATCGTCCGGATTAACAGCAGCCCACACTACTTTTAAGTTGTTAAACTTTCTTCCATTAATAGATTTAAATTGAATTAATTCCATTACCGCGTTTTTCACTTTTTTTGATCCGCGATTATATTCATCAAAGACCAATCCTTCGATTTCATCATCTCTAAACTCTTTGGGGCGAATTAAATCTAAATATGGACCTTTCTCATCTTCTCGTTCCTTAGGAACGCCGACGAAATCAACCCATGGATCCATTGTGGATGCTGAAAAATATTTCCATTTATCTCCAAAAGCTTTGGTAAAAGCCTCTTTAATCATGCTAGTTTTGCCGGCGCCCGCCTTACCAACAAACAAAACATTGTAATTGTTTTTAATCCAAAAATCTAATTTTTTTTCTAAATTTGAGCTCATGATTTATCACCGTACCAAATAAATTCTAAGCAGTTAGTAGAAACTAAACTTACAACCTCCCCGACACAAGGGGAAAAATTTGTGTATTTTTTGGTTGTTAACTCGGAGTTTGGAGAAACATATAATTTATCTCCGGAACGATAAGCTTGATCTTTTTCAAAACAATCAATCGCACCAGTAAATTTTTTATTCCAAATAACAATGCGTCCGGAAACCTCTGTCGTATCTATTTCATCATTTTTAATATCATCAATAACACCTATCGGATAAAGTCCGTCAGAAACAGTTGCTACCAAGCAGTCTTTTGTTAATTTTAACATAGCTATATTGCCTGGATTAAAAGTGGCATTTTTATCAACATGATACGTTACTGGATTTTCATTAGCTTCTATTATTCTAAGCATTATCTTATAAATCTTTCTTTTCTTAAAGAAGGGAAAGGCAAATTTGGATTAATTTTATTTCTTGTTTGTTTCTCGATTTGAAACAATTGAGCTATTACTTCTTTTTGCCTACCCGTGTATCGTATCCAATTATAATGAGTCACTGGGCTCGGATCATTGCTAATGATAAAACTTTGAGAGTCTTCGCGATCTGCCCACTCTAGCTCATCATAAGTAAATCCTAATATCTGCTCCGTAGGAACTTCCTCATATCTACCATCCAACTCATATCTACCATCCAAGTCTTTATTTGGTTTAGCTAAATAAATATCTTCTGCTGATTCTTTTATCTCTGTAAATGATTCTTCTGCTGAAATAATTTGGTTAAATTTTCCACCATTGCAAACAAGATATTCAAATAATTCATAAATTTCTGATTTGTAAAGATCGGCTAATGGTGCAATATCTACCGCCCCATCTCCATGCTTGACAAAATCTCGTGTTAATCGATATTCTGAACGGTCAATAGTCCCAACATTTAATCCATTGCAAGAATTAGCAATACTATTAAGTAGAGCAAATCTCAAATATTGAGGATTACCATCTATTTCCATCATTGATTTACAGGCATTGATGGTTGACTGGATTAAATTAAAATCTTTCGCAAATCTTTGAGCCAATGTAATCGCGTAATCGCTAGAATAGCAATCAATTATATAACATTTAGTATAAATACCACTTCTTTGACAAAGTAGGGCTGTTAAGGCGGAATTAACGCCGCCCGACAGCCCGACAATCAAATTATTTTTATTATGCTCCTTGGCATATTTTTTTATCCAATCGCTAATAAAATCAATAGCTTCTTTATGATTTAAGATCATTTCATGAATATCCGTTACTACCCCAGCCAACACCGCCGCCCTTTAAAATAAAATTTCCGCCAGAAATTAATCTTTTAGCTGTCTCTTGTTGACAAAACGGACATTTAGTTAGTGCCGAATCTGTAATTTTTTGCTCTTCTTCCCATTCTTTTTGACAAGATTCACATTTATATTCGTAATACATATTTTCTCCGTAAATTAACTGAAGGCTGGAAGTATTTCACTAGCCAGCCTTCATGAGGTAACGAATTTTAATATATCACAAAAAATACAACAATGATACTTCGCGTTACCCTAAGTTTAGTGTTTATAAAAATTAACAATTATTGTTACAATAGAAGCAATTAACCCAAGAGTTCCTGTAACTGTTGCCGTCATTAATTGCCAGCGACCAGTTTTTTCAGCCACTGCTACGGCTGAACTATCTTTTTTGTCAGATTTTTGTTTTTCTTTCTCTTGCTTCATCCACTCTTCTATGTCTGCTATAGACTTAGTGATGAGAGCTATCTTTGTCAAGAGAGAAATATTATTCGCATCACCTTTTATAATGGTTGAGAGTTCTTTTAAGTCTTCAACAAAATGTTTTAAATTTGCATTTAAAACCGCAAACTCAACTTGACTTTCTTTTGTTTCTTCTAATAATTGCTGGATTTGTTCAGAGATCTCTTGAATAGTCTCGGCTTCTTCGGCCAACTCTTCATTTATGTATTTTTCAAGGCTTTCGTTTTTCTCCTTTAAGGTGGTCATTGATCTCTCCAACAGTCTTAACAGCTTCTTGACTGGAAGCTAAACATCCGTTTATTTCTTTTTTTAAATTTTTCATTAAGTCTTTAAAAGAATTTAATTTATTTTGTATTTTTACTAGATTAACTATTCTAGGATGTTTAGTTTCATTATCATAATTATTAGAATCTGCTTCATTATATAATTGCACGGCAGCTTGAGTGCTCATAAGTGTCCTTTTCAAAATAGCAGTTTCTTTCTTAATTGTATGGCTGATTATTGCTAGTCAAAGTTGAATAATTTTTCTTTGACTAATTTAGCCTTATTACCTTTAAATTTAGGATGAACTATTTTAAACAAAGAATAAGATTCTTTTCTTTGATTAACCAAATGCATTTCCAATATAGAATCACTCCAATTCTCAACAGCTTTTTTAATAGCTTTTTGAAGCGAAGAACCTAAACCAGCACCAAACCAACGATTTTTAAAGTAAAGCGAAAATTCTAACATTAAAGAAGCATCAAATCTAGATAACAAATCTAAAAATTGCTCTTCATTCTTCCATTTAAGCGGGTCTGAGTAACTAATTAATAAAGCTAATAAAATAGGTGTAATATATGTAACTAAATGAGTATTTAGTTTGGCTTCTAATAAGGATTCAAATAATAATTTTGGATTATTTTTTGATATATCTATAATTTTAGATATGACCTGCTCTGCTTCTTCATTAAGAATATTATGATTTTTGTTTTCCAACGAACCGCGTTCAATTAAATTGATTAATTCTTGCTTAGTCTTCATCGCGTTTAATACAATCTAGATAATCTATTCCTAGATCTACTGACTTTTTCCAAAACAGATAAAGATTTCTTGTATCGTCAATGGCATTATGAAAATTAGCAAATCCTTTAATTTCTGCAAATTTTAAAATGTTCTCTAATGTCATGGAGGGTTTTTCTAGACCTAGTTTCATGGCATATTTTTTCGCCATCGGTCTAGTGTCAAGCCAATTATTGACTGGAAACTTTTTACCAACGGATTCCCACATGGCTTTAAGAAAGCGGCGATCAAAACTTACATTATGCCCGATTCCACAACGCTCGTCTGGATGCGACCCATCCTCCGCTAAGAATTTTTCTACTCTATCTATAACTTCTAATTTTGCGTCGCCTTTAAGTAAATCTTTGTAAGTTCTTCCGGTCTTTATTAGCGCTTCACGGGAGGTTTTCTCTGGATGTTCAATTTTAACATATCGGCTAAGTTGAACCAAATCCGAACACCTAATTATAGATAATTGACTAACCTCGTGTATTTGAGCAGATAAACCATTAGTTTCTACATCCAAAATAAAATATTTTAATCCTGACATTTTTACTTAAAACCTTTCAATAATTTTATATATGAGATACGGAGAGTGACATATGAAACAAAATTGTACTATTTGTAAAAAAGAATTTGATTTAGAAGAATTTCTAGGCACCAACAGAACATATAAAAGATGTCAAGTGTGTCGGCAAAAGTATCAGATTTATGCTAATAACTTCAAACAAAACAGCCCAGAAAAATTACAGGCTAGTAAACAAAGATATCGTAATAAAAACCTAGATAAAATCAGGGAGCGTCAGCGGTTATCTAAAGCCAAATCTAGAAAAGAAAATTATGAAGCTTATAAAAATTGGAGAAAAGAATACACTGATAAAAATCATGAGCGTTTATTACAATATGATAAAAATCGGACAATCAATAGGCCGGAATATTTCTTATTCTCATCGGCCAGACAAAGGGCTAGAAAATCTGGTCTCGAATTTACAATAACAGAAGAAGATATTAAATTACTATTACAAAATACAGAGCGCTGTATTTTGCGAAATGTCCAATTCCAAAAAGGAAGTAATAATAAAGCGCATGATAACTCTCCATCCATAGATAGAATAGATTCATCTAAAGGATATACAAAAGAAAATATTCAAATAATATCTTATAGGGCCAATTTAATAAAATCAAATTCTGATTTAAAACTTTTTGAAAAAATAGTAAACAATCTTAAAACATACAAAATAGAGACGCATAATATAGATGATGTCACTATGTCAAATATTATTGCGGACAGAATGGCTTTTGTTGAGAAAAGCGCGCCAACGAGGGCTATGAAATATATTATGCTGCATTTGGAAAATGGTTTAATAAATAGAGCTAAAAAAAGAGCTACAAAGAAAAATTTGGAGTTTAATATTGATGAGAATTATTTAAAATCAATCTGGCCTTTAGATAACCGCTGTCCTTTAACTGGTGAAAAATTTGTATTTGGCACAAAGGCAAATAGCAAATATTCAGCCACACTAGACAGAATTGATAATAATTTAGGCTATGTAAAAGGTAATGTTCAAATAATATCTTCAATAGCTAATTGCTGTAAAAATAATGCAACAATTAATGAACTAAATTTAATACTAACAAACTGGAAAAATGCTAGCTGTATCAATAATAAAATACTTTAATCCCGCCATTTTTTTATACCTTTCAATCTTTTCTGTAATCTTCAATTATATCTTTACGCAATTCATTAAATTCTTCTACGGTAAGTTTATTCTTTGCATTTTTTAATAGCTCTGATTTTTTCAGTTGAAGGTTTTGAGCTTCCATAATTGAATCTAAATATAATTTGCGTCCAATTTTTATTTTTTCCTCAAAATTAGGATCTGTGATAAAAGGCAATGGAATATTTCTTGACAGATCGATAGTTTTTCCATTGTGAATAATCTCTAGTCTAGAAATTCCTAATGAATGGGCGCGAAATCTTACTATTTGATAGTCAAACGTTTCTGTGAAAGAACCATCAAGCTTGACATCGAGATTAGGTCTATAACCTAGTTCGCAAATAACTATTGTTTTTTCTAAAATGTATTCAATGCATTTTTTTAATCTATAGAGAAAATCGCTAAAATTTTTAATATCCAAATCTGTTAATAAGTAATCTTGCATTTATTTTATACCTATAAAGCTTTAACCAATTTAATTAAATTGGTACCATATTCATAAACTGTTGCTTTTAGTCTTTTCATCTTACCAGAAAGAATCTGTGGAGGAGATACTTGTGACGGTTGTTTCCAAGTGTCCGCAGAGATTTTAATTGCCTCCTCTGGAGACTCGGCTAAAATCCTGTAGGAAAATATCACAGGAGTTAAGGTCTCCACTTTGACTGTATAATATCTTTTAACCGGAGTGACGAATTTCTCTTGCTTTTTAGGCACTTCGGCGTTATTTTGAGGCGTTACTTCATTTTTCTCAGATGAATTTTCTTTGGGATTTTGATTATTTGGTTCTTGATTATTATTTGCCATATTGTCTTATTAATCTAGCGATATATCAACATTAAAATGTATTAAGGAATGATAATGCCTGAAAAAGATATACCATCAATGGAAGAATATTTGCCCGATCTTGAAGATTTTGATCCGGAAAACAGAATCAACCCAAGCTCCTATGGATTAGCTGTCTTACACAATGCCCAAGCAGACATTGGTGTTTCCGAAGACCTCGGCAAAAATGACGGTCAAAGAATAAGAGAATATTTTAAACATTTTGGGATGGGCGCCAAACAAGATTGGTGCGCTGCCGCTGTCTCTAGTTGGATGTTAGAAGCCGGAAGCAGCCCGATTAAAGGAGCAGTTGGAGCCCGCGAAGTTGGTAATCAATTCGCTCAAGCTAATCTCTGGATCCCCAAAAATAAAATAGAGCCTAAACATTTAATCCCAGGCAATATAGCTGTTTGGTCACGCGGACCACAAGGTTCTGGATTAGGTCATATAGGCGTCATTGAATCCTCAAATGGAAATAATTTTACTTCAATTGAAGGAAACTCTGGCCCTAAGTCAAATGCAGTAGTTAGAAATAGTCATTCAATTAAAGATGCAAATTTATTAGGAATAGGAATGTTAACCTTAGAATCAAAAATTGCCAGTGCCTCTCGTGAATTTTGGAAAAAATTATCTTCTTACAAAATAACCAAAGAAGCTAAGTTATCTTCTCAAATCTCTTTAACAGAAAGGGAAAAAGAAATATTCGAACTTCTCATGGCCGTAGTTCGTGAAAAAACTCCAAGCACCGTTTTAAGAGCGGCTGGCGGCTGGGTGCGCGATAAACTTTTGGGCAAAGCATCCCATGATATTGATATTGCTATTGATAATATGACAGGAGTTGCTTTTGCTAAATTAGTTTTAGAATGGATGAAAGAACAAGGCATGCCAGCAGCCGAAGAAGTTACTACTGTCGAAGCTAATACAGAGGCTAATAAAAATATAGAATCAGCACAAATTCCAATTCTAGGAATTTCAGTTGATTTTGTTCAATTAAGAAAAGATGTTTATAATGATGATTCTAGAAACCCAGAAGTAGAATTTGGTGTTCCTGCCGAAGAAGATGCTAAACGTCGTGATTTAACTATCAACAGTTTATTTTATAATATCAACGAAGATAAAGTTGAAGATTTTGTTGGAGGAATAGACGATTTAGAAAATAAAGTAGCTAGAACACCAATCGATCCGGTGCAAACTTATTTAGAAGACCCTCTTAGAATTCTAAGAGCCGTTCGATTTGCGGCTAAATACGATCTACAATTAGACCCAGGTTTAATCGCTGCTGCTAATGATCCTAGGGTACAAGAAAGTTTTAGCAAAAAGATTACCAAAGAAAGAATTTTATCTGAATTAATTGGACAAAAAGAAAAAGATAATTGGAAGCGCGGCTTACTAATTGGCCCTAACTTCGATCGCGCTGCTAGATTATTAAAAGATTTAGGTATTAGAGATTTAATTTTAAAACCAAATCTAGAACAAATTCAAAGAGCCTATGAAAGACATCAAGAAGAAGTCAGAAAAAATAGGGCTAGCGGGGAGAAATGGAATATTAATCAGCCTACTCCTGATTGGGATATGGAACAAAACAATCCACACCATACTGAAACAGTTTGGAACCATACTATGAAGGCTTTAGAATATCTTAAGCATATGGATGAATCTGGATTATCTTTTGCTAAGAAAATGGATGTTAAAGATGAAATTGTTAGAAATCTAGCAATGCTTCTCCACGACAGCGGCAAATGTGATGTTTGCTCACAACAAAAAGATAACCCAGAACATTATACTTACCGAGGACATGAAGTTTCTTCAGCGTTGATGGCTGAAGAAATACTTACTGATTTAAAAGCCCCTAATGATATTAAAGATAGGGTAGTTTCTTTAATTAAGAATCATATGAGACTTCATGGATTGCCTTCAGACGTTTCAGATAAAAGCATTAGAAGCTTTGTAACAGACTTAGGGCCACAAGATAGCTTTTTGTCAGTTGATATGTCTAAAGGCGATTCTATGGGTAAAGCCAAATCTGAACTAGATCCCAAGTACGATCGTTTTGGAAAAATGATTGATGAATATCTTAAAATGACTGGTGGTAAAAAAGATATTGCTCCACCAATTACTGGTAAAGAAATTATGTCAATACTAGGACTAAAGCCGGGGCCCGAAGTTGGCAAAGTTACCAAAGCCTTAAAAGAGGCTTTATTGGAAAATCCCGCTATGACAAAAGAAGAAGCTATTAATTTTATTCAACAATTTAGGAATTAAAATTTTATAAATGTTTCTAAGTCTATAAATTTATAGTTACCATTTTTGGTTAACATAATATTTCCATAATTAGGGTCTGATTGATAATATTTATGTTGATAAATATCATTTATAAAAGCGGATTCATTTGGATAAGATTTTGCATCATGTAAAGGTTTATTGCATACAAAGCTAACATAACCATTTTTGATTAAACGATTTATATGTTGTTTATTTAATGGATACAACCTCTCCATAACATAATAATATTTATCTTTACCAATTAAGCCATAATCAAAAATCTTAACCGTACTGTTATTTGGATTCGTTTTAATATATTTTAAGATATTAAATAGCCACCTAATATTGGAAGTTTTATAAGCTACTTTTACAACTTTTTTAGAATTAATTTCTGCTACAAAACAAGAACCTTTGTCTACTAAAATAGATTTTATCTTAAAAGGAAGATTTTTCTTTTTAATTTTCATCATTTTAGTTATCAAAAACTTATTTAGTGTATTCATCTGCAAATTCATCTGTTTTTATTATTAAGATTTCTGGCGTAATTTGCGAACAACTCCATAATGTAGAAACTTCTTTATTATGTTGATTAACTCTAAGAATTTTCAAAGAAATCTCATCTATGCCATCATAATCCAGTGGATTAGGCTTTACGTCAAATTGTAATTTATAAAGTATGTTTAGGTCATTATCTTTCGTCATTAAACGATTGATTAAATTTCTTGACCATTCCATAATCTCATAATTTACGTTCATACTAATTCCTTTATAAAAGATCCTGTACATCTCTCCAAGAGAGATTGCCGTTTAAAAGATCCTTAGCATATTTTTGAGGCCCAGAATAAATTGTTATAGTTTTAATCTTTTCTTTTTCAAAGAAAATGTCTAAATCAATTAAACAATTTCCATTAGGTTTTGCAACCAGATAAGATATTATCTGAAATCTTTCAAATAAAGGAGACTGTTTATTCTCCAAACATTGATCTGGAAATTCCAATTTCATAATTCGCCTTTTTCATATCTTGAAAATGATTGAATTTTTTCAATCTTGTTTTCTTTGAGATAATTTTCAACTGTCATTTTCTTATTCCCTTCAATGAAAATGCAGTCTTGATTCAAGAGGCAAACCTCAGAATACCATTTCTCCATCTTACCAGCGACTATCTTATCTTTAACTGATTCTGGTTTATTTTCTACCTCTGAAAGAAATTTTTCTTTTTGTTTTTCCACGAGTTCTTTTGGTAGAGACTTTTTATCCAAAGCCAAAGGCTTGGTTGCAGCGATTTGCATAGCAACATTCTCTAAAGCCAAATGATTATAGTCAAGCAAAACTAAACTTTCTAAAAGAACAGCGATTTTACCACCTAAATGATTATAGGCGGTTAATCTAGCATTCTGATTTTGATTGTAAATCACATTAGACCTTCTAAAAACAACTTTCTCTCCCAATTGAGCCGCAATAAATTCATAGTCTTTACTAGATAAAACGTCAACATTTTTGACTGACATTAAAGATTGAGCAACCTTATCTACAAATTCTATAAATAAGTCTGACTTAGCGGCAAAATCAGTCTGGCAATTAACTTCTACTATTGCCCCAAGGCTGCCGCTTGACTTAGCTAAAACTCTCCCTTCTAAAGCTAAAGATAACGAATCTGCTTTTTTAAGTCCAGCATTCTTTTGTAAATATTCAATCGCTTTTTCTACATCATAATCGGATTTCTCCAAAGCAATTTTGCAGTCATTCATACTTAAAAAAGTTCTAGCGCGTAATTCTTTAATTTTTTCTAACATTTTTCCTCTTGGTCTAATTCAATTTCCACAACTCTCCAAACTACTTGAGCCTCTTCCCAGCCAAAAAGAAAAGAGAATTCTGTTTCTGACTTTTTAATTTCATGAACTCCACCTCGGGATTTAATCCCTTTATACATAGCGTCAAGGGCTGCACAAGCTTTTTCTTTGGTTGAAAAGAAAGAAATGTTCTTGATTAAATGAAGATGATTTGGATTATATAATGCATAGATTTTCATATTACCACCATAAATGGTTAAAATATTCAGCAAATAATTTTAAACCTTCTTCTTGCGAATCATGATCTTTATTAGATAATAATTTCATATTACTAGTAGTAATTTCTAATGCTTTAATCATTTTATCTAAAATAGCATACCATTCATCTTGAGAGTTTAAATTTCCTGGATATCCAACTACAATATCTCTAAACCTTTTTAATCTTGGGAGAATAAATTCAGCTATAGTTGCATCTAAATTCCAAAGCTCCGTATCATCAAAGCCTCGTTCTTCTCTTTGCTTTTTCCAAATTTCTTGTCTAGGATCGTCTTTTTTAATTTCACCGGATAATGAAAAATCTAATTTTACTTTTCCCATTCCCAACCTCCATACCAATTCGTCATAAGCTCGTACGTTCGATGATAAAGAGCTTTATCATTTTTATTTAATTCATTTTTTGTTTGAACATAACATAAAGGAATTGGAGGGAAATAAATAGTTTTATTATGTTTTATTTGATCAAATAAAACATGCATCCCGTCGATTACTGTTAAATCGATTTCTGTTGCCATGGCAAAATTCAAAGCTTCCTGATAAATTTCGGCGCCGCCAGCAATCCAAACAATATCAGTTTTGGCTTGAATAATAGCATCTTTCATATTTTGAAAGACTTTATCTTTTTCTGATGATTTATAATCGTAATTTCTAGTGATAACATGAATTGTTCTTCCTGGCAATTTAGATGTAGGAAGTGATTCATAAGTTTTACGGCCCATAATCAAAGTTGTGCCCATGGTTAATTCTTTGAATCTTTTTTGATCTTCTGGATAAGACCAAGGAATTTCAGACATACCACCTGTATTCACACGGCCGATAAGACCATTTATATCGCAACAAGCAATAATTTTAACTTTCTTCATCTTGTTCATTTCTTTCGCAATACTTATAATTTTCAAACTTTTTATTTTTAGAAAGTAATCTCCACCTAATTACAGTAATATGCAAATTAAGAATCTTCGCGGCCTGCGAAAGGCTTTCATATCTAACACCATCTATAGTGAAAGGTATATTTTGCGATCCATTATATTGACCTTTTCTCAATTCACTTAATTTTAATTTAAACTCTTGAGAATGCTTTTTTCCATAAAATGGATTTTTCTCGCCAACTCTTTGAGATGCTATTTTTGAAAATTTCGATCTTAATTCTTTTGCTTTTTCTGGTGTATAAATAGAATCAAAATTTTTTCCTTTTCTAATTGACTCATGTGTAATATAATATTCTTTAATTTTGAAAGAAATTTTTTCTATTGTTTCTTTGGAATGATGTTTTCCAAACATTCCATTATTTTCACCAGACCTAGATTCTGATAAAAGCCTTTTTTGTTCTGGTGTAAAATTACTCCATGCATTTTTGCATGAAATTTTCATTTTTTCGATTATTTCCTTTCTATTTAAATGATAACTTATATTATCACCCCCTTTAGCTTGTTTAGCTAAATTGTAAGCATTATCATCTAAATGATTAAGATAATCTTGCTCTATTTTAAATAGATCGTCTTTACTGCATTCTAAAAGAATTGTTAATTCAAAATTTGATATACCATATTTATTATATGCTCTTTGTAAGAAAATATTACAATGTTTTTTATTTTTTAAATGGCTTTTATGAGTCTTCCATCTTTTTTCTATATTTTTTGAAGACCCTATATAATATCTGCCGTCTATTTTATTAGATATTTTATATATTCCGATAGTCATGCATAAGCATATAACACTATCATATACTCATTCTAGCTTTTATTTGTGGATGATACTGATAATTTTCTATTCTAAAATCTTCAAATTTTAAATTACACATGTCTTCGATTGAAGATATTTCTTTATCAATATACAATTTGGGAAACGGATAAGGTTCCCGTTTAACTTGTTCAGTGACGGCGGGAACATGATGTTTATAAACATGACAATTCCCTCCTGAAAAAATAACCTCGCCAGGTTCTAATTTTACTGCTTTAGCTAATAGTTTAGTAAGAATTGCGTAACTTAATAAGTTTATTGGAAAACCTAAAAATTCATCCACGCTCCTTTGAAACCAGAGAAGGCTCAATTTACCATCTTCCACATTTAACATAAAAAACATATGGCAAGGATCTAAAACTGATTTACTAGATAAAGCGGGATCATATGCCGTAACCATAATACGGCGACTAGCGGGGTTATTTTTAATAAGATCTAAAGCGTTATTTAATTGATCGATTCCTTGCCAATTTCTCCAAACATATCCATACATTGGACCCATTTCGCCTTCCGGATAATGCTTTAAACCACGACTGTCAAGAAATTCTCTAGAAGTATTGCCTTTCCAGATATTAACGCCTTTTTCTTCTAATAATTTAGTGTTAGTTTCTCCGCGAATAAAAAATAAAAGCTCCTCAATTGCTCCACGATAAAATAATTTTTTTGTTGTTATCATTGGTACAACATTATCAGCTAAAGAAAATCTAAGCTGTCTTCCAAATTGACTATAACAACCATCTCCAGTTCTATCATTAGAGAATTTGCCATTAGCAATGATATCGCGCATCAATTCTAAATATTTTTGTTCTTCTTGATTCATTCAAAACCTTATTTATTACGAATATAAATACTTAATCTCTTCAAGATTCATTTAATATCTTCCCATTCTTTTTTCAAATTTTCTTTTCTTTCAACAAGCTGTTTGATTAATTCAAATAATTCATTCATTTTAACTAAATTATTTTTTAAACTTTCTAAGAAATCTGGTGGAATTTTTGTAGCATTTTCTTCCAAATATAATTCAAAATTTTTCATTTTTTCTTCAAACTCTTTGAGCGACTCTCTTGTTTCTTCCATACTTCCTTTTATTTACAATAAACGCAATATTCGCTTCTGCACTCATCGGTCATTTTACATGTACAACCTCGTAATCTACCAGATAAACGCAAATGGACCTGATACTCAGCACGTTCTAATCCGTCTGAACAAGAAATCAACATATTTCTACAGACTCGACAATAACCTTGTCTCTTTAATTCCAAGAGATCGAAAGTTGAGCTAAATAAGTATGTTTTTAATTTATGATAAAAACTAGATTTTTTCGGTGCTGAAATTTGTTTTGGATTATTTCTATATGGTCCCATTTAATACAAACTTACCCCACGAGATAACAAAGTTTTTAACTGTTGATTTTTTACCTTCAGGGGATAAGAGAATAAGACTAGCCCCTGAAGGCATGTAATCAAAATTCCAATATTGCTTACCTGCTAAAACGTCACTTGGACAAACTAACCAAGACGCAATAGTTTGTCCAGATAAACTTTTTGCTAAAACTACGCTTTTCTCTGGCTTGTAGTCTACGGCTCTAAAAATACCAAAAACTGTCTTAATAGCGTCATATTCTGATAGCATAAATATATATCAAAATATTCGTCGCCTCTCTTATTTATTCTTTTTATATTCCACCGATAAATTAAAATTATAATAATTGCTTTGGAATCCAACTAAATTACCATCTACCGCCCTAATTTCAGAAAAATTAGTCGTCTCGTTAATGGTTCCTCTACAGACATTATCTAAAATTATTTCTTCTTTATTTTCAATACCATTATCTTCCGAAAACATTTGAATTACTATTTTTTTAATCATTTGACAATCTTTACTGAATGAGGATGAGATTCAATTAATCCTGCGGACGAAATTCTAACAAATTCTGGATTCTTTTTTAAATCTTCAAGATTGGAGACTCCTTGGTACGAACAACCTGAACGAATCCCCTCTAAGAAGGACTCCACAACCTTTTTAACAGGGCCTTTGGATGGAACTAGGCCCACCACCCCCTCAATATGATTAGACTTATGCGTGGAGCTTCCTGCGTAGGTTTTATGCGTCACCCCATCAATGACAAAAGTATCTCCAGGCGCCTCATCGGTTCCGGCAAGAACATTACCAAGCATTACGGCATCTGAGAAACAAAGATATTTGCAAGCGTCGCCCGCGCGCCTAATTCCTCCGTCTGCAATAATTTTAGCTCTATTTTCAGCTTCATTTTGGAGTCTTGTTATTCTATCTTTTATCAATAAATAACTTGGTCCACCCGATTCATAACAGTTTAATATGTGCAAATCATTAATAATATTTTCTTTATGAATAGCTTGTTCATAAATATCACTTAAAGCGGTTAATTGCGGAACCCCGTTACCAGTTTCAATCCTAGTCGAGCAGATCGATCCCGAGCCAATGCCACATTTAACTACATCTGCCCCGTTATCCGACAACACCTTATATCCTGAATAAGTAGCAACATTACCTACAATTAATAAAACATCTGGATATGTTTCATGAATATATTTTGTCATCTCTAATCCCATTTTAGAATGGGCATGAGCAATATCAATACAAATAATTTTACATCCGGCTGAAACCAAATTCTTGGCTAATTCTTTATCTTTTTCTTGAACCCCAATAGAACAACCAATAAAATCTTTCCTCCAAGGCTCGTTTTCAACTAATGAAACAAAAGTTTTCATTATTTCTTCATATTCCATAAAACGATGAAGTAAAGCTAATCCGCCTAAATCAGAGATAGCTTTTGCCATTTGGGGCCCAGAAATATTACTCATATTCGCAGAGACAATTGGGCATTTTAATTTAATACCTTTACCTAAATCTACTGAAAGATCAACTTGAGATCTAGATATAATTTCACTATATTTAGGAACTAACAACACATCGTCTGCACAAAGAGCTTCTCTAATATTCATTATGTCCTTTCAAGGAAAAGGGCTGTCGTTGACAGCCCTTTTCTATTATTTAATAGATTTTAAATCTACTTACTCTCTTTTTCCTCTGAACATTTAATAGTTAACTCTCGCGCGCTCGACGTTTTTCGAGTCACAGAAATTAATAGAACGCCAGATTGATAGCTGGCTTCTAATGTTTCTGGGTCAGAGTTATCTGGTAACGAATAACTATAATCTATACTAGAACTAGAATGTCTAAATTTATTATCAATAGATACTGAGCCGACTACTCTAACTTTATTTTCTTGATAAACGTTAACCTTTAAATCTGATTGAGAAAATCCTGGAACTTCCAGTCTCAAAAGATATTTGTCTCCATCTAATACCCAATCTGAATCTGGCCAAGAAGCAAATGTTGGCCTAGAAAAAAAGTTATCAACTGTGAAAAATCTAGAAAAAATATCAAATGGATCTTTCTTAACTAAATTAGTCATATTTCCTCCTTAATTTAACAGCCAAGGCTGCATGCATATATTAAAACAAGTTATTGATAAGTCAAGACTTTTTTGCACAATCAATATAATCTTCGGCCGTTATTTTTAACCATTTAAAAATAACAGGTCGCAAATCACTCATTAATCGGTCCACATTCTCTATATTTTCAATATAATTTAAAATTTCTTTTCCGGAAACTTCTGGATTAAGACCCCACAAATGCGCGTCTTCGTCACTGCCAGAAGCCAATAAAACATCAATAATTCTAATGCATCCTTTAACAACTTTATCTTTTGAATTTTCCATATTAATCTCAATTTGGCTCATAAATAATCTCTATATTTATTAGATATTAATTTATGATTTATATAAGTTTTCATTATCATTTATAATAACAAGCGCATCATTAATCTCATTATCATTATATGGATACAATGGTTTACTATCATCTTCTCCCATATATTTTTTTAATTCTTCTTCTGTTACATCAATAACATGGGGCGAATCAAGATCCCAAAAATCATTTTTGATTTCAGATATTGATCTGACGCCTTTTATATCAACGCATTTATTATTTTTTGATTTAGCAAATACATGCGCAATAGCTGGATATTGTTCATCTTCATCGTAATAAGAATTATCATCTATAAGGATACATAAATTATATCCAAATTTTCTCGCTAAAGCAATTGCAAAATAAGCACAAGCTTCTTGCATATAATAATCTTCAATTGAAGAATTGAAAAAAAAATTAGAAAATTTAAACAAATTCATAATTTAAATTCTTTAATATTACCAAAATTTTAATTAACTATTTTATGGCTCATAAATAATTTCTATATATTTATTTTCTACATCTGTTTGAAAATCAATTAAACCTCCATAAATTTTTATTATATGTGGCTCAGTTGATGATACATATTCTATAAAATTAGAATAGCCTGTGCAAATAAAAACTTTATTTTTATCCATAGCGTTAGCAAATCTCCAAACGGTTCCAGGTTTAACTAATTTTGGCAGTTTTGATTTATTTTTTAATTTTACTATTCTAAATTTCTTTTGCATTTCCTCTTCATCATAAAAAATGATGGCATCTTTTGCTTCAGATTTCGATGAGAATTTTGTGCAATACTTTTGCCTAGAAACTAATTTACAATCATTGGCTTCGTCCGCGCATCTTAGATACAAATTTTCATATTTTACAATATACATTTTAAACCTTGCTAGATTTTGATTTTAATTTTACTATACGAAATAAATATTTTATTTCTGATGTTAAAGAGTTAATAACATTTTGCGCTTCGGATTTTGATTTAAATTTGATACAGCCTTTTTGATGAGAAGCAAATTCATATTTGATAAATTTTAATTTGGATAATTTTAAATAAAGATTTATCCATTTTACTATATACATAATTATTTAACCAATTTTCCACTACGTTCAACTAATTCTAATCCTTCGATTGCATCCTCAAGCCAATAATCTTCACGAGAAGAATATCGAACAAAAACATTATTAGATTCAGAATAAGTGCATGGATGAGAAATAAAAACATATGTTCCGACTTCTGCTTCGTGATCATTTGCTTCCTTTTCATCGACCCATCGCCAAACATCTCCTGCTTCAAATTTAAGATTTGTTTTTTTATTTGCGGATTTTAATTCTTCTAATTGTTTTTTAAGATTAGCGATTTCTTTTCCAAGACGATCTTCTACAATTTGCGATTTTGTTTTCACGTTAACGCGCACAATTTTTGTACCAGTAGGAATATTATTAAATAATATTAGCGCTTTTAATCCTTCCTCTCTAGCCGCTGCCTCTGAGAGGAAATGTTTTCTGTTAACTTTATTATCCCATTGTCCGTTGGAAGACCAATACCAATTTTGGTTTTTTAATACGTAATAATATTTACTCATTTACAAGCTCTCCATTACGCTCAACTAATTTAAGCCCATCCGTAAGGTCTTCTAGCCAAGAATCTTCTTTTGTGCCATAACGAACTAAAAATCTCTTATGATATAAACTATCTTGATTACCAACGAAAACATAGGTTCCAACTTTTGCACCATATTCTTTTGCTTCACGTTCAGATGTCCATTGCCAAACATCCCCTTCTTGAAAAGATTGAGTAATAACTTTTCTAGAAGTCAAACTTTGACTTGGTTCTGGTTTTTTCAGTTCTTTTATTTTAGATAAATCATTTTCGATATCAGCAATCTTGTTGGAAACTAAATTTAATTTCTCAGATAATTCATCGATTCTTTGATTAAATTTTTTCTTTGTAATTTTTACAATTGAAATTTCACAAAGATCAAGATCGTAACCATTCTTTTCAATGCGCCCAATAGCTTCTGATTTTGTAGCAAACTCTACTCTATATTTTTTATTATAAAGCCAATCGCCATCCTCAGAAAACCAAGACCCATCCTTAATACACTTAATGGCATAAACTACTTTTTCCATATTACATTCCACAAGAGTTATTTAATTCTGTTTGCGTTTCATTTCCGGCATCTTCTCCACCCAAACCTTCAAAATTACCAGCGAATCCTCCAGCGCCGGTCATTTGACTAGAAGTAGTCCCATCATCTACTTCCAATTTAGGAACAGGGCTGCTAGGAAAACAAGTATCTAAACTAAATACCACGACTCCAACGATAAACAACGCAACAATTACATCAATAGCCTTTTCATTATTCATTTATTCACCTACTTTTAAATCCTTAATTTCTGCTTTTTGCGTCCTTAAAAAGTCTTTTAATTTATCCAAGAAAAGATTATCATCATCCGGAATTTGAATTTTTGCTTCTATTAAATTAGAAGCGCCTTTAACTAAAACAATATCTTTTGGAAAAAGAAGTCCATTAAAACAGCCTGACTGGTAAAAGGATAAATTGTATTTATTAATAGGAAAAGACTCCGCTTCGACATAATGTCCATCAGGCCAAGGGTCATGTGTGGAATTACTTCCACCGCAAAAAGATACTTTTTTTACTAAAAAAAATTTGATCTTCAAGCTCTAAATGCGAAGCTGTGGTATTTAATTCTATATTAGATTTTTTATACCATCCGTCCTTTACAATTTTATAATGAATTAAAGTTTTAAAAGGATAATCTGATAAAGATAATACGCTAAATGAAACAAATGGTTCATTTGGAATTTCATCAAATTTATATTCGCTTTTTGAAATGGCTTGTCCTACTGCTTTTTCTCCAATTTTTTTGGATTTAAAATAATCTCCAACCTTTAAATATCTATCCATTAAAATCTCCACTTCATACAAGCCATTCTTTGATCTAGTTTTTCAAGTTTTAAACATTCTTGGTTGTCTTTGGCGCTCAAAGCTTCACAAAACATTTTAACATCCATTGATGTATTTTGATCAAGAGATCTGCAAGCTTCTTTATTATTTTCATAATTTACAACCTTGGCAATAAGAGCTACGGTTAGCCCTATTAATACACCTAAAAAGAAAATAGTAATTAATTTATCCATTAAAACCTCAAATTATTTTTAAATAAAGACCCTTGCTTATTACTTATCAATAAATTTTCCATTATACTAACTTTTTTCTATAATAGCCTAAATCTTTTAGGAATAGATTACCGACCGGACTACCAAGCCATTGTATTACAGTGGCGGCTACTTGTCTATCTCTTTCAGAGACTGAATCTAGATTGATTTTATTATCTTTTGAATCGGAAAGCAAATAATCTAAAGTTTTTGAAAATTTATTTGTTTCATCCCAAAATAATGCAAATAATAATTCTTCAGGGTTTGAATCATATCGATCTGAATGAAGACCTTTTTGTTTAATATCCTTTTGGTATAATTTTTTATAAATGCTTTTTTTGTAATCTAATCCGTTATCGTTTTTTAAATTATTAATCAATCGCGCTAATGATATTACACAGCCAGAGGTTGTATACCAACCCCTTCCGGCCCAGCAACTTGAATTTCTTAAAGGTTTATGAAGAGATAAAAACTCACAAAAATCTTTGTGATCTTCTAAAAAAACAAATCTATCTGAGCCTATATGAATTGTTAAAAAATCTCTTGATTTTACATCATAATCAATTTCAAAACTAGTATTAATATCACAGGCTTGACAGACACCAGGGCTTGTACTTGGAGCAAAAATTTTCTCATTACACTTAATACAATTTGTTTTAGAAAAACTTTTCTTAATTTTAACGACTTTAAAATTATTCCCAAGACAATCAAGTTTTAAATAAGCCTGTCCTCTTGATTTAAATTTCCAAGCGTTTTTAATACTATTAGACCAAAGTTTTAATGCATTAGTGTAATACTCTTGAGTATTTTTATCTTTAATAACCCAATAAAAATTATTTAATATCATGGTCTTGGAATCCTATCTTCACATTTAGAGCAAGGATGGGGACGCATCCTTTGAGAAATCGAGAAGCTCTCGCCTAAAGGCGAGAGAGCGTTCACATAAGAATCTTTATATAATTTAAAAGACATTTTCAGCTCGGTTGCCAAATAATTTCTATCTCGCCGGCTTTAAGACTTTCCCAGAATTTTTTAGATGAATCAAAACTGTTTACATAAGCATATTCTGACTCAGCATTATTTGCATTAACAAATAGTATGCGACTATCAATAGGTTTAATTACTAAACAGGGAGTTGTTTCATCTATAAATCTAAACACCAAACCCGGTTTTACTTTTTTAATTCCAGAAGATTTTAATCTAACTAATTTAATTAGCGATCTAAGATCGAAATTGAGCTTATCACAATCTAAACAAAAATTTTCTATGCTTTTCAAGGCTTCAAATTTTGAACAAAATTTTGACGCCGTAGCAAGATCATTTACCCATATGCCGCCATTAGTATGATAAATAGAGACTGACCAATAATTTTTGGTATTACTGTGTTTTATAACATATTTTTTATTTTTCATTTATTACCATTTAATTTCTATTAATCTGTTTGGAAACTCAGGCATTTCATCATCAAGCGAATAACCGTTCTTAAGTAAAATTTCCATATCCAATATTCTGTTTTCCACAGCATCAAATATTTTTAAATATTCTATTGCGTCGAACGTCTCCCCAAGTCTTAATTCTAAATTCCTAGTCTCTTCAATATAATCTTTGATTTTCATTAGTATGCTCTAACCCCATAATAATTTTGAACCATAGATTTAAAATAATATCTATAATTTATTAACTCTTTATCATTAAACCTATTCAATGACTCACATTGAGGACATAAAAAAGAACCTTCGTTAGAGTCTGGTTCAAAGCCTTCACAATAAGCTTCATAATTATAATGATATGGCTGGACATAATCTATTTCACCAATTTTATGTTGGTTTTTGCAATTAAAACATTCCAACTTAGAATTTTTAATTGATTCAATTAATTTCTTTTGTAAATTTGTTAGAGATTTGTTTTGTTTCTCTATTTTCAATTTAATAGTGTTCAGTTTATCATCTGGTATTAAATTAATTTTAACAATCTTTTGTTTTTTGTATTTTACTTTAGGATAATTCATTTGTAAATAAGATTAAATCTGCATTTTCATCATAAGGCTGATCGTAAATAACTTCAATAAATACTTTGGCTGGGTCTAGCCCATTCGCCAAATCTAAAAGTTCCTGTAAAGATACTTTTGTATCAAACCAACCAAAGTCTTTAATTATTTTAATTTGTTTTTTTGACTTTGATTTTTCTATATCTGCAACTGTTTGTTTAACTGATTTTTTCATAAATTTAATTTGTAAATATGAATCCCAACTCAATTACCTCATGAAAATCTAAAGGCTCACAGACAATTAATAATTGCAATTCATCCAAGGCATTTTCTGATGATGAATAAAATTTCGTGTAAGATGTGTCGTCGTTACCGTACATTTGAAAAGCAATCGGCTTTTCTCGACTAGGCTGATCGTTAAATGGAATAAAATCTTTTTGATAAAATTCCGCAGAACGGCGCATTTTAATTTCTAATTGCTCTAGATAATCGATCAGATTAACACCACGCCTATCTGCATAAGTAAAATCTTGAATTCTAAATAAACAATGATTGCCTGTAAATGGCCCGCCCCAGCAGCAAGCAGTTTCCGGAGTAAACTCTAAAAATCCAGAGCTAATTAATTTAGCCTTGGGCCAAGTTGTGCTATTGCACATTTTAGCCCAGCCTAAATATCTATCATTCGGATATTTATTTAAATATTCTTGATATGTTAGCATTATCAATCAGTTTCTTTTATATTCTTTATAATCTATCATAGATTTTCTTGTCGGCCAAAAGCTTCTTCTAGAGTAAAATAAATACTTTTTACATCTGCGTCTTGGTAAAGAGATTTTTTAATAAATTACTAATTCTTCGTTATCTTTTGTCCAAAGATTATTTGCCTCATTTTTATTAATAATTTCGCACCAAGTTATTCTATCTAAAATATCTGAGCGATGTTTGACAAATTCATCATAGTCATCTAAAGAAACTCTTTTTCAGCCATTTAAAACCAAAACAACGGTCATATAAGCTATATCTTTATTTTGATAAATTGTCATATTCCTCTGATATTTTATCTTTTGTAACTACTCGGGTTCCATCGAACTCAATTTTCAGCCCTGCTCTTTTTTCATCTTTTGAACCATGAAAATAACCACAACACTCACATCCAAAAGAATTTAATTTGCATGCTTTGTTAAATTTAAATACCCACCACGGCTTTTTTTCTTCGTTTTCTTGTGCCATTATATTTTTTGATTACCTATAGTAATATGAAAGCAGTCTTTATTATCAGGCGGACGATTATACCAGTCTAATTCTGGTAATCCAAGTTCCAGCCGTAACTCGCGTAAACGAGCACTCTCTGCATACAACCACCAATAAACATCGCCACAAACAATGTCAAAGTCATATGTAAACATAACAGTCTCTCCGCTAAATTGAGAAATATTTTTTATTGGAAAAGACTCCCTCACCACACTTATATGCGGAGAATATTTTTGACGATTTAATTTATAATATTTTGGAACTAAAGCTCTAGCAAAATTAACAATTTCTAAGTCCACTTCTAAAACTATTCTGGTAATACCATTTTCATACTTTGAATTCAAAGTCCCAAAACTAGTATATTTCATACAAGTTTATTTATTCTCCGTTGGCGGGGTATAACCCAAGAGCACGTCGATAAATTTCTTCTATTTCTTCCTGAGTCATAGCAACCGATCTAACACGCCAATCATCAAAAATCATATTTATTGTTTGCCCAGAATTATTAACATTGTCGCCAATACACCACGGACCATGAGCCGACCAATCTGTATCACCTACGGCATCAACGTCAATTGCTAAATTTCCATTAATATAACCTTTTAATTTTAAACCATTATGAACAACAGCTATATGTTGCCACATATTAAGCTTTAATGCATTGAATTGGGAAACTGTGCCATATTTTTGTTCTCCACCAACAGCACAAACTGCCGTCCAGATTCCGCTATTGCTTCCAATTTGCCAACCAAGGCTAGTATATGGCTGTTGCCAGCCGCCACCAGTTTGAGCGGCTAATTTCCAGAATCCACCAGCAGCATTAGTCCAACCCAAAGGATGAACCCAACCATGCAATGTTACGGCTCCTCCCGGCGCTTCTCCGACAGTCGTATCTACGGAACATAATTTAGCAGCAGCAGAATCGTTGACAACTACACCAGTATTAAATAAACTTACAACAGATGTTGTAATATTTCCAGTCGCTGCCAGTGAACAAGTTCCACCAGAACCAGTATTAAGAAATGGGCCTGATACCTCATTAAATTTCCATTGTATTAAATCATTTTCATCCAATGCAACTAATCGTGATGCCCCCGCTCCAGGAGGACCAGCCGGCCCTTCCGGTCCTTGCGGCCCCTGTGGCCCTTGCGCTCCCGCCGATCCTCTTCCAAAAAAACCTGACATATATCTCCGTTTACTTATTTACATTTTAAATAGCAAAATATGGATAATTTAATTAATTAATCCCACCACAAATATACTTTTTTATCAATTTTCCATTTGACCGGAATTACATATTCTTCGTGTGAAGTAATTTCATCTGGCCATCTATAACTAAATATAAACGAAACTATATCTAATCTAGCTGATAAAGATGCCGGTAAACTAAGACAAATTCTATCTGAATAATCTGGCTCAGAACCAAAACTTTCTATTTCTGCTCTAGTAATTCCTAATTTATAAAGCTTTTTAATAAAGCTTAAAGCTTCTGTTCTAGAAAAAGCATTAGCGGCAAATTCTCTATTTTTATTATATTTTAACCAACTTAAAGCTTCCATCCTTAACCTTATTTTTAATAATTGTTAATAATTTTTCCTGCTTGCCATCACCAAAATAATTACCACCCCATGGGGTTAATTTTGATTCTAAATTTCCATTCTTTAACAATGAAACTGAAAAAATTGCATCTGCATTTGGATATCTTATATCTAATATTGCAATTTTAATTAAACGATCGTCTTTAATATCACAAGGTACAACTTGTAACTTAATAAATTCCCACCCTTCAAATGCATTTGGAATGCAAGAATCTATTAAATCTTTAAATTCTGATACGGATATTTTCCCGATTTTAAATTCAAAATATTCACCCATTTTTACGCCTTTCCCAATACCAACAAACATAACAATAAATAGAACTTGAGTTTACTGCCGCCGATGAAACTAATCTCCAACCTGAACCATTGGGACGAATTGGATTTTCTTCTGGCCTGCCGGTAGTTGTAATAGTTTCATATTCTTCTTCTACATATGATGATCGATATGCCGTAGTATCTACTTTAGACAGTTTTTCTTCCGCATAAGCATTCATTCGTTTTTCTTCTAATTTTTCATGAAATTCCTCAAGAGCGCATCTTGTAAAGAAAGCGGCTCTTTCTTTTCCTTTGTTTATCAGTTGTAATTGTCTTAAAGGCAAAGAGATTGAAAAAGCAGAATCTTCTGATAGACAAATTATCTCCGCTTCATCTCTGTTGAGATCTACTAAAATACCTCGTAACCCAACTAAATCATTTCTAGAACAATCTTTTAATTTTTTACCTTTAAATAATTGATCGGAATAAGAGAATGCTAAAAATGAGTTTGGTTCTTCGACAATTTTACTTGTTATTTCAACATAATCACCTTTTTCAAAATTCATTTGCATTTTTCTAACCTTCTCAATAATTCTTTTTTTAATTCTTCGATTCTAGTTCTATTATCCATTTCGTTACCAATAGAACAAGCCGATGCAAATTCTTCAATTAAATCTACTGAAGATAGTTTTATTATAGATGAATTATATGATTTTTTTATCATTTTCTAAAATTGATCATTTTCTAAAATTGAAAGATCACACTCATTAAAATAAAACATCAATTTATCATCTTCTTTTGTTGGAAACAATTCTCCTGTTTCAAAATGTTTATAACTATCATTTTTGAAAATAACTCCACATCTAAATTTACCATAATGGAAAACAATATTCTTTACATAACAAACAGCGTCTTTTACTAAGAAATGTTTAAAAGTTATCCAAGACGGATTAACCTCATTATTAATTTCTGGAGTAAAATTTAATTTTAAAACATCTCCTTCTTTAAATTTAGACAAATCAAAAATACTTAAAGAATTCTCTAGATAATAGATAGTATCACCGATTAAAGGAGAATTAAAAAGGGCTCTATTTAATTCTTCCAAATTACTAATATTTGATTGTACCTGTTTTTTATCCATTTTCTAAAATCTCTTTAACGGTCAGATCATCTTCATTTTGCCTTTTCCAACTTCTCCAAGGGAGTGATAATTGTTCGTCCTCAGTAAGTTCATTAACATCATCTATCTGTACCGCAGAGTAAATCTGTGGCGTTTCTTCTTTAAAATTATCTAAAGCAACTTCTTCGGCATCAATTTCATCTTCTGCTTCGACTAAAAGATCTACTTGTACGTTAACTCGATAAATTTTCATAAATCACCCGGATCCTTCCAGTCATCTTCTGTAATGTAACCAACAAAATATGGCATAGATAATCCTGGTCTAGTCATCCAAATTAGAAAAGGCTCATTAAAAATTAATGAAGGAGATTGGCTACAACATCTTAAATATTTAAAAGCCGCTGCACTTTCCGCTTTTGCACCAAGGTGATTCATCCTGAATTTAGTTTGTTGAATTGCTTTTTCAATTTGAAATTGATTTTCTAGTGCCATGTTTTGAAGAAAAGATATATCAACCATTTGATTTAAATCAACAAAAGGAAATTTAATTTCGTAAAATCCTTTGCGAAGGAAATTATTTTCTTCTAAAAGTTGTTCTGGTAAAAACCAGAAACCAGAATAATCTTTCTCAGCTTTGGTAAGATAAACTTTATCTTTATTTTCGCATTCAATCTCCGCTACCAAATTAGGCCAGCCTTTAACTTCATAAATAGCTATATTTTCTAACTTTGCAGCAGGATATTCTTTGCGATTTTTATTAAAAATTTTAATCTTCGTTCCAGCTTTTTTCCATTTCACCAAAACCCGCATAACCCCAGCCGTCCCAAAACCATATGGAGGAATTGGCCCTAACTCTAAATCAAAACCTCGTTCTTTTAAAAACGAATTAATTTCTTCGGCGCTAGTAGAGGCGATTGATTCTAATTCTTCTGGAGTAAAGTATTGTGACTCTGAGTCTTTGGGAAAGAATTTTTCCAAAAATTCTTTTTGAAAATCATTTTTACTATACCAGTCTTTGACTTCGGCAAATTCTTCTGCTTTATGTAGTGCCGCCGAAATTGCGTATAATGCTGTAGTTTTTGACATAAATTATTTTTCCTCTAATAAATCTAATTCTAGAATATCTTCTGCTAATTCAACTAAGCCTTTTTGCAGAACTAGCTTGGCCGCTTTTCTTCTTAAAAGCCTGCAATGACGTTTAGAGGCAATTTCTTCATGAGCCTCTACCATACTTAAAATTTCTTTAATAGTAGACTCATAGTCCAAATTGCTAAGACTCGCGTGTGTATCATCCCCGCCTAGACGGCCTAGAACATCATATAAAGCATTTAAATAAATTGGGTCATTTTCTTCTCTATTCATATTTTACCTTTAATGGTAAATCAATTGAAACGAATCGTAATTGGTGATTTAAAATGTACATAATTTTCTTTCTATGAATAAATTTTCATTATGTTATGAGTAACTATCGCTTAGAATTAATGAAAAGGCTTTATAAGAAATCAGCTTTGCTGGATGTGGTTAATAAAGCTATTGAAAATAAAGAAAAATTAGAACCACTTGGCGCCAATATTGACGCTTTAACTAAGCCAGAAAGTTTTAAAGATAAATTTGCTAAAATGCCTCAAGGGCCGGCAAGAGAAGAATTAATTTATCAAGAGGCAATCAAAATGGGGCCACCTAAAAACTTAGTTCCTGTTACAGTGCAAGTGCCGGACGGGGGCAAATTAACCTACTATGTTATGAGTGACTATCTTACTATTGATGGAATTCGAGTTCCATTAACCGGCCAGACGGCCCAAAGAATAGCTAACCACTTTGGAATGTATCTACCCACAACCAAAATGTCAAAACAAATCTGGACGGCGGCTGATGGAAAAATTCAGCCAGCACCTTTAAGTGCTGGTGGAGTAATTGGTGGCAAAAATTATACCGGAGAACAAGTTGTAGCAACAAAAATTGGAGATTCCGATACCTCTGTTGCATACAATCAAAGAGTCGAAGAGGAATTAAAAAAACAACACGGCAATACTCCTCCTAAATTAATTGCTGGCCACATGAAAGATATTGTTCAACCAACCAGAGACGGTAAACTAAGTTTATACGGCTATTATGATAAAAATGGTAAACCTATTCAACATTCACCATTTACACCACATGATACCACCGGACATACCGAATATCTTTCTTCAGCTAGGCTAGTTGGAGGAACAGTTAAATACAACGGGCAAACTATGAGTTTTGAAGAAGCTATGAAAAATCCAGAAATAGCCAAAGCCATTTCCGTTACTCCAGGAATTACTAAATATAAGGTTAAAAATGAAAAATAAATATTATAACCTTGTAAAATTAGCCGATGATTTTGAGAAGGTTAGTTACTTTAAATCATTAGCTCTAAAATTAAATGAAAAAGTTGAAAAAGTCAGATCTGAGGGGCAATATTTAGAAAATCAAAAGCCAGGAGATTTAGTTCCTGTTTTCATTACGGACCCAGAAACTGATGTTGGCATTTTATTTAAAGAACCCTGTTTGGCTGTTAGATTTGGAAACTTTGAAGAAAATCCATACCAAACTAATGAGTCTAGAGTTAATTATGTTACAAACTTGTTAGGAAAAGAAAGTAGCAGATTTAATATTTTTGTTCCAGGAATGTTTCAATCAATAAAAAATACTGTTAAAAACAGAAATTATACTCTTTACGTTCTTATTACATACTCTTAATTGTCATTGATAATTGATCTAAAGCTGAATCTAGTTTAGATGAATTGGATAATTGTTGTAAATCAAAATGATAAGTTTGAAAATATCCAGAAGCTGTTTCTAAATTTTCTTTTCGATCGTCAATAAATAACGCCCCTCTGTATGCTGGATAGTCTAAAATTATGGATTGAAAAAATAAATTAGAAGGTTTTCTAGCGCCAATTTTTGATGAAATAAATACATCTATTCCTTTAAATAAATTTGGATACTGATTTCTTAAGAAATTATAATGATCCACACCCATATTAGAAGCTATTGCGACTTTAGGATCAATTAATCTGAATTCATTATAAAACTTACTCGATTTAATTTTTTCAAAAAAATCAATCATTTTTATATTAGGTTGCAAACAATTATTCCATTCTTCTACTAAAGCGGGAATGAATTTATCATCTACTCCAAGGTGATGCCTTAAAGCTTGCTCCAAATTAACAATTCCCAAATCTTGATGAGCCTGAATATCGTCTACAAATGTTTTCAATTTGGAGGTATTTTGAAAATGAATATTTAAATCATTTAATCTTTTGTTAAATTTATCAAAATTAACATGAAAAAGAACATTTCCTACATCAAAAATAAATTTTCTCATATGTTATTTATAGTTTCTCCTAATGTATAATAGGATGATTCTGACGGACTTTGTTTGATTATTTTTAATTGTTCTAAATGATAAAGATAATCTGAAATTTTTTCAGGAGCTTTATTCCAGTCTGAAAAACTTTTACCCAAATCTAAATACTCTATTAAAAATGAATTAATCTGAGTTTCTAAATCTTTAGGACTATAAGTCGAATAGATATTACCTAAACCTGCATATAAAGCTTTTGAAATATTTGAGTTTAATCCATCGGTTAAAATCCAATTACAATTTTCAAAATCTAAATTTTCACAATTATCATATACATCTAATCCATAATCGCTTAAACTTTGTTGTAAATTTTTTCTTGATTGATGAATTACTGTAAAGTTTTCACTTTGAATTTCATTATTTTTATCATAATGAGGACAAAGCCACTCTGCTTCTTGACTTAATTCAAGTTCATAAAAATCTGCGAAAGGAGATATTATTAAAGTTCTATCAGATTTTGGCAAAGCTCGCAGATGATAATTTATATTATTAAATATTTTTTTATTTAAAAGACCTTTTGGTAATTTTGCATGATCTATGATATGCAAAGAACTAACTTTCCAATAAGGAATATCTAATATTTTAGCGATGAAAGCTGAAACCGGCTCTAAATCTGAAATTATTAGGTTTGGTTTATATTTTTCAATATCTTGTAATAAAAGATCAAATAAATTAGCGTTAACTTTAGGCAATTTACATTTATATTTTTTAGTTAAAAACAATGATTCTTTTGGAGAAGAATTTAAATACAAACCATCTAACAACCAATCAACCACTTCTAGTTGTTTGATTGAATTATAAAATCCCATTGTTTTACAATCATGTTCTTTTTTGAAAAACCTTAATTGTTCAACGGCGCTAAAACTATCTCTAACTGAATATAATATTTTCACATCTTTGACATAAACTTAGCTAAGTCTCTTTTAGCTTGCAATCCTTCTAATTCCAGCTTAGTCAGCTTTAATGTATTTTGTAATTTTAAAATATTTTTCTGGAGCGCATCTTCTTGCTCATCGACAGAATTATTCTTTTTCATTTCTAAAATGCAAAATATAAAACAATTAACTAAAAATACTGCTGCTAATCCAAGTAAACCGCCACCCATTAATCTAGTAATTCCAGAAGTAAATCCTAAAACTACACCAGCAATACCAGAAACTTTAGCTAAAATTAAACTAATAATTGCAATATTCTTTTTATCCATCCTAAACACCAAATAATTTATTCCTCAGAATCAGGATAACAGTTACTAAACTTCTCGACAATAATGCTTATTAATGGCTCTAGATAAGCTAATAACAAATCAGTGGTCATTCGAACGTCTTCAGCCGCCTGATGCGCTTTGCCTTTTTTAACGCCAAAAGCTTTAACCAAAGACGATAAGTTATAATATTGTCGGCGGCGGCCGGTACAAAGATCAATAAGAATCGCAATCTGTCTAGTATCAATAATTCGATTTCCTTTTTCCAAAGCAAAAGGAAAAGTATTTTCGCAGCCAACTTTTCTCCATAAAGCTTGAAGATGCGAAACATCAAACATCGGATTCTGTCCAGCGAAAATTCTATCTATTGCGCTAACATCATCGCAAGCAATCCATTCTTCAATTTCAGCAACTACATCAGCCGCTAAACGATAATTCTCTTTACCAAATTTAGAGAAATGAGTAATATCTTCTCTCTTATGACCGCTAACAGCCAAAGCTTCATCTTCAATTCCGGCCGGATTTAAAGCTTTGATTAACCAAGTTTTTTGCTCACGCTCATGTTTTCCATCTTTAGAAATAAGAAGACGGCACATAGACACCTCTATGACGTCGCCCGTTTCTGGATTTAACGATGTTGTTTCTGTGTCACACACATAAATTGTATAACCTACATTTTCCATAAATATCTATTCACCTTAGATATCAATTGATATCAGCTTAATGATAAGTGTAAGTTAATATATTGTAAAGTCATAAATAATTGCATTTCACAATTTAAATTTTTAGTTTATATTTATCCTTCTTACAGAAATCGAAAAGCTCTCGCCTTTAGGCGAGAGAGTGTTCACTTAGTTGTTATTTTATTTAAATATCCAGAAATTCTATCAGCGGTTACAATATCAATAGGAACTTCTATAATGATACCATTAGATTCAAATAAAATATGAGGTATTTTATCTTTAATTTTAAACCCTTTAAATATAATCATAAAATTTCCTTTAATTTATTTTTAAAAGCATTAATAGATTTTAAACCATTTTTATATTCTGAAATAATAAATTTCATTCCATCAACAGTTCTTAAAAATTGTTTTTCTTTGGTAGAAAATCTATTTCCCTTTAATCTCAAAACAATTTTTTTATCTTGGTAGATTACCCAATCTTCTTTTGTCTCTCGTTTAGAAGTAACTCTCTTAACGTTTATTAATGTTTGAGGAACATAATCCTCTTCCTGAAACAATTCGTTATCAGCTTTAAGCTGATGAAAACTAATGCCTTTAGATTCATTTAATAATTCATCGTCTTGATACAAATATTTTACTTTATCTTCTTGCATATTTCACCTACCAATAAAATCAGCCGCTGCTGCTCCAGAAGCGGCGGCGAACAATAAACCTTTATAACCAGCACTTTCTCCGGCTACAAAAAAATCTTCTATATCTGTCTCTAAGTTATTTTTAATATTAATCTTAGAACAAAGAGGATTCACTTCTGGAATAAAAAAACTACCTTTTGAAATTAATTCTGGAATAAAGTTATTAACTTTATTTAAAGTATCTGTCAACCAAGAAAATTCTGGTAGTAAATTTAATTGAGAATTTTTATTTAAAATATTTTTTATTTTGTCTTTTGCCACCCTATCATTAGCAATGATAAAAGATAATTTGGCTATTCTATCTATTTGATTTACGCCGTCGTTTTTAAATAAATTTTTATTTAAAATAGAAAAAGAAACTTTATCACTCTTCCACCTAACTTCATTAGACCTAAATCCTGATAAAACTAAATCCGCATGATCTTCTGGTATCACCGTACCAAACCAATTCAAGGGTCCAATTTCTATTTCTTCATTTGATATTGTGCAATGAGATTGATTAAATTCTTTCATATATTGAGAACCAATTTCTGCTCTAATACCAAAACTACCCTGGTCTTCTGTAACTAATCCAAATTCTTTATATAAATTATTAACCCATCTCCAACCACTTCTACCAGCGCAAAGTAGAATTTTTTTACAAGCAAAATCTCCTTGAGAGGTTGAAACTAAAAAATAATTTTTCTTTTTTAAAATTTTATAAACTTCATTTTCAAAAGAAAATATTAAATTTTTATTATCTTGCATTCTATCTACAATATTTTTAGATAATAAATGAATTTGCTCTGGATACCATTGATAATAATTGCTGTGGCTTATCTCAAATCCATCTTGTTTTATTTTTTTTTGTAAAGAAGCTGTTGGTGATTGATTTTTTGTCTCTTTTATATTTGAAATATTTTTTAATTGATCTAAAACCCATTTAGAAATATGATGCGATTTTCTTCCATCAATCATACTACTTAATTTTTCAAAATCTGAAACATAAAATCTGCCATTTGAATTAGGCAAGCACCCCAACCAACCTTCTAAAAATCTTCTACGCTTGGCGGCGGGAGCAGAAATATCAAAAATTATTGTTTTTAAATTAGGATAATTTTCAGAAATACGCAAGGCTGCAAAAACACCAGCAACACCACCACCAATAATTCCACAATCTAATGTTATCATAATCTCCGAATATAGTTAGTTTCAACGAAGCTATATCAAGAGATTGACGAATTATTCTCAAAAGTTAATTCTAATGCATTTTTTACTTCTAAAAATGTAACATCATCAAGTATAGAATCAGAATTAATCTCGTTAAGAGAAAGTATCAAATATTTTCTTACCCCAAATGGCCACATAAAATAATAAGAGGAACTAGTAAAATGTTTTTCAAATGTATTTACCAGATTAATTTGTCTTTCTGAAATATTTTCTATTCCCAGATATCTATAAATCATTGTGTAAGCAAATAAACTCATTACGTATCCTCTTAATTCCAACTTCATTCTGCCATAAGCCGGCAAAGGAAGCAAAAATAACAAAAATATTAATGACCAGAATTTAATAACTGGGAACAATACCACCGCTAAAAATAATAATTGTGGGAATAAATAAATTATTGGAAATAAAAGCTTTAATTTACCGTAATCTTTCGCATGCTGATATTCATGAGCAATAACTGTTAATGTATCATAATTATCATTAAAATTATCTGGAAGATAACATGTATAGCCAATCGTAGTAGCAAATTTATTAAAATTATTAAAAAATAATAATTTAACAAATAACTTCATTAATAATGATTGATCTTTATTAATTACTTTAAACTTAGGGTAATATTGACATAAATATTTTGTAAAATTTTCTTTCATCTTATCCTTTCTTGTACTATATATCTTTTTCAAAAGACAAATGAAAAAAGCCGGGGAGAAATTCTCCCCGGCTTTTAAAAAGCGTACAATTATGTACTACAATTGTTTGTTTATATCACCCCCTCAAAAACTTTAAGGACACGATTAAGTGTCACAGATCTAGGGTTAATTCTGTAATATGTACCCCTTTTGTTTTGAAAGGGGTTATCTTTACTAGTTACATTGCAAACTACTTCGAATTCCCCATATTGTTCTTTACGAAGATCTCGTAATCTAGCTGCAACTGACGGAATACGCAAACTTCGTCGTGAAACCCATTCACCATCAGCTTTCAATAAAGCTAAGAGGGCTCTCTGAGTATTGTTCTTTAGTTTGCGAGCGCTAATTTTTAGCACAGTCTCTTTTACTCTTTTATCAATCATTCTAACGTATCCTACCTTTCTGCTTCCTTAGCAGATAACTTGTTAAGTATTTAATTTCTCGTCCTCTCGGACATTTTCTTCTTTAAACTTAGAAACGTTTATAGAACGTAAAGCGTCTTTTAAATTTTGTAATTGTTTAATTTCATGATCTGTAACTGAAATGATTATTCCATCATTTGTCAAATAACGTTGAGTAAACATTTTATTTGTTTGTTCCAAATCTTCAATTCTAAATTCTATTGCCCTAGATAATAAAGGAAGAAAATCATAAGCGCAACAATTACCAAATATCTTAAAAAGATGTTCTATTGCCTCTTTATTTTTAAGATCTTTTAAAAAATCATTATATTTCATTTTTTAATTTCCTCTAATATTTTATTAAATTGTTCCACGCTTAAAGAGCAAGAATTTACAATACTAGAATTAGGCTTAGTATTATCCTTTGCCGAAATAACGACGCCTATTGTTCCATTATCTGATTTATATATTTCTATATAATTAACATCTGAACTATCAAAATTAATTTTCATTTGCATGGCCCACTACGTAGTCTAAATGTTTCTATTTGATCACAACTAGTAACCTCTAGCCAACAACTTGGATAAAGGTTTCTTCCTGCATTTTGAGTATCTTGACAAAACTTTTCGCAAGAAATAATCTCTCCACTTGGCATATGTAATGGCCTTGCCTCTTCACAGGATAATTTACCGTCTTTTCCAGTTAAGGATTGCAAATGCTCACATCCTGGCCGGCAAAAAGCCGTATCTGTTGGTACAGTTGGAGAAACGCCTGGCTTTTGCGTTTCAATACAAGATGGAATTAAAATTAATAACATCAAAAACAATAAAAAACTACTAAGCTTTTTCATACCAAGCCTCCGATCCCTCCGCTATTACCCAAAAATCTACGCTTCCACAATCAGCTATTACTTCTGGTTGTAAGTAAGCAAATCCATCATCTCCCCAGCCATTACCCCAACTGTTTTCTATCACAAATTTTCCATCAACCCACCCTACTATACAAATAGCATGATTACCGATAGAATTATCCATAGATGTTATTTCTAATGGTTTAGAATTAGAATTATATAGCATCCAATTCATACCCACCCTTGTGGCAAAAATAACCGGATTACCAACTCTAAGATTATTAATAACATCATCTACGCGATCATTTCCGGTTGAACTAATTCGATAATTAGCAGAAATCTTATTCATATAAGATTCTCTGGTTGCCATAATTGGAGTTGGCACAAATAAGTTTTTTTCATCAAAAGGATTTAACTCCTCTCGACAAACTCCAAATCTTCTCAAAACATCACAAACCAAATAAAGATAAGTACCCTCATCTCTATCTGTTTCTTTAGGATCCATCAAGTCTCTGGCGCCATAATAAAGATCCATAACTGATAAAGGAACATGAGCTTCTTTACCATATTTCATGATTCTTTTGATTTCTAAAGCCTTAACAGCACTTTGGCAAGTACATGTACTTGTTTTTCTTTGATTATGTCTCGGCGAAGTAAATTCTCTCAAATCAACATTTCCATTTAAAATGGGAAGATAATTTGAGATCATTGATTTGTCGAATTTTTTATAATTTTCATTTGGCGGATCTAATCTTGCGCCAACTTTAGGTAAAACCATATTTGCCTTTTAATTTTTTGTCAATTTAGTATTCTTAGGTTCTTTAATAAATTCAGCTAATTGTAAATAAACCTGCTTATTATCAACAATAGCAGCACCAGTTAATAATCCATAACCAAGATCGTCGATTTGACGATAATTGCCTGGCGATAATTCTTCTGCATACAAAAATTTTAAAGTTTGATTTGTTGTGCTTTGCTTTCTGCTTAAATCAAACAAATTAGCTTCTAATTTCACAGCGGCCAAACTTCTTCGACCATAACAATCTTCAGCCGTAAAAGAATCAAATTCTCCAACCTTTTGCATCCCCGGCATTGTTACTATTATTCCATAATTTTTCTTTTTCATGTTAAAACCTCAATCGAACCATCATTTTTAATGTAAATTGTATCTTCAAAATGAGAACTAACACCATCTGACAAAACTGTCCAGCCGTCTGAAGCTACTTTTGTATAATTAGAACTTAAAGAAAGCATCGGCTCAATTGCAATAGTCAGTCCAGGTTGAATTCTAATTCCTTCATCAGAGTTAGATCTATTCGGCACAAATGGCTGAGCGTGCGGCTCATTTAACGAAATTCCATGTCCGCCATAATTAGTAATCAAACTAAATCTACAATTTTTCTTAACAAAACGATCTATTGCATATCCAATAGAACCAATTCTTTTACCTACTTGAACACTAGTTTTAGCCACGTCCAAAGCTTGTCTGCATTTATTAACTAGCTCTACATGTTCTATTGAAAAAGCTTTATCAACAATAAAAGTTCTAGCAGCGTCTGCAATAGCGCCATTATATGTAGCTCCAAGATCTATTTTTAATAAATCCCCAGATTGCAAAATATAATCGGAAGGTGTTCCGTGAACTAATTGATTATTAACTGAAGCGCAAATAGCCCCTGGAAAACCTTTATAACCAAGAAAGGTTGGTTTGCATTTATATTCATTTAAAATCAAAAGACATTCATATTCTATTTCTCTCAGGGAGATTCCTGGTTTAGCTAATTCCTCTGATCTATTAAGACAGGCTTTAACACAACTACCTGCTATCTTTTGATTTTGATAAAAATCTTCAGTCGTATTTAATACAATAAAATTAGTTTCTCTAAAATTCATTATTCTTGACCAGCACGACGAAAAGAAGACTTTTTAGTCTTTTCTTCAACAACTACATCAACAGGCATGTTTTCCGTAGTGACCGGAGCTTGCGGAGTCTTAACAACTACTACTGGCTGAACATTTTCCTCGACGTCATTAGGAGACAGAGCTACTTTAAGAAGCTCTTTATCCATTTCTCTTACTAAGTTGGCAATTTTATTTTGGTCGCCTTTAGCAAATAAAGTTCTAGAAGTTTCCAATAAAGTCATTAAATGATTTCTAACCGTAACTAATCCGGCGTATTCTGCTAATAATTCAAATTTTTTATTCATCTTTAGATTCCTTTTCTTTAATTTCTATTTTTTTAATTTCGCCATTATTTTGGATCCTATAAGAAGAATCCAATTGATATTTGACATATAAATTTAATATAAAAATTTGTTTTTCTTTTTCTGATAATTGCGATTCCAACAAAGCATTCTCAGCTTTGTTGGCCGAGATTTCTTGTTTATATGAAAGTTGATGCAATATCATTAATTCTTCATCAGTTATTTTGTCAACTGGCATTTGATTCCTGTTCTTCAAAAAGAGACCGCGCTCTAAAATGTATCTCGGCATAGAGTCTATTTTTAGGGTTAGGCTCGGAAAAATCTGTTTTTAACAAAAACACAGGCTTAAACCATTCAGCGATGACTTCTTTATCAACGAAAATTTTAATTCCTCCATCAAAATCATCTACTAAATCTATTTTAAATTGTGATAAAATTTTTCTCAATTCAATTTTATTTTCAGTAGACCATTCATCTTCTTCATTTTCTGGAAAACAATTTTCTATTGGAATTTCCATAGAGAGAAGAATGGAGCGAATAAAATTAATTCGCTCCATTTCTTCAATCTTACGAATATCTTCTCTATTAGATAGGACTAATTTATCCATATTTGCTAATATTGAATTTCACAAACCCCGCCAGCACAAGCAAGTTCTTGACTTCTAGAGGTATTATCAATAGATTCAACAACTTCAGATAAATCAATATTTTTGATATACGAAACTAATTCGTTATATTTTTCTTCTGTAATTGATTCATGTGGAGCCTGCGTATAAGTACCACCATCAAATGGCAATACAGCTAGCCCATTATATGAGTCTCTATTACTCCACATCCATTCAGCTACATTTTCCCATTCATGGTCCTTAATATAAACAGTCGCAGAAACATTATGAGTATTATCACCTTTAACATGGCCAGGCTTAACCCAATTTTCAGAAAAATGTTTAATTCTTTCTAATAGATCTAAAGCAGATTCATTTGGAGCAATTACAGCGTCTTTTGGTGCCGCCACTGGAATCATTACAAATGCATCTAAATTTGGTTTAAAGAAATCATCTTCAATTAAGTTTGGCATTTTTTCTTTTAAATACTTATAAAGTGGCTCATTTTTGCCAAGCTTCATTCGACGAATATAAAATTTATCAAACCAGGCATGAATTCCTGATGATGTACCAAGAACAAGTGATGAGGTGCCAGAAGGTTTTACACAAGTCTGTCTAGCAGCAGTATTGATACCAATAATTTTAGCAATCCTTTTATTTTCTTGTTTTACTATTTCAGCCGCTTCTTGTAAATTACACTTGAGATAAGCTTGTGATGCTATTCCGGTGCCAGATACGCCTAACAAAGCGTCTTTTTCCGTTGTTCTTTTCCAAACGTCTCTTAAATAATGAAAATCAGTATATCCCGCCTGAAGTGTTGCAATAAAAGAAACTGCTTTAGCTCTTTCATTAAGATCTTCTTGAGATTCAATATTTGAAAGATTTATTTCAACCAAATTACAAAATTGGAATGGTCTTAAACCTATTTCGCTGCAAGGATTCGTGCCCCACTCGGAATTATTTGAGAATAAGATTCCTGGCTCGCCACTTCTTGAAGCTTTTACTTTGGACCAAAGATTCATAAAATCTTCTTTAGTAACTTTATGTCTCATGACAACGGCTGAATTATTAGCCCTGGCTCTTTGTGGGTTCAACTCCCACCAATTTCCAGCCTTACAACTTAACATATCTTCATCATCAATATTAAATAAAGAAATTAAAGCGGCTCTACGAATACCGCCAGCCAAAACTGCATCGGCTATAAAACAAGTTACATCATGAGCTTCAAGTGTAGTAAGTTGTTCTCCGTCATTTTTTCTATCAAATATTTTTTGTAAATTATGAATGCAATCTTTTAAAGGCTCAGGGCCTGGGGCTTTACCGCCAGACGTAACAAGGGCGGCGCCTTTAGGTCTAATATCTGAATAATCAAAAACTGGTAAAGCCTTTCCGGCTAAGTAGGCTCCAACCAACGCCTTTACAGCGTCGGCCCAACCTTCAATTGAATCACTAACTACATACCGACGTGTACGCACTGGTTTTTTAACTGGAGGAAGCTTTGCTACATGATGTTTTTGTACAGAATATCCAACACCCGTACCGCCAAGCAAAAGAAACATTATTTCAGAAAAAACACGATAATCATCAATAGGACAAAATGCACAATTAAAAATTCTATTTGGTGATAGTTCAATTGGCTTACCAGCAAATTGCATTGATCTCATGCTTGGTAGCACTTTCTTTTTCAGAACAAAATTCGCATACACATATCTTATTTCATTCTCCAATTCAGGATATTTTTTAATATGCATATTCATATTTCTTTCGCATAACTCTTCCCAAGTTTCTCTCCTGTATATTTCTGGAACATACTTGGCGTATTTATTAAATATTGTAATTTCGCTTAATATTTCTGTACTGTTAATATTAGAATGCATTAATTTTCTCCGAATGACTAACCTAAAGAATCTTTAGGTTATTATTTGTCAGAATATTCATAATTATCTAACAAATTTTTAAATTTTGTTTTAGCTTCCTCTAGAAGCCTTAGATATTGAGACCTAGATATTTGAAATTGTTTAATTATTTTTGATACTGGCAAAGCCATCTCATTAGCCAATCCATATGTCAATTTTAATAAATCTTGATAAGGTTGGTCAATTTTATTTAACAAAACTCCCACTATAGCGTTTTCTTCGGCTTTTTCTAACAGAAAAGCTGAAGAAGGATAAGTTTCCTGCGAAAATATAATTTGAGATTGTTCATCCGTTGATGAAGTATCAATACTAATTTTATGAGGCTTTGACTCTTTTGTAACTTTTAAAGGGAAACGGATTGTGGAATGTGTGTTAGCAGCCCTCGACACTCTTGTGCTAATATACTTATCAGCCCACCAAGAGAAGCAGCCTTTTTCTCTTTTAAAGGTCCGAAGAGCATAAAGAAGAGCCTCATATCCATCTTGTTGCAAATCTTGATAATTAGAAAACTTTTTATATTTAGCAACTCTTTTTTGAACTAAAAAATTTAATTCTTTCATACAAAAGTTTTGAAATTTTTCAAATTCTTGTTTGTTGGCCAAAGATTTAACTGAATTCTTCTTTAAAAGAAGAAACTGATCTATTATTTTTTCTACTTTTTCGTTTTGTTCTTGGATATTTTTTAAACTCATAACTAAAAGAGTTATGGTTTTAAACCAAGAGGCTCGAAGTATTAAGAGTCTTTAATAATTAACCATAAGTCCAAAAATTATCTCTAATTAAAATATCTTTTAATTCTCGTACATGTTTCATATGAAATTCAAAAGAATTAATTTCATTCTTATCGTAATCATACCAAACAAAACCCGCCCTAAGCTGTTTTGGATTGTCAGCTTTTTGTAATTTACCCCAATAAGCATTTAATAATTTTTTAATTTCCTCGACATCTTCAACATATTGGCATGGATTAATTTTAGCTGTTGGATAAATTGAATATGTAACATAAAAACTATTGACAAAAAACACTTCTTTAGAAATTATTTTTTCTTTATTTTTAGGATCGTTAATATCTGGCCAAGGCTCAGAAACAAAAAATCCTTTTTTAAATTCCCTAACATTATCAGCAGGAATTATTTCCGTATACCCTTCAGATTTTTTCTGCTCAACGAATTGATTTAATTCATCTAATGATTTAACCTCATAATTTGTAACTTTTTCTTCAAACATTATTCCTTTATTTTGTTCTTCTAAATGTGGATTTTTTACCGCGAGATTGGTCGGCGTTACTAGCTAAAGAGTTATATCTACTTTCGCCAAGAATATTGGCCACAAAATTCTCTCCACCATCTCTAACCATCTTCCTAGCGTCTTCTTTATTCTTTTCTTGAAGTTCTCTTCCATATAATTCAACCTTGCCTGGAGTAGCATAGGAAATCAACCGTTTAACCTGCCCATCAACGCCACATAATGGACATTTTGTAGGCGGATCTTCTTTAATAGAATATTCTAATTCAAATTCTGTATTACAAGCGCTGCACAAATGATCATATAACATATTTACCTTTTTAATTGAATAAATGTTTTTAAAAATAATTCTTCAGCTTCCTTTGGGGATAAAGGAATTATTTTTTCTGGATAAGGTTCTGGCAGCCACCCCCAATCTTTTTGAGAGGGCGCCATCAAATCTCTTTTTTCAGTTGCTAACATTTTAAAATCGACATCTTTAACTTCTTCAATTTCCCAATGAGTTGCAAATTTAAAAGCGATAGATGCTTCTACCATAGACTCAATATATCTATATCTAGCAAAATCTTTACTATGTTTTAATGGCTTAGGAATATCACAAATATATGCTTCTGCCGAATCATGTAATAATCCTGCCAACTTATTTTTCTCACTGCAATATTTTGAAACTAAAATACAATGTTGCGCCACACTATAAAATCCCAAAGAATGACCATTAAATCTGCAAATTAAACTTAAAGCATGAGCGATATCTTCAATACAGACATCTTCTGAATTTGGAGATAATGGGAAAAATGATTTACCTGTAAAAGTCTGAATCCAATTTTCTTCTAAATTAATACTTTTTTCCGCCATGCTTTACTTTCCTAGATGTGTTATATACCATCTTTTCTTTTATATAGAAATCTAAATCTAGATTTAGATGTTCAGCTAATTGAGCGGTTCTAATTACAATATCAGCCAATTCACTTCCCAAACTAACTGGTTTATTTGGTCTAATTTCAATATAACTTCCGTCAGCCGAAATTGGAACTATTTCTCTTGCTTTTTCTGTATATTCACCTTCAGTGTCTTCATATAGCGGCTTCAGAATATCATAGCCCTCTTCTTTAAAAAGATTTGATTTTCTATCTAATTCACAAGCCTCGCTGACTTCGGAATGAATCAAAAGCAATTGGCCACTAAGGGCTGCTAAATCACCTCTTTCAAAACCCTCCCAAAAACCTTTGGATTTTGAAACTTCATATGAATCTTTTTGTAAATTTTTAATTGTATATGAATCTTTAGTTATAATTCGTTTTTTCATTTATCCTCGTTGTAATCCATCGCTACCAAATCTTTATCAATTAACTTTAAATCAATATCTTGCAACCAATCCTTTTTAATTTGATTTTTAAAATCTTGGTCCACAATCTCAAAAACCAAAAATAATTGATCTTTTTTTTGAGAAACTTCTACCCTAATTGCTTTGGCAACTATTTTATGTTTCCATTTGTTGTTCATTATTTTTGATTCCATTTATACTTAGCTAATAAGTCTGAGATATCTTGCACATCATTATCGCTAGCCGTCGAAATAATGCCATCAGAAACATATTCTGTATCTAACAGTGAAGCATTTTTAAAATTCTTTTTAAGAGAATGGCCGCCCAAAGCGCCGTCCCGATTCTTAATTATGTGATACCTAAAATCAGCAAATAAGTGCTCGTCTTTTCTGGTTTCAATTTGAATTCCAACTGTAGCATTATGCATGATTAATGATGATCGACCAATTCTATGCATGCCAACTACTTCATTATGGTCTGGATTTTTAGAACTAATTCTATTAAGTTGAACAGCCGTCAACATCACGATATTATAAGCTCTAGCTAATTCATGAAGTTTGCCAGCAATAAAACCTAATTTTAACCAATCATCACCTTGAGCCTCATGGTCTTCTAATAAACCAAGATAATCGACGACAATTACATCTGGCTGAAATCTTTGACGAGCATCTAAAAATCTAGCCTCAATTTGGTCAACCGTTACTCCTCTAGGAATATCAACTATTTCAAATTCAAATGGATACTTCTCAATAAAAGAAGTTGCCTTGGCCATTGATTCCATTTCAGAGCGATTAAGAGTAGAATCCCTTAAAGCATATAAGGGAACATCAGCCAAGCGTCCAAACGTACGTCGAGCACACATCTCGTATGGCATTTCTAATGAAAAATACAGAACATTGCACCCTTTTGTAAACTCTGAAGGATGAGTATCAAGAGTATTTTTCTGCATCCACATTTGAACAGCTAAATTGTTTAAAAACACAGATTTTCCCGAAGCTGTCTCTCCACCTATTACCACCATATCAGATGGTAATAATCCGTTCTTTACATAATCTAAAAATGAATACCCAGTTAATATGCCACGACCTAAAGTTTTATCGTTATATTTATCATTGTAAACTTTTTTAAATTCTGGAACGTAACTTTTTAATGTTTTTTGAGTAAAAGTGGCCGCTTTACCAGAACGAATCTGTTTGACAGATTCTAATTCTGTCTGAATTCTTCGTATAGTTTGCTCTAAGTCTTCTCCAAACTCTAAATCTTTTAGAGATTGAATTTTATTTACAGTATATCTATTTTTAATCTTATCTAATTCATACCTAAATTCGCTTTGATCAAATTCAGTTTTCTGAACTTCTTGCCATAAATGCGAAATAACTTGCTTATCCTCTTTTGTACGAGAATGCTCAATTAAAACACGTTCAGTTGGTAAATTTTTGTAAGCTCTAAGATAAGATAAAACAGGTTTAGCTAACTTTTTAGCGTCGCCAACAAATAAATCTTCACTATAAGTTTGTGCAAACTCTAAACCACAATTTAGATCTGAAGTAACTGATTTTAAGATTCTAAGGTCTTGCTCTTCTATAATTAAGTCTAAGTCTTCTTCCATCATTTGCCTTGTTTTCTTTGATCTTTGCCAAGAACTGAAACAGTAGTAACATAATTCATTAAACTACCAATACTCATTTTGATTGGTCCGGAAAAAGAATCCAATACAGAGGGCGAATTGGTACATAAAAATAAAGGAAGTGTGTTTTGAGTTCTATTCCTTAACACATCTTCTAATACTCTTCCAAATAAATCTGCTGCATTATCTGAACCCATATGTCTAGGATCAAATTCGTCAATTACTAGAAAATCAACTTGCATTAATTCTTTTCTTGCTAAATTCTTTTCTTCAGAAGAAGCAGAAACTAAAACATTAACTATATCGCTTAATGTAGTATATAAAGCCGTATAACCTTTTTCTACGGCTCTCTTTAGAATTGAAGTTGAAATTAATGTTTTACCAAGACCATTAGCACCCGCAAAACATAAACAAATACCTTTTCGGTAAGAGGTTTTTATATCTTTTACCACTTCTTGATATTTACTTAAAAGAACCTTATCTCCAGTAAAATCTTCTGGAGCCACTGATAAATTCCAATATTTAACCGGAATGTTAGCTTCGGAATATCTAATTAAAGCAGTATTAATTGTTTTACAACGATCACAGGCGTTGGTTAAATTACTTTCTTTGTTTGAAGAACACGTCTGGCAATCTAGAAGTGTTCTTTCCATCATATCTACTACTTTTTTTTGTGGTAGGTTTCTGAGAGCTACACTTGGCATAATCGATTTCCCCATATTTATCCTCGTAAGTGTCTATATTTTTTCTATTTTCTAAAATCTCTTGTTTTTTTAACGCTGCCGCAATTTGCTCTGCTTCAGCTTTGGCTTCCATTGCTTTTAGCTCGGCAATGTTTCTTGCCCTCAAAGCTAATGGGGAAATTTCATCTTCAGTTTCTTCTCTTTCATTTTCTTCTATTTCATTTTCCACCACAGCTTCTTTTTTAGAAGGAGAAGTTTCTTTAACATTAAGATTGTTTTTCTCAACTTCTTTTTTAAGAGAAGAAAAAGTTCTAATCATTATAATATTTTTATAAGGATTAAGAATCATTAATTGTTCCTCTGATTCGATTGAATCAAGAATTAATCTTTTATTATTTAATTCTGTTAACCGGCCATCTACTCCAGTTCCGTTAACCAGATAAACCTTAACTATTTGTCCTATCATTTTAATCCACTTAAAATGCTTGGCTCTAGCCCCATACAATATAGTTGATTTAACATATTTTTATATGGTAATCTAGATTCATCTTCTGGCGCTTCATCAATTGCATTTTTAGCAAAAGCTAAATCTCCATAAGTCTGAATTGGAAGCTCGAATCGATCGACAATATCTTGATATTCTTTAGGAAGAATAGTTGTTTTATCAATTATTTTAGCTTTAGCTTTAGCTGCTAAAAATTCATTACCTAATCCAGGTAATGTCAGAAAACCCAAAGACCTGAGATGCATATTTTTAGGAATAATTTTCTCATCAAAAACCCAATCAATATACTCTTTGATTATTTTTTGATTAGAGGTTCCGATCATGGGGCCAATTCTTTTAACCAAAACCATCTCTGGGCATTTGCCCGGAGATGATTTAAAAGAAAATGAAAATTGGCGGCCATAAATATCTTTATATCTTTTACAGATATAAGCTAAATGATGAATTTCTTTCCATTGAGAAATTTTCAAAGTTTCTATTTCTTTGAATTTTTCAAAGAAATTCGCCCACCATTTATTTGGTAATGGAACTAATTTATCTTCTTTTTCAATTGTCATATGTGTGTCGTATTTTCAAATTGAAAACAAGAGCCTCGTAGACTATCACGAACTTAAAATTCACTTGGACCACAAAACTTCAAATCCTTTTTCTGATAAATAGATTTTATATCTTTCTTTTGAATGCTCTCTTAGATAATGAACATCATCATTAAAATCTATAATAGCAGCTCTTTTCTTTTTGTATGAAGGCGTCTCGTACTTTCTAATTACTCGACCTATTCTTTGTAAAGCTCTAACGCTCGACTTCCCACTGCCTGCTAAAACTAAACCGGATAGACATGGAATATCAACACCTATGTCATATATCTTACTAGCTAAAATTGCTTTAATTTTACCGGACTCAATATCTTCTTTAGCCTGCTGTCTAATTAATAAATCATCTGCTCCGGACAGTAAAACACAAGGTATTTTATTTTTAATTTTGTCAAAAATATTTTTACCATGATTAATATTATTATACAAAATTAATGGCTTGTATCCTTGCTCTATTAATTGAATTGTAGAATCAACAATAATATTATTTCTTACATCATTATTAATTACATAATTTTTATAAACTGTTTGATATTGTTTTTTAATCCGCATAGAAGGAACTTTTTTAAATAAAATAGTTGGTTTAACCAAAATGCCGCGATCAATTAACAAAGATGCAGAAATATCAATTATATTTTTACCCAAAATCGATTCTATTAATAAATCAGAACCATCATCACGCCAAGGCGAGGCCGACATTCCATAAATATATTCAGGATTAATAGCCTTATTAATTTCTTGAATAGTATCACAACTAGCTAAGTGACATTCATCTAATTGATGAACTTTAGCTGTTCTAAGAAGTTCTCTGATTTGATCATATTTTGATGGATCGGTTTTTTCCTCATCACTAGAATCTAATACTATTTGTGATTTTTTCAAACCTAAAGCCTGACCGGCGGTCCAAATACTCACAATATTAATATCTTTTATTTCACATAATCCATCCCCAACAATTCCGACAACATCTTGACCAAAAATCGACTGATAGAATTTATAAAACTGATACAATAAATCAGTTCCAATAACATAAATAATAGTCTTCTTTCCAAAATGTGCAGTAACTAAAGCGGAAATTAAACTTTTTCCTGACCCTGTTGCCGATCTAATAATGCCGCAATCATTATTTTTAGCCGCTTCTAAAGCCTCTAATTGATGTTGATAAGGGGGTTTGCCCATTTGTGTCAAAGGGGTAATAATATCTATTGAAGAGACTTTAGATTTTTCTGGCCTTTGGTCTATAATCCTAACTGATTTATTATTTTTTTTATATAAATCAATTACCCTTGAAAGCAATCCATAACTAAAAGTTAAATCTCGTTCTAAAACACGATAGATCCCGTCCCATCGACCAGCTATATATGCTCGTGAATATTGTGCGCCCATTATTTTAAATGATAATTCATCATCTAACATTCGAAGAAAATTAATATCGTTTTCTTCAACTATTTCACAATTTTTACCATGAATCAAAATTAAACTCAAGTTAGCCTTTTAAAGAGCTTTTTAAATTATATTTAGATCGACTCGCCAATATAATTGATTAATCTTGTTGTTGCCCCAATTGAACATGCATATTAGCTACTTCAATAATTTTATTTTTAATTTCTGGCATCTTTTTTAAAGAAGATTCAAATGATAAAAAAGATTTTTTAATACTATATAAATAAGTATCTAAATCTAAATATAATTGTTCTTTATCAGATGTTATTAAAGCAGATTTTGATGACTGTATATTTTCTTTAATATTTTTTAAAATATAAAATAAAGGATCTATTTTTGATTCTAAATCAGATAAATTATCTTTTAATTCTAAAACATCATCGCTAAGCTCCGTCTCGACTACAGGCGTAGAGAATGAATACTCAGAAGAATAAGGAGTGCGTAATGTTTCTGGAATCATTTCTTCAAATTCAGCAGCTAATTTTACAATTTTATTTATATAATTCATTTTTCACCAAAAAACATTTGCTGGAAATCGTGAAACCCAACCTTCATAAGATGGATCAAAATATCTTAATTTACCATAACTAGTTACGCCTAAATTTCCAACATGAAGATCTGTTCTATTAGTAACATATTTTGTTAATATTTCTTCAATTAATTCTAAAAACCAATCACCATGTAAACCGGAAACTTGAGATATTTCATTCAAAGCTTCTTCAAATGGAGGAAGTCTTATATCCATCCCCGTATTGTTAGCCTCTATCTCTTTGACCTCTCTTAAATCTTCATATTCATCTTTTACTAATTTTAATATTCTGCTAGCTTTATTTTTAATCTCTTGTTTTACCTCTTTATGAGTTTCTAAATCTGATATATTTTCTTTTCTATATCTTAATTCTTCTCTCATTTCATCTGCATAAGTAAAAATCATTCTAAAAATTGTCATGAAATAATATTTCGTTTTCTGGGTTAAAATTGTATTCCTTCCAGTCAACGGTTTCATTTTTTCAACGATATAATAATAAATAGTATTTCCTTCAAATTCTCCGAAGATTCCGGCATCGTAAATCATAGCCTCAGTGGCAGCTAGGTCAGAGCCACTAAATATCCTATTCATAGATTTAATCGCCTCTTGTTGACTAAATTTTTTAGTAGATAGTTTTAATACTAAATCTTCAGAAATTTGAAAAGCAGTACCATCGGAGCCTCTTCCGAGAAACTTGGGATGCATAGTTGTTAATCTTTTAATATCATTAATTTTATCTCTGTTCTCTTTGAGAAAAATTGTTATTAAATCTTGAACATCTTCTTTATCTAAATTAAGATTAAAAGTATTGGATAAATATTGAGCCAAAAAGAAATTATGACTAATATCTAAATTATATTCATGAACATTATCAACGTAACTGACCCTATAAAGATATAAATTAGGAATATTTTGTGTTCCACTAAGAAAATAGGAACTACTTGTTTTTAAAAAATCAGGAACCCCTTGATAAGTTTGTAATCTATAATAATAACTTACAATTTCCGCCAGACCCGCCTCTAAGTGCGGAGGTTGACCGTCTTCATCATCAGTAATATTCCAAGATAGATTAGTTAATCTATCTCCGCGAGATGCTATTTTTTTGAAAACATTTTCATTTTTTTGATACCAAATCAATACATCTTCCATACTAAGATCTGGATTAATAAAATCTTTAAAATATTTAATAAATTTTAAAGGTAAAGATGTAAATTTATTAGCTTCTTTTAATTGATAAGCTAATTTTAAAAAAATTTTAGATATATTTATTAAATTCATATTTATATCCCAGACGAGTCAAAATAATTAAAATAGCTCATATTACTATATCCAATATTACCCATGTGTGAACGCCCTCTCACCAAAGGATAAATATGAGGTTTAATTATTGAATTGTTCATGGCGCCCAAAATGTATATGCGGGATCAAAATATCTAAAATATCCCTGATTATTAATACCTAAATTACCACTGTGCAAATCCCTTCTGCCTGAGATTAATTTAAATAGAATTTCTTGAATTAACTTCAAAACCCAATCATTTTGTAAATCATACATTAATTCTAACTCAAGAACGCTTTTATTAATATAGCTTTTTAAATTATTATATACATTATTAGATAATAAGATTATTTGTTCTTTTAATTCTAAATCTTTTATTAATTTTAAATTATATTTATTATATAATTCTATTAATTTATTATATAAATTGATATTAATATATTCTTTAATTTGACTTACTACGTCTTTAATTAAATCATCACTATGCGAACTATATGGAAAAGTTTTAACTAATTGATTTATACAATAATATATCTTTTTATCATAAAATAGATTTAATTCTCCGTAATCATAAGTCATAATCTCTGTTTCTGCCAAGTCTTTATTTTCAAATAATAACTGTTGAGAATTTTGTATTTTTTCATAAGCAAATTCGCTTTTAAATATTTTTAATACCATAGAATCATTAATTTTAAATGCTACGCCATCGATGCCGGCGCCTAAATATTTTGGTTTAAATTGAAAAAATGATCTAATTGAATTTATTTTTTCTTTGTTTTTATTTAAAATTATTGAACAATCTTCTGGAGTCATACGTAAAAGTTGTTTTAAAGCTACATACATAAATTCATTTTCAGCAACATTCTTTGGAATATTTTGTTCAACTACTTCCCCAATAGCAAATAATAATTTTGGAATATTTTTATGTGGCAATAATAATTTTTCAAAAGCGGCATCAATGTTTAATTTATGATTTGGCCAAGTAATTAATGCGTTTTTATTATTATTTGTTAATACAAAAATTGCATCAATATCATTATTATAATAATTCAAAATAATATCTAAATTGTTAATTTTATACCATTCTTTAACATCTTCATCTAAAAGATTTTTTGCAAGAAATCTTGATAAAACTTTTTTTAAACGAATTACTTCGTATAAATGAAGTTCTTCCGCTAATTTTAAAAAATTTTTTGATAAATTTAACGAGAAATTATACATGTTTACATAGAAAAATATGCCTAAAGCACATTTAATGTTTTAAAAGCTGGATCAAAATATCTTAAATGACCGCGTTGATTAACACCTAAATTACCAGAATGTAAATCATTTCTTTCAGTAATTTTTTTAAAAATAACTTCTTTTATTATTCTTTTTAACCAATCTTTAGACAAGCCTTCTTCTTTTTGCATAATTTTCATTCTGGATATAAAAGGATTTGACTGCATTAATTGCCTATAAACTAATTCAGTAAATAATTTTAATTTATTTTTAAAATCTGATTCTGTAATTTCTTTATTATAATATTCTAGTCTTATTTTTTTAATTTCAAATTTAGATCTCCATTCAATAAATGAAATTGTTGATTCAATATTTCTAATAACATAATCTAAATTATCTCGATCTTTAGGTATTTTAAATAGCTCTATAATGTAATAATAGATTGGGTAAATATCATTTTTAAATTCTCCAACATCATAAATCATAGCCTCTGTGCCTGCCAGATTTGGATTTTTAAATAACAGATCCTGCGATTCTTTCGCTTTTATATAAGCAAAATTATTAACAAATATTTTTAAAACCATAGAATTATTGATTTTGTATGCTTCGCCATCTACTCCACCGCCAAGATATTCTGGTTGCATTTGAATCAACCTTCTAATAGAATCTATTTTTTCTTTATTATCCGTCAATAACTTTAATATTTCTTCATCTGAAAATTTCGTTAATGCCCTTATAGATTTTATAATAAAATTATTTTCTGAAAAAATTTTAGGGTCTTTTGATACTTTGAAAGTATTTCCAGCAACCAAAAATAATTTTGGAATTAAACCACAAGGTAATAATAATTTTTCAAATGTGGCATCTAAATTATTCGGCAAATTTTCGTATTTATTTGTAACAACAACCATAGGCCGATTTGTTCCAGAAAATACAGAATAACCTGGAGGATAATAATAAATATATTTATCATTATTGATATAAAAATAATCTTTAAAAGATAAATTATTGATAGAGATCCATTCTTTTATATTATTTTTAGAAATGTTTTTGCCAAGCAAAATTGACATTACTTGAGATAATCTAATCAAATTATAATCAATTATTTCTTCAGCTAATTTTAAAAATTTTTTTGATAAAACTAAAATGTCCATATGAAAATAAAAAAATATGCCGTAGTTTACTACGGCATATTTATAAATCAATCTATGATTTTAAATTATTTTTTACGTTTATCTTGAGCAATACTTCCAATCATACTGCCGAAAGCAGATTTCTTAGCTGCTATTTTTTGTCTAACTTTATCGGCTGCTGAAACCGTATCGTCTGTTCCAGTATCTAATTTAAGATTAACTGTTCTTTCTGCATCCTTTGTTTTTACTTTAGACGCAAACTCTTGAGTTTCTTTTTTTAATTGAGAGACGCGGCTTTCTGGTAATCCTAAACCAGAAAACATAGAGTAGACTTTAACTACATTATCTTTAAGATCTGTAGCGTACGTTCCCCTAAAAATACCTGTCGGCACATCGCAAAGCTCCAAAATCAAAGAGTTGGCATAATTCAAACTAGAGCTAGGAATTTTATCCCATACTGATTTATTAGCCTCAATAATAACACCAACATATTTGGCTTGTTTAATATCAAAACCGCTAGCTAACAATCCCGAATTAACATTAATAATAGCCTCTGAAATAGCTGTTTCATCTTGAAAATCAGAAACTATAACTTCGCCATAAACAGAACAACCAGAACCATCAATTAAAAGTTTGGTAAATTCCATAGGGTCTAAAGGCTTCATAGAAGATGGCAATGATGATAATTCATTAAAAGCATTGATTGGTGAGATAATTGCTTTATTAGAAACATTGAAAAATTCCATAGGACTAACGTCACTATAAATTGTTTCAATCTTAGCATTATCAACAACTACTAAATTATGAATTCTTTTAGCCTGAGCTTCTTTTGATAAGGAGCTTAAGGTTTCAAGAGCATTCTTTTTAGTTTGAGCATCTTCAGAAGACATCGGTAAAATTGCCATTACCACAATGGGTTTGCCTAAAGCTGCTAGCACGTCAACCATAACCGGCAAAGAACCGGCACCGGAACCTCCTCCCAAACTAGTACAAAGAATAAAAACTTGAGCCTCTTCTAACTTTTCAGCAACCAAAGAATAGATTGCCTCTTTATGCTGCTCGGCCGCCTCTCGGCCAATCTCTAAATCCTTAGCCGCGCCGCCTAGAGAGTATTCTAAGAGGTATTTGTTTTCATCTGGCATTCTTATGTGTTCTAAATCTTGTGGCGCTGTATTAAAAGCTACAGCGGGATAGCCTAAAGAAAAATATTGTTCAGCCAATCTTGTGCCTGCTTGCCCGCTTCCAACAACGCCAAATTTAATACTTCTTTTAACTGGAGCTACGATATTTATTGTCATATCTTTTTCTTTCTTTTTAGCTAATTTTTCTTTTAATTGTTGTAAAGTTTCTTGATTTACATCTGAAACATCATCTATAATTTTATTTTCTTGAGTTATAATTTCTGTTTTAATCATTTAATTTCCTGAATCCATTGCTCTCTTTTATCCCAAAAAACCTGAGGAACCATATTACTAAAAGTATTAATAGGTTGCCCTTTAACAATTTCTTTGCGTTCTGTTATTCCCTGCTTAGCATAAAACATTTGTAATTTTTTACCATACATCCAGTGTAAATGAAAATGAATTGGTAAATTTGTTACTAGATTTAATGGATGATTAAATATATGACCTCTATGTCCAACATCAGGTCTAAAAACCGGAATGCAATGAAATTGGCCTGTTTTTATATTAGGATTATTAATATATTCAATTTTATGCCCAGATTTCCAGATTCTGGCATGAGGATCATATAAAACATAGCCTCCTCGACGCTCTGGATTATGATGTTTTAATTCGCAAACAGGATTGATTGTACTATGCGTTATAGATATTCCTTTACCAGATTTTTCTATTACAGACTTGAGTGATGGTAAAAATATTTCATCTCCATCCAATTGAATTAACCAATCTGGTTTAAATATCTCCTGGCATCTTTTGATGGCAAAATTTCTTACTTCTACCTCTGGAAAAGGATTAACCATTTTCTCCCAAGGTAGTTCATATTGAGGAATATATTTGGTATGATATTCTTCAAAATATAATTTATCTGATTTATATTGTTTTAAAATATCTAAACTAGAATCAGTTGAGCCAGTGTCTAAAAAATACATAGCATCTACCCAGGGTAGATGATGTTCTATAACATCTTTTAGATAATCTTCTTCATTATTTATGATTGACCAAGTTACTATCATTATATTTCTTATACAATTTTTTGTTATTTGTTTGTAGTACAGAATCTGTTACTAAATTTTCATTTCCCAAAATGATCTCTTTTGGTTTAAAGAGATTAAGATAAATGGGCTTAAGATTACTCCATAAATATTGTTTTACCCACTCTCGACCTTCTGTTGAATTTTTAATATATTTTTCGTAATTATTGTAAACTTCAACCATAGCCTTGCGAAGATCTTCTACAGAACAATCATAGAAATGTCCAAGTTGTGAATTATTAAAAACTTCATATATAGCTGGTTGTTTTTGATTAGCCTCAATCGGTAACACAAACCCGGAATCACAAATCGTTTTGTGAACTGTATTATTAGTAAGAATGCAAGGCAGACCTAAAGCTATAGCTTCTCGTGGAGTCACTGAGAAGCCCTCGCCTTGTGAGGGGAAAACATAGCAGTCCAAGCTTTTTAAAAAATCATTATATTGTTGATTAGATAATGGAACATCTATTAACTCTACATTTTTTAGATGCAGGCCAACCACTTCCTTTTGGACATTATTTTTATAAGGCCCAAATCTACCATGAAGCTTGAGTCTAAATTTATCATTATTGCCAAATTCTTGAGCAAAAGCATTTAATAACTTAATATGATTTTTTCTTTGCCAGAAACCGGCAGACATCCCAAATGTAAAAATATCATTTGGTTTTGATTTTAATGGGTATTCTAATAAATCTTCTATTAAAATGCCTAATGGTACTACAAAAATAGGAATATTAACTCCGCATTTTTTATATACTTTAACTAGCCAAGGGTCTGGTACAACTGCTAAGTCATAATAAGTATTTAAAATTTTTACCCACAGATTAGGAATTGCATCTGATTCAAACATAGTATAAGCAATTTTAATATTTGAATTAAGCCTAGCATGAACAGAAATCATTTGTTCATTTAAACCTAAAATATAGGTCCAAAAAGCCACCTTACCAAAACCATCAAATGGCTTTGATACAGTATTTAATAATTCTGGCGGGACATCTTTATAATTAGGTGAGCCGATAGGAAATATGTTAACATCAAGATCTTGATGTACACATTTTAACATACCAATTCCTTGACGGCCAATTCCGTCGCTCATCATAACATTAGAGATAATAGTTAAGTCTTTCATTCTTTTAAAAACCATTGATTATTAAGATACCACTGAACAACCGACGGCAACCAACCTTGCAACGTATGCTGAGTCTTCCAGCCCAAAGCTCTTAGTTTTGAATTATCGCTACTTCTAAAAAGAGTAGATACCGAATTTGTATTCTGATTTATTATTGGGTCTTTTAACTCAATTAATTTAGCAATTTCATTATACACTTCTTTCTCAGAAAATTGATGAGAAGATGATACGTTATATATTTTTTCTTTTCCTGATTCTATAATCACAAGGATTGCAGATATTACGTCTTCTACATGAGTAAAATCATAGCCAACATTCCAAATATATGGAGTTTCATTTTTTAAATGAAAACGAATAAGATCAGTGATGATTTGTTTTTTGGATCTTGGACCATAAGCATTCGATAGTCTTAAAACTGTTCCCCCACTATGTTGCACTAAATCCTCTGATGAAATTAGTGATGTCATATATTTACTATAAATAACACAAGAGTCCGTTTCTTTATGGCTTAGCTCCTCATCTTCAGAAACGCCATAAACTATATCTGAACTTAATAAATATAATTTAGAGCCATATTCCTCACAAACTTGACACAAATTATCAGTTCCGATTACATTGGAAAGAAGGAATTCTTCTTGGTTAGTTAAAGAGCCTTGAATAACAATATCAGGCTTTTCAATTTCAAAAACAGTTTTAAGAAAATGTTTATCTAATGTATTTCCAATATAGAAATTATGATTTCTATTACTATAGACATTATGAATATCTTTTGATGAAGATATTTTATCTATACTACAAACTTGATAATCTAATTTATCTTTAATTACTTTTCTAACAAAATTAGAAAGAATGAATCCGCAACTTCCAACACATAATATTTTTTTAGACATTTAACTTCTCACTTTTTGATAGAACTTGTGCTATACCTTGGTCTAGGTTAAAAGACGGAGACCATCCTTGACGTTTTAATTTATCACAATTTAAAACACTATATCTCATTTCTCCAGGAATAGCATCTAAATAATTAACATCAATCATTCCAAAATATTTATTCAAATGTAAAATAATTGTATTAACTGAAGTCCCTTCTCCTGTTCCAACATTATAAACACCAGATAAATTCATAGCTTTAATGTTGGCATCCACTACGTCACTAACATATATGTAGTCTCTTATTTGATTACCATCACCAAAAACATTAATACTTTCAGATTTGAGAAGTTTATTAATAAATATAGACAAAACACCACATTCTCCGAATGCTTGTCTTGTTCCATAAACATTAGAATATCTTAATGCTACATAAGATAAATTATCATGTTCATGAAAAATCTTTAAATAATTTTCTATTGTTAACTTAGTTAACCCATATGGACTTGATGGTAAAGCATCTCTCCATTCTGTAAATGGAAGACGCAATTCATCAGATGATGTATATATTGCGCCACCAGTAGAAGAAAAAATAAATTTAGATTGATGTTTTACAGATTGCTCAATCAAATTTAATGAACCTAAAATATTAGTCTCTGCGCTTCCAATCGGATCTTTAAAACTTTTTCTTAAATCAATTTCAGCGGCACAATGAAATACATAATTAAATTTGTATTTTTCAAATAACTCTTTAACAAGATATTTATTAGTAATACTATCTTGATAAAAATGATTATCAAGAATCATTTTTTTATTTAAATTTTCTATTTTGCCGGTCGAAAGATTATCCAATCCGATAACCTCGAAACCTAGATCGATTAATTTATCTGATAAATGCGACCCTATCATTCCAGCGGCGCCGGTCACTAATACCTTAATGCTCATTTTTATTCTCCAACACAGGAGATGAAATTTAAAATGAAGCTACTCGACAGTTATCAGCTATAATTTTGAATTTAATATATACTGTTCTTTTTTAGCATCTTGCATATCTCTTTCAATCATTTCATCAACAAGCATATTAAAATCATACTCTGGTTTCCAACCTAATGTATTTCTTAATTTAGAAGAATCACCCAACAACGCATCTACCTCAGATGGTCTTAAATATTTTGGATCAAATTTAACATATTTAGTCCAATCTAAATCTAGTTTATCAAAAACTATTTGAACAAATTCTTTAACAGAATGCATTTGACCAGTTGAAACAACATAATCATCTGGATGGTCGGAATTAATAACTAAATACATAGCCTTAGCGTAATCTTTAGCATGACCCCAATCTCTTTTAGATTCTAAATTACCAAGCCATAAAAAGTCTTGTAAACCTAATTTTATTCTGGAGGCCGCTTTTGTTATTTTTCTTGTAACAAATGTTTCAGCGCGACGTGGAGATTCATGATTGAAACATATTGTATTACAAGCAAATAAATTATATGCCTCTCGATAATTCACAGCAGCATAATATCCGGCCGCTTTAGCTACAGCATACGGAGACCTTGGTTGAAATCTAGTTTGTTCATTTTGTGGTGGGGGCGAACTGCCAAATAATTCCGAAGACGAGGCTTGTAAAAATCTTGTATTTGGACTATATTTTCTTATAGCTTCTAAACAACGCATTACACCATTGCCAGTAACATCCATTGTATATTCAGGAATATCAAAAGAAACTCGAACATGCGATTGTGCGGCCATATTAAAAAACATATCCGGCTTAACATCAGCTACTATACTCACAATAGATGAATAATCGGCCAAATCACCATAAACCAATTCTAAATTACTTTCTTTATGAGGATCAACATATAAATGATCTATACGCTCAGTATTAATTGTTGAAGCTCTTCTTTTTAAACCATATACTTTGTAACCTTTTTCCAAAAGAACGTCTGCAAGATATGAGCCAGTCTGTCCAGTAATTCCAGTAATTATTGCCGTTTGAGTCATTTTCCACCATACATCTTTGTTGAGCCCTGTCCATAAAGTTTTTGAAGTTCACCAGTTTGAACCATATGATTTATTTTTTTATCTATCTCTTCAATTAAATCATTTCTTTGGCTATTACATATATTGGTTAAACGGCAGGCGTCAGCTATCTCTTTATCAGTAGCGCTCTTATCTCGTTTTTTATCTTCGGCATGCCAGATTCTTAAATTAACAACCGAAAGCTGGTCTATAAGATTTCCTAAAGTTACTTCCATACTATCCTTTAACTTTTTTTAAATCATTCACTGTGTCGTTTAATAAATTTTGATATGTATAATCCCAATTAATATTTACTTTTGCCATAATTAATTTTTCTTTTCCAGAAGAAGAAAAATTATTAATTTTTGTATAATTTTCAAAATCCATATCAAAATAATTATAAAGATCTACAATAAAATCTTTGACATTAAATAACTTTCCCGCCCCAACCACAAGATCGCTGTTTGCTTCAATACTTTTATCTACAATATATTGTGCATGAACTATATCTCGATAAAAATTTAAATTACCAACATCTATAACTTTTTTATTAAGAATTGAATCAAAAATTTTTCCAAACAAAAAATAATTTGATCTATAAGCAGAATTAAAATAGAATGGATGGATAAATATTACTTTATTATATCTCTCGTTAATTTTTCTTAATTGCTTAATTTTATTAAGCAATAAAAATTTTGAAATAGTATATTCGTTATTTATATCAAAATTAGGGGCGGTATCTAAATCTATATAACCAGATAAATTATTCCATAATTCACAACTAGTATAACAAACTATTTTATCAGTGCATTCCAAAATAGAATTTATTATTTGTAAAGTATAAATATAATTAGGTGTAATATAATCTATATTAGAATCATATATTCTTTGTTCTGCAAAACAGATATATACAGCATTCCATTTGTTATTTTTAATATAATCTAAATTTATATTTCTTGATGATATTTTAATATAATCGTTTGGGAAATAATATGAAAGCTGTGAGGTATTGCCTATAACTAAATTCATATTGAAATTATTTCAAATTGAGGGCACGGAATAATAAATTTTGTACCATTAAGTAACATATCCTTTTCCCTTTCAATAAATTCTTTGGCAAAATGCCAGCTTAAAATTAATAAATAATCTGGTTTAGCGCTCCTTACTTCATCTTCAGAAACAATTGGAATATTTATTCCAGGCATTGTCGTACCCCATTTTAAAGGATTCCTATCTGCAATAGATGTGATTAAATCTGACCCTATTCCAAAATATTGAAGTAAAGTTGCTGATTTTGTACTAGCCGCATAGCCATATATAGTTTTACCTTGAGATTTTTTTTCATTTAAAAATGATAAAACTTTAGCTTTAAGCTTATCAATATTTTCTTTAAATTCCAACCATGTTTCTTTTTTATCTAATTTTAAAGATTTTTCATACTCCAAAATTGATTTAACTCTAAATTCAGCTACATCACGATACGGCTGAGTAGCAAAATGAGACTCATTAGAATTTATTTTTGAAGCATATACTCTAAATGAACCGCCATTCGTATCATTCAACTGGCAATCTAAAATCTTAAATCCATTTTTTTCAAATAAAGCTTTTAAATTAAAAAGCGAATAATAATAGTAATGTTCTCCAAGTATATTATCAAACGCTAATTGCTTAAGCATCAAAGGGGTATAAGATAATTGTACTACAAATAAACCAGAATCATCTAAGACCTCATTAACATCTTGAAGGAATTTATCTGGTTCAATTAAATCATAAAACATAGCTATACAAGTTATTACTTTTGCTTTTTGTTTTCCAAAAATACATTTTTTAAAAACATCTGCTGTAAAATAATCTTGAATAACCAAATTAGTTTTCTGAGAGGCGTCGGTTAAATAAGAATCTTCACAAGGGTCTATTCCAATTCTAATTAAATTATTTGGAACAAATCCTAATAAAGTTAAATCATTTGAAGCAATATCCACCCAAAGATCATTTTCTTTTAATTTTGACACATGAAGAATTGAATTTACAATATTTTTTAATTCATCTCTCATTGTTTGATTTGTTCCGCTCCTATAAAAGTAACGACCAAACATTTGATTTAATGGCGCAGGTTTATCTAGTCTAACATTACCATCATCAGTTAAAACTAACTTTAATTCATGTTTGCTTCCTCTATAAGATTCCTCGCTTTTAAGAAAGTCACATAAATAAAACTCACCTAATGTAAATAATTCTTCCATATTTCCCCTGCTATAATTTATTTAAAATCTGAATAATTGCATCTTCAGAACCTTTTTTTAATTGTTCTTCTGTCCAATTTTCACAAAAAACACTAATGGTCGGTCCATAACATAAATTTTTATAACTTGTATTTACACTACACATCTCGACTCTCGGAACCGGCTTCGAACCCCAGCAACTTGAAGCAACAGTAATCCCACTACATACAGATATAAATAAATCTGATTGGTCATGTATTAATGAAGTTTGCCTTACAGTGAAATCCGCGGCTGAAACTACGCCAGCGTCATCAACAAATTTAGTATGATCTATTTTGCTAGCAAAAATAAAATTACATTTCCCCCATTTTTTTCTACAAAGGCTCATGGTATTTCTTATAATATCTTCGCTTAGATTAAAATTACCAGCAGATCTTAATTGAGTTTCAAGCATTACGGTTTTTGAATGAGGTAGTTTTGAAGAAAAATCTTTAACCATCTCTCTCTCTTCATTTGAAAATCCCAAACACGGCCGCCACTCCCAAGAGGGGTCTGCTCCGAATATATGTCTTGGTATTTCTGAATAATTTTTGTTATTAAATAAATTATTTGGTAATGCTGCCCAAGGTGCTGGAAAATATCCAACATCAAGTGTTTTTAATTGTTCAAATTCATGTTTTTTATCATGTCTAATTTGAAAATTTTCATCCATTATATCTTTAAACCAAACTTTTGGCCATTCTCTAATTTCAGATATAGCATCATTGAATTTTAACATATCCATATATGTAACTTTCTCTGGAGCAAAATTACAATACCATATTACTTTTTTACCTGGCCATAATAGATCTTTATATTTTAAAACAGATGTACACAAACCTATGTCACCATGTTGTTCGTTACATAATATACCAACTTCATTATTTATCATTTTTATCCTTTATTAAAAACCGGGGCAACCTTCTACAGAAATTCCTTTTTCTGCGACATATTTTCGAACGACCTCCATCGCTCTCGATGGAATATGCTCAATAATACCGCCAATAACTTCTTTGTGTTTTTTATTACAATGAGCGCAATAAAATTCATTTAGTTTATTAGCTTCAAGCCAAGAAATTCCCTCAACAGGCTCATCCCACTCTTTATATGGAGGAATTGGAAATGCACTTCCTTTTTCTTCTGGCTGACCATAAACTCTTTGACCTTTATTATTAAATGATGGGTCGTCATAATGACAAATTAAATCATGCAGTACATTTGGGTAAATCACATTGGCTAAAAATCCTTGGTCATATGTCTCGCCTCCATTAATAAACTTATCAACTTCTTCTTTCATTTTTGATAAAATAGAATTTCTACAGCCCCATAAACCTCCCATAATTTTAACCTTAGGGTCTGTGTGATAACAATGACCAATAATTTTATGAAAATTCTTATTACCAGCAAGCCAAGCGTCTACACAAGCTTTTTCTCTAACCGATAAATAAGAGTCAGCATCACGACTAATCATAATAGATTGGTAATCTGTTTCTATTTCCGAACTACAACTTAAAAATCTCCATAGCATTCTTTCGCTTCCTGTTCCGCGCGGCATTTCTACAACCTCAACATGAGAAAATGTTCTCAATATATCAACTATAGGTTTTGGCACAGTATCATCTAAATAAAATCTCACCACCCAACCTGGATAAATTTTTTCGGCTAACATACAATTAATAATTGCATTAATTGTATTTTTTGGTATAGAATTATATAAAGAATAACTTATAATTTTTTTCATTCATTTCCTTTTAGCCATTGTACTTTTTCTTGCTTTACTTTTTTAACTATATCATCTGGATACTGTTTATCGCAACATAACCTATGTGTATTATCCATATTAAAAACTTTATTATCCACCCACCAATCTTCAAATGGAAGATTTGTACCCATACCACAGCCGAGCGGAACTAAAACGTCTGAGCACAATAAGGTATAACCATATGAACTTAATATTCTTCTTTCTTCTAATCTTAAAGAATCATTAAAACGATAAGCGTCATGCTCAATTGTTATTACACTAAATTTATAATCTTCTAACGGAAGCTTATTTAAAGCAGCAACGGTATTTTCATCTATATCAACTGATAAATAATCAATTTGCTTTGGATAAGATAAATTATCTAATAACTTTTTATAATCAATTTGTGTCGCGTCTTCATTTAAAAAAACACAATTCCTATTATTTTTGTAGTGTTCTGTATATCCAACACCCCTTTCAATACAAACTCCTTTCCAGCCAAGTTCGTTTTCAAAAAAATATGAATTGCTTTGATTAATTCCATCTGTACTACCAATATCTAAATAATATCCATTCTTTTTAAAATTTAGAATATTTGCTACAAATTCATCTTGCCACGCTTGAGAATAATATGTCATATCCACCTTTAATAAAAATATTTTAAAAATAAATCCATTCTTTTTTTATGCCCTTCGGCAAATAATGGATTATCATTCAAATTCCATCTAGACCCCGCCATATAATGGTACATACCCTCTGCAATCCATCCAGAACTTAATCCGTGTGCTCTAGAAATTTCTAAATCTTCTTTAAAATATTTCGCTAATATTTCAGAATTATCTAATGTTTGTAAAAAATATGAAGCTTGATAATTAGGTAATAATTTAACTAAATTTGGATATTTTATAATAAAATCTTTAGTTTTACCTCCAGTGTCTACGCCTGGCTCCAAACCAAAATCTAATTTATGAACACCTAATTGTTTTAAAGATTTCATATTAACAATTGTAAAAGCTGGATATAAATATGTTATTCCTGTTTCGCCAATTTTACGGAACTCAGAAGTGCTAGCCACAGTATAATCTCCTAAAATATCAACCATAGAAATTTGACATATTGGAAATATATCAGAATGCATTAATACAATAATATCAAAATCTTTTGATGCTGCATAATTGTGAACGGCCCAATTTAAAGTTTCAGCATATGCTACTGATGGACTAAATATTTTATGTATTTCTTGTGGCACACGTACGCATTTAATTTGATTAGATGAAGTAACAACATTAATATTTTTTTCTTCTTGTTTATCAGAAGCATCATTAAAAATGATTAATTCATAATCATCTTTTAAATATTTTTTGAATTGTCTATTCATAATATCAATTGGAAATTGAAAATTAACAGCGAATGAAAAAATAGCAACCTTCATATTATCCTAATTTATTTAATTAATTTTACTTTTAACACTTGTAATAATTTGATTCCAGCTATTATATATAGATTCTTTTCTTAATACATTATGTGCCGACATATTACTACTAATTTCTTTCAAATTAACTGTTTTTAATAAATGCTCTAAATGAGCAAGCGAATCAAAATATTGAATATATTTCATATTGTCAACATCATACATATCAGATGTATCAATCCATTTATTTAAAATTTCTGGATTTCTTAAACTATTTGGATTATTATAATCTTCTGGCTCATTAACTTTGTTAATTTTATAAAACGTCAAATCAGAAAACATTTTATTTTCACTAATAAGTTTTTTTGCATATTGTTTTGATGGGAAAAACATTGGAACATTTGCTGTATATTGTTCAAATATAGACATTGAACCATTATTATAAGGTACATGTATAACCCCTTTATAATCATATAAATCTTGCCAAGTATATTTCCTATTTTTATCCCTTATATTATCTAAGTTAATACATAAATTATTATTAACAGAAATCTCTGCTCTATCATGTATTATATATTTATTTTTTGTTCCAGTATATTTTGCGTTAGTATACTCGCACAAACTTGGAATATGCACACCATCTATGCCTGTAAAATATTTTGTATAATATTGGTCTCCTTTATTATTACAAATATAATATAATTTACCTTCACTTTGTTTAAGCTTTAAAAAATTATCTAGCCTACTTTTAATTATTCGTGTCCATGTTTGGATATTCATATCCGCTTCATATCTAACACAATTTACGACTATAATTGGTTTGTTCCATTTTTCATAAAGGAGCGCAAATTCTACTGGATAACAAACAATAAAAGCGTCATATTGTTCTAATTGATCTTTATATTGTTCGTAAAATTTATCACATGTTTCTTGAGTGCAAACATTAGATCCAATGAGTTGACTTCCGTCGCTTAACATAATTTTTGGTTTTGGTTTACCTAAAACCCAATGATGTCCAGACAATGACCAGTCATCAACCTGATGACCTAAATTTTTAAATATATGAGCGATATCCGCTATGACTGAAACATGTTGATCGATATTAAAAAATTTCATTTTTCCTTTAAAACTATATGTAATACTGATTTTATGAAATTGGGCTTATTATCAGTTTCACATTGAACTGGATATGGTTCATCACACACATCATTCCAAAATATTTTTTCTACTTTTGGATTGCTTAAGATAAAATTCTCTAATTTATTTTTATCATATTTGTTATGATAAAGATCTTCTGGCTTCCAATAATTGATTTCTTTATTATCATCGGAAATTACTATATCTATATCTTTTACTAGAAGAGGATCAGTTAATCCATTCTCTGTATTTATTTTATATTGTTCTTCAAAATGCTCTTTTTTCATTCTAAGAATTTTATCTTTTATCTCTTCTTCCCACTGCCATTCTTCTATTGGTTTTATAAACCATACAATTATTACTTCTTTTGAAGCTATCCTTATAAATTCATTTATTGCATTTTCATAATAAGATAGATGTTCAAGAACTTCTCTACAATACGCTACATCGTATTTATTATCTTCTATTGGTAAAGGTTGTTCTAATTCTGCCTCCACCATGTCTATTCCATTAGACCTATTAGTATCAACTATAAATTTACAACTGTCTATGCCGGTATAAGCAATGCTATAACCATCATTTTTTAATGCAAAAAAATCTGTGGCTAACCCACAACCACAATCTACCATACTTTTATATTGTTTTTCTACAATATATTTTCTACAATAAACTTTACTTGCCTGATTATGGTCCCCAACCCATGACTTAAAGTCATCAAGCCTTGATTCTACATTTTTATTCCACCAGCTTGTCATAAAAAACCTTTATATTATAACCCATTCTGAGTTATATAAATCATTTGTACTATGCGACAATTTACTACCAAACCATTTTTTAGGAGCTATTACTATTTTATTTTGATTATTATTTAAATAAGCTCCCCACCAAGAGAATGATGAATTGGCCATAATAACATTTTCACAAGAACTTATCATCTGTAAATCTTTCCACGGACTTCCAGATGATATAAATTCATATTCATTACCTTTAAACATTTTTTTACAATATTCTAAATCATCTGAAAAAACATAATATTTACTAGACTTAATATATCCTATTGCTTGGACATAATAATCTGTAAAAGACAAATCGACATAATATTCTTGACCAAGTTTTACATAATCACCACGACGTACATGAATAGCAGTAACTCCTGTTAATTCTGGCACATCATTGGGAAATTTAAATAAATTATTTATTAAGCCTCTACAATTATTAAAATATTTCCAAGATTGGAAATATCCTAATAAATCCATATTTTCAACATACGGTATTTCTTTATAAGAAAAATCTGGTTCTTTATATACCATTGAGCTATTTGGAATACTACAATATTTTAAATTAGGAAAAGCTTCATGTAATTCTGTTTTAGGTAATAAGTAGGGGACGCTATATTCATCTGCCAATGCTATGGCGGCAGCCGCCTGAAAGCACTGATTACCTAGACGCCCCATTTGTCCCAATTTTGAAAACATAACTGACATTTAAGACCTAATATCTCTGTGATTTTTTTCAAGCAACAATATTTTAGGAATAAAATTATCAGGGCTCCATTTTTTATATATTTCTGGATTATCTTGTGGATAATGATAGCTTGGAGAAAGAGTAATTTGTGGAGGATTATTAATAAAGTAATAATTTAAAAAAGTCTCATCATGCCAAAGGGGCATGATGTTATTATTTAGGTCTTCTTCGATCAGTCTCGCACCTTCCTGACTTAACTCTAAATATTTAGAAGACAAACCTCCAGAGAATCCTCCTCCATAATAAACTGCATTTTTTGTTTTTTCTAATGGATGGTATAATTTAGAATTTTTATTTGTCTCAAAGGTTCCTTGGCGCTTGTAATAACCACAATGAGTAACGCCAACTAAATCACCTAAAATTTCATCATCTATACTATCAACAAACAAACTATCCGCATCTACATAATAAAGATAATCCATTTTACTTAAAATTTCTTTATTATTTGAAAAATGTTTAAATCTATCCATAGACGCAAACGGAAATGATTTATGTTCAATAGGTATTACTTCAACGTTTCTGTTTGTAGCAAAATTAATTTTACCATCGGTAAAAACAAAATAAGTTACATCATACTTATCATCAACAAAAAAATATCTATCGGCAGATGAAATTAATGGATTTAAAAATTGTACATATTTATTAGTCCCAATAATTAAAAGACCAATTTTAGTTTTTTTACCATTATATTGTTCTGGTAATTTAGGTTGATATTTATTTTTAGCTCTAACAAATGCATCGGTGTCTTGTTGTAATTTTTTATTAACCTTATGATCATTGAGTGGATTTTCAAGATTATAAATATACAAAATATCTGGAATGAATTTATGGTGATTTTTAGACATTTCTAACATTGGGAAACACATAGTCATATCCCAAGCCATACTCATAAATTCTTGGTCTTGATATCTAAAATCTTCTAACTTAATTGATTTAAATAGCCAGGCATAAAATGTTCTTAAATGAGAAGAGCACCATTCATGCGCTCGATAAGCATTACTATCAATAATATGTTTTGGAATTTGTTTACACAAACCCTTGCCGCCATCTGGCCAATTTTTATATTGGCCATAAGTCATCCAAGTATCTCCAGACTTATAAACGGTATTAAGAAAACTTAAAACATTATCATGTGCAAGCCAATCATCGCCATCAAGAGTAACAATAATTTCGTCATCAGCGCAACTATGAATGGCATTATATAAATTGCAAAGAGCGCCTTTTCTAACTTGATTCTTAATTAGAGTTGTTTTAATTTGTGAATTTAATTTTTTAATAACATTTTGAGCCACTTCAAATGTATTATCCGGGGAGCAATCATCTATAAAAATAACTCTATAAAAATTATAATTTTGATTTAATGCTGAAGTGATATTTTTTTCAACCCATTTCTCATTTTTATAGCTTGGAATAACTATAACAAATTTTCTATCTGTATTTGCTTTTAAATCAAAAGATGGTCTTAATTTGGATGGATTTAATAATTGTGGGAGATTTTTAGATATTATTGATTTGTTATTAATATTTTTATTTAAAATAACTTTTGTTTCATTTTCTTTTAATTTATTTAATGTATTTTTTGGTATATTTTTTGGTATATTTACAATATTGCATTTTTCTGAATCGCAATAAATTGTTATGTTAGATATTAAAACTTCGCCTATACCATCATCTAACATACCTACATTTATTTTAAATAAATTGCCAGGAAATTCTATAGAACCAGTCTCTACAGTTAGATTAAATTCATTAAAATTAGAACCAGCGTCTATTGTACAGTCAGCAAATCCAAGATTATTTTTTGGAGAAATATTAAAATGAAATCTACCATTGCCATTTAATTTTTTTGCTCTAATTTTAATGTAATATTTTGTGTTTTCTTCAAGATTAGAAACAGAAAAACTCGCATTGGAGATTGGTTTTAATAATAAAAAATGCTCCCCGCAACTATAAATATATTTAAGTTTTTTACTATTATAATTATAATTTTTAAAAGAAAGACTTTGATTTGAATTATATATTTCAGTATATTTTTCTTCTTTTGTCGTCTCTAATTTGTCTTTTAAAGACAAAGCGCTTATTTGACATTGACTAAAAACAATTTTATCTTCCTTATAAACAAAACTTTTTTCTGGAATTGTTATTAAATTATCTACAAGATCTTTAGGCGCTATATAAGCCCCGTCATTGGCATATAAATTATCATTAACAACTCTAATATATTTAGAATCAATCTTTTTAAAAATTTCATTCCATTTTGACATACCATCCTGTACTATAACATTAGTTAAAACAATCTCTCCAAGGCTACTCTTAGGGCGAAGTATTTGAATTTTTGGATCGTTAAATTCAATCTCTAATTCAAAATTATATTTTGATAATATTGAATATTCTTTATCTAATCCGTCAGAACAAAGAATAATTTTGCCATCTCCAGAAATTCTGGTAAAACATAACTTAACTTTACTATATCCAGACAAATCTAAAAAACACCTTCCAGTTTTAGATTCAAATAATAATCCATAGTTAGTAAATCTACAATTTTTAAATGCTGTAATATATGATTTCATATTTTATTTAATAATCCAATAACATCATTTTGATTCATTGATTTGAATATTTTAATTTTACTTTTTGTTTTTAATAAATAATCAATTTTACCAAAATCTAGATATTTTTTTACCTTATTTGATACCAAATAATTGTCCGATATTAACTGTGAAATTAATAAAAAATCTATTTCATTAGATAAAATCATTTTTGAATTCTTAATTAAAGTAAAAAATGCAGTAAAATTAAATTCAAAAACAAAAGGCAAATTATTTGAATAATATTTATAAACGTTATCAGTTAAGATAACTGTAGAATATCCTAATTGTGATATAATTGTAGCAAAAGATTTAACCTGTTGAATATTCCAAGGCAAACATTTTTGAGAATGAATTGAATATTTTAAATCATCAGGGATAATAATAATATAAGGTTTATTAAAATCAAATTTTGATAATAATAAATGATTTTTAAAATTATTATTATCAAAATCATTTCTAATTAAAGGCAAATAAAAATTTTTAAAATCAAGAAGAGAATTATTCCAGATTTGTTTTAAATAAACATTATTATTATTGAATGATTTCAAGCCTCCATAATAAGGTTTTATTTTTATGTAATTATTTAATGGATTAAATATTGCGTTATTTAATTTATCAAAAAATAACGGTACAGGGTATCTTGATAAAATCTCTCCAGGTATTTCTTCGCTAAATTTAGACAGACCATTTGCTTCTATCAAATCTTTGAATATAGGGTTGCCTGACCAAGTTAATTTTTTAGATGGCCAAATTTTATTAAAAGCTTCAAGATAAGAAAGACTTAAATAAGATTCTAGCAAACCACCATAACAAGTAACAATAATATTTTTATCTGAAATAGCATTATTTAAAATATTAAATGGAATCTTAGGATTTAAGATTCCCTTATTTATTTCCCAAGGGATTCCGGCCGAAAAAGGAAAAATTTTAAATGACATTATTTTGCCAAACTAATAATTTTGTCAGTAACTTTGTCCCAAGTATATTCTTTCAATATCTCTTTAGAATTTGTTGAAAATTTATTTTTTAAATCATTTACATTTGATACCGCGAACCTTAACTTATCTACGGCTTCACTAACTGATGGCTCAAACATAGAAGAGTATGGCGAACCATTCCAGTATTGAGCCGCAATTGGGGCTCTGACGTCTTTTCCACTTATCAACAAAGCATTGCCATCATTTAAAAAATCTAATTGTCCACCATAACGAGGACAAACATTTATATTATTAGTTGCTAATGCTTCTAATCCAGGAAAATAAAAACATTCAGAATTTGACATAGTAAATACTATGTCTGTTGATTTATATAAACTTCCTATCTCTGGAATAAAAGCTTTAATAACTTCGCATTCCGCATGATTAGGGAATTTTTTATTAAAGTCTTTATATATTTCTGAAAAAGAAACTTCAAAAGAAAATGAAGGCGGTTTATCAACTACCTTCAACACTAAACAAACATCATCGCTTTTATTAAATGCTAAACCATAAGCGTCTAGTAATCCTGATAGATTTTTTCTTATATGAGGCTGTGCTATATTGGCTAATATTTTAACTTTTTTATTTGTATTTAATTTAAATGGCTCTAAATTATTCCAATGTTCTAAATCAACTCCATGAGAAACCACTTCCATATGACTCTCTGGAATATTATTTTTTAAAAAAATTTCTTTTGAAAAATTCGAGGATGGCAGAAATTTATCAGTAAATGTATAAAATTTATTAAATGGTTGTGGTTTATTTGGCAAAACCGTAAATTCATAATTCCAAATACCAAATCTATTTTTGGTTCCGCGCGATAAATGTCTCGGAAAATTAATCATAGCAGTATAACTAATTTGCATATCATAATCATGATATAATTGATTTTCTTTTTTAAGAAATGGAAGTAGATTTTTTGGAAGAAATCTACTTCCATCTGTAGAACAGATATCTACATCATGTCCTTTTTTAATTAAGGAATTAGCTAGACCGCGATGACATACTGCCCAAGAGTGATTCTCACCGAAAAAACCTTTGATACAAATTTTCATAATTACGAAGAAATTAAACCCGCTATTTCAGAAGCATTAACAACAATAGGAGTATTGTTCCAACTGCCTTTCTTAAGATAAACGGTAATTTGAATTTTTGTAATCAAAGTTAAATAAATAGGATCTATCGACAGATTCTGAACATTTAAAGTTAAAATGCCGGTTGAATGATCTATTAAAACCCCGAATATATCGTCTAAAATTATTCCATAACCATCATCGACAGAATAACCATCAGAATTTTTTGCAATACTCTGAATCGCCGCTGCAAATCTTATTCTATTATATGCTAAATCATTTGGCTGAACAAAACTTCCATCAGCATATTTCATTGCTTTGTATTTAGCCGCAGTTAATCCAGTGTTATTATATTCGCAAATAAATTTTTCAAAAATATTAATATTAGATTCGATTAAAGCTTGAATTGGTAATTCTAAAGTAATGTTTCCAATTTCAAAATCTATTTTGTAATAAGTGCCATCTTTATTAAGTAATTGGCCATTATTAAGATAAATATGGCCTGGGAAAAATACATCATTTCTTCCAGTATCAACTGTTGGTGTAGATTTTGATTTATCCTCAGACAAAGAAATGTTGGGGTCGGTATACGGTACTATTGCATTTTCATTTATAAATGAAGATGGTACTAATCTAACATCATCATTAACACAGAATAAATAAGACTGCCAAAATAATTGTGGTAATATTTCATATGTTACATCAACAAATGATGTAGTTGAATAAGCTGGGTCAGACTCTATTGATTGATCAAACATGTACCCGTCTAATATTGCGGTTGACTCACTGACGCTACCTACCGAAATAATATTTTGACTAGTAACTCCATCTAATCTTATTCTTCCATTAGTACAATCATAATAATAATCATAACGACCAACGCTTTGTTGTACTTTTAATAACAAGTGTTTAAAATAAGTTCCAGCAGAGAACCCAGAAATTTCTTTATTAACATATTGTGTAATTAAGTCTATATCTGTTGATGTTACTGTTCCATCGCCATCCACATCTGCTCTTAAAATTTCTAAAGTGGTAACTTCACCGTCTAAAATCTTTTGCTGTGTTACAGGGCTTGATAAAGAATATCCTAATAATTCCGTAGCTCTAATTACATCTAAATTATCAATTATACCATCGCCATTAACGTCTCCATAATAATTAGTATATAGAGTTTGTTTAAATATTCTATATTCATTAGTATTAAGAACATTTGGTTTTAGTTTGCTTCCGACCAAATTAAATGATAATAAGTCAGAGTCAGGATTAATAATGATAAATGCATCATTAAGTCCTAATCCAGGATATGTTTGAACTTTAGTTAAAGTCAAATTCTTTTTTGGATTAAAATCTTGGGCAGCACCCACTATTAATGGTAAATATTCATTTTTTAACTCATTAAGCTTAGAAGAACTAACAAAATTTAACGATGGGACCATTCTTTTTCTAATAAATGTTTTTGATCCCGTTCTTTCATTTTGAGAAACTAGAAAATCTTCTTCAACCGCCTGTATAATAGCTGTATTTAAAGTGTTTTCTGATGTAGAAAAAATTGAATAATATTTTTCTTCGTTATCAATAATGGATCCAGTTTTTGGATCTAATTTTGTTTTAGGAATGCTAATACCAATACCATTATCATATCCCATTCCGTCTGATACTTTAGCAGCATCGGTCCAGACTTGGAACCATAATGATTCTTCTGGAATATCAACCCACACGCTATTGTAAAGTGTAACTCTATAATCAGATGATGAGCTTAAACCTGCTCCTAATAAAATTGTGCCAGTATCAGCAGAACCTGAGCGTTTTACAGTTACCACATAATATTTATCTGGAACTATTCCGCCAGATTTTCCAACTTTTGTTCCAGAAAATACAAAATCAATTGGTTGAAGTACATCATTTAATTGATATCCAATTTCTTTTAATGTTTGTTGACTATAACTAATTTGAACTAAAGGTTGATTAGATGGAGTAAATTCAATTGGCAATCCTGGTAGAATATCGCCAGGATTAACGACGTCTGTTTGTAATGGATATATACTAACAACCAAATCACCTGACCAATCAAATACAGAACCGTCAGCTACAACTCCTAAAAGCAATGTTATTTTTTGAATATTATTAGTTTTTGCTAAAAACTTTTGTCCAACCTGCGAAACAACGTCGTCTGGCTCTAATTGCTTGGAAGTTATTCCGCTTATATTAATATTTAAACCATCAACATTATATTCTGGGCCTATTGCTGTTTGTAAGATATTTGATAAATTTGATGTTGTGGTATTTGGTTTAAAATCTCTCCAAAATAAAGATGGATAAGTATCCTGAGCAATCATTACAGATTCTTTGGAAATTTGTAATGAATTTGTTTCCTGAATTAAAATTCTTCCACCAAGATTTCTAGAAATAAAATTTCCAAAAAAATCATAAAATAAAATACTTAAGACCTTGGTATAATGTTTGGATGTAATCTGCTTTTCATTTTCAAAAAAATAAAAAGTATCACTTTGCAGATTGCCATTAAAATCTAATCCGATGATCGCTACCTTAACTGATAATCTTCCAAAAACATTTGAATCAGTTAAAATAACCTCTAACTGATTACCATATGTTAAATCCGAAGGTTGATTATGAGGGGTAATCCCAACACCATCAAATGAATTAATATTTTTTAAGTTAGTTTGGTCTGTAGTAAGATTATCAGAATCAAAAATAATCGTTTTATTCAAGCCTTCTAATAAAACACCAGAACCAAAATGATTATTTACTATCGCAGAATCTACTTGATTGCTGTGATTTTGTTGAGCAATCAAATCTGATTGCTGTACGCGCATTGAATTTTGCCATAATGTTTCTGGTATTGAAATTTCTTTTTTCTTCATATCTACCCATATATAATATTTACTTTGTTATCAGCAGGCTTAAGAACTTTTATTAATGTCTCTAAAATTTGTTTTAATCTTAGATCGCTTGATAATATACCAAAAGAGTCTAAGATATTTAGATCAAAATTAAAGATACCATATTTTTCATCAACTAAGATAGAAAAATCAGTATTCTTTTGAAATAGAGTATTAAAATCCATCAAATACGTTGTAAATGCATCAGAAACAACAGGATAAACTAATGAAAGATTACTGCTAAAATTAATATCTGTGTCTTGATAAGCAATTACCGTTGGAGGCCTAGATATATTACTTAATCTTAAATTATCTATTCTAGCAAATGCTGTTGATGAATTTAAATAATTTGAACCAATATAAATTTGATTAATTGGATCTATAAAATTTATATCGGCTACTAGTCTCGCCTTGTTAACCCCTGCAAAGCTTTGTCCGAAAACAACACCCTCTCCAAATAAGAATCCTTGGCCAAATTTAACAGTTCCTTTTTCTTCTCCATCAATAAATAATCTTATTTCATCTTGGTTATTTAATTTGTTAAATTTATAAGTAGCTTGTATTCTATGCCAGGTATTTTTAGACCAAAAAACTGGTTGCTTTACCTCAAAAGTTTGATCTTGAGTAAATACAGAAAAAGTAATATATCCGTAAGAATCTTTATAAATAGAAATTCTTCCTTGTGATATGCCATTTGGTATATAATATACTCTAACTGGAGTTTGCTGATAAGGTAGTGGGCGGCTTAACCTAATTGTCTGCCCATCATTGGATAAAATTGAACCATCAGTTAGATTATTCAGATTATTAATATCTTTTTGCAAATATATTCCAACTATTTTATTAGCTTTACCAGTTAAAACAATAGATGATGTTGTTGAAGATGTTACATCTTCATAAACAGCAGAGGTGGCATCAAAATAAAATCTAACAGTCGGGTCATTATATGTATCGTATTTCGGACTAACCCAGAATTCTATTGTTCCTTCGGAGTTAGTTTGCAATAAACCAAAATTATCCAAAACAAAAGGTTTTTCAGTAATTAAAAGGCTTTTTTCAAAATTACTATTAACACTTGAATCTGATTGAAGATATTCGCTAGTTGATGAAATCCAATAATCTGAATTATTTATTAATGGTACTTTATTAAAATCTAAAAGAACTAAAATATTCTTGTTTTTTTCTTGCGGAATTATTCTTAATGCATTTGATGTTATTGAAAATTCGTTATCTTGAATTGTTTCTCCAACCCTTGTGTCGGTCAATTGCTTTGACCAAATAATAAATTCATCAAATACTACCTTAGCCTGTTTTTTACCGAATATGTCTGACCCTATATAAACATCGCCTTTTGAAATAGGATCGAATGGAATAGTTAAATAGACCGAATAATCAAACTCATAAAATCCTTCTGTTAAAAGATATGGAACATTAACCTGTCCAGCAGTTTCTAATGTCCAAAAACCATTTTGAAATCCAGACCTTCCCAAACTAACATTAAAAATATCATATGTTCCACCACTAAAATTAGTAGGTGGAGGAGGGTCTAATCTAATAGAGGTATCATTAATTTTTTCTGTTATTAAATAAGTTCCAGCCACAGATAAAGGTGTTTTAATTACTAATTTTTGTCCAACGTTTGAATTAAGAAAATAACCAGATTGATCGGTTACGACATCTAAACCTGATCCAGAAAGAGATTTGCCGGTTTGCGTTTTGTAACTAAATCTAATTACCGGATAATTTTCATTACCTTCAGAATATGTAATAGAATATTTTTCAGAAATTTCAAATGAAATTCCTGGCTTATTTGTAGCAATAGTATATGTTGTAGCATCTACGCCACTAATATTAAGAAACTTATTGGTTGTATATTGTGTTCCAGCACTAGTAAATGATAAAACTTCTGATGTAGCAACCCCATTAGTAACTCCGTTAATAGTAATTTGTGTGGGGGTTGAAAAATCAACATTGTTACCATTAACTCTAACCGCTAAAGTTCTTCCTTCTGTAATATTTGAAGGTTGTGACGTTTGTATATTCAAGGATACCAAAGCAGGTCCAACGTATGACGAATTTTCTAAACTCAAATTAGTCATTGGTAATAATATTTTTTTAATACTAACTTCATCTAAATTAATTGGAGATGGTAATGATGTTTTAAAAATACTAGAGTAGTTGCCCCAGATAAATTGTCTATCTCGACAACGCTTATGATTGATACCAAAAGTTCTAATAACTATTTTATCACCAATTTCCGCATTACCAATTATAGTAAGAACATCTTGATTTAACATGTTCTTACTAATTTCATAACCAGGAAATTGGGCTCTAACTCCTGGTAATTCAATTTCTTCTCCAGATCTTAAAAGATAGACAGCGATATTACTGTAAAGGTTTATTTCACTAGAAACTACTGAACTAAATTCATTGACCGAAAATCTTGCATCAGTTAATGAGGCAGGCATATTAGCGTCAAGTGTAAGATAATTTCCCAAAACGCTAATAATTGTATAATCATTAAACCCAGATTCTATTATTTTTATTGAATCACCAGGAATTATTCCTTTACTATCAAAATCAATAGAGTCAGAATAAACAATCGGACTACCAGCCTGCGTATGAAGATCGGCGCCAAATAATATTGTTTTACTTAAAGAACCTAAAATTGTTTCTGATTTAACTGATCTAAATTTTTCATCAATATAAGTCTCGGGCCTACCGCCATATTTAATTATATTTGGAACCTCAAAACCATCTACAAATAAATGCATTTCATCTTTTTCATCAAAAGTATCTATTTTCCATGAAGCTGCAATATGATGAGTTTGCCCCGACTTCCAATTAGAAATATCCGTACTTACTCTTCTATTATTACCTAATTTATCTTTTACAAGAAAATTTAAATACCCACTTCCATCTTTAAATATTGAAAATCTATTTTTATCTGAATCTCCAAAATCAAATAAATAATGCTCTTCGTCCGCCATAAATTGTAGACCGTCGAAAGAAAATCCTTGAACGTAACCATCTGTATACCCATCTACATAACCATATCCATCAACGTATCCGTCTGCATAACCGTCGGCATATCCGTCTGGATACATAAAATCATAGTTATCAATATTTAATTTAAAATTAATCTCTTTTAATCCACTTCTTATATAATCACTAATATCAGCTAGACCAGGAATTAACTTGGCATTATAAATTTCCCCAGATGAAATAATATTTCCAGTATATGATTTATTTGATGAATCTTTTGCTAATAATTTCCACACTTTATTATCTTCATCAAAATAAATAAATATACCATTTGAATATGTATCGCTAATTTGATATGGTATTCCTTTTGGACTTTCTAAATCATTTTTATTTAAAGAAAATGAATTAGTAATATCATATGTTGGATGGTATCCTTTTGAACCAATATAAATTTTATCAGAATCTAACACAGACTCATCAGAAAATAATTTAAATGTTAGAGTCGCGTCATTATCCAAACCAAACCACTGAGGCGTTACAAATGTTTCTAAGGTTCCTTCTTCTAATTTTAAATTACCCGAAACTGGAAAAACAATATTTTGACCATCTTTTTCAATCAACATTCCATAATCAAATTTTCCTGGAACAATTTGAACATCTCCATTAACCAAAATACTATTTGAATATAAATAGCTAGATCCAAGCGACCAAACTTTAAAAATAGATTCGTTTATTTCTGGTTTAATATGAGTTATTTTTGAAACCAAATTTTCCATTGATATTTTTGTTGGGCCTTTAGTAAAACTCTGAAGAGCAGCACTTAAAGCATCTCTGTATCTTTCCCTAACCATTGAATTATCAAAATGATTAAGTACAGGAATATTTATTAAAGAACCAAAATTCTTTAATAAAGCATCTCTCAATGCTCCTACTTTATAAGTCACATAATACGTTTCTCCAGAGGATACAGTTTCAGATTCTCTAAAATCCAAACAATTATCCCCGTATTCATAGGATACCAAAATTTCATCATTTAAATATGTATAATCAATAAATAATTCGCCATGATCATAATCAACAATGGGCGTACTGGATCCGTTCAAAGTCAAATTATAAATAACCTCAACCTCTTCGCCAGCTAATGGATAGTTAATATTTTGATCAAGAACAATTGTATATCCAGAAATATTAGAAACACTTAATTCAGAATTATCAGAAACTTTTCTAATTGACAAAACGTTTTGAATTTCAATTCCGTCTGATAAAAATTCAGCTTCTAATGTTATTTCATTAGAAATAATTAAATTTTCTTTTTTCTCTGGACCTAGACCTAAACTTAATTTATTACCTAAAATATTAACATTAGAATTAGCAAAATTAACAGGAGTATTATTATTAACCAAATCATAATGGTCAAAAATATGTCTAATTTCTTTTGCGTCATATGATAAATATATACTACCACTATCAAAATAGTAGGGATTCATTTCATCTTGAGCATTAAATCTTTCATCCGACCTATTGGTTAAATTACATACAACATAATCATCTTTAAAATTTAAAACATTAAATCTTTGAGATACACCATTGGATATTCCAAGACTGGTATAAACTTCATTAACTCCAGTAATATGTTTATTTTTTGTTGAAATATTTATTGATTTATAATTAACATTTCCTAAATCATAATCTTGCGTATCTGATACGCCGAGGTAAATAATTCCAGAAAGATAATCTATTTGATAATATCCAACAGAAAGTAAATCTATATTAGATGATTCTGACCCAGTTTGATTATCAAAATAAATCTCTTGATTAAATAAATCTTTTCTACTAAATGAAACGCTAGTATTAAAAGAAGATCCTATGCAGTCTTCTGTATTAGCTCCAATTATTTCATTTCCTAATTTAATCTTAAAAATTTTAATATTATTATTGTTTTCAATAACACTGCTAACCAATAATAATTCATCATAAACATTTTTAAAATTAACACGCTCTCTAAATATATTAGAAAAATTTAATGGTTTTTTATAATCAAAATATATTGTATCATTAATATAATTTCTAGATGAATATACTTCTCCAGTAGTTTCATTGTAAATTCTAAAAACATTAGTAACTGGCCAATTAGATACTTTTAACGAACCATTTGAATAAACTTTATTATTAACTCTTTCATCTAATGATTCTTGGTGAGTTTGTGATTTAAAATCAAACCCATCTACCAAAACTAATTCATAATTAAAGGTTATTTTTATATTTTTGCCAATAATATCTCGATTTGGATTTCCAACAAGTTCACAAGTCTCTGGGTCATAAGTAAAATCTATTTTTGAGCTATACTTGCTTCTGTAATTATAAGAAATTATTGGAGGATAATTTCCTGTTCCATCTTTGTTTTCTTCTCCAAAAACAAAGACTTGTCCTGTTTCGTAATTAACAGCATAATCCCCGGCCTTAAATGGCAAGGCGTCTAATTGAAGAGGAACTTCTTTAATAAAAGCCGGATGCGTTGAAGAAAAAGGAGGATTAGCTAATGGATCTAAAAATAATATTCCGCCTGTTTTTGAAATAATATCTTCATCATTAACAATTGGACAATGATTAGTAAAAAATGAAGTAACCAAAGGTTCTACAGTTTCTCTAGTTGCAGTTAATAATTCAGAAACATTAATTGATTCTGGGTCTATAAAAATACCTAGATTTTTATAATCATAACTAACAAATATTTCATCAATAGCTGATGGTAATTTAAAGTTAGGGTCTTCTAAAACAGAATCATTAAGTTTAACTTGATTATCTTCTAATAATAAATATGATGAAGCAAATTTATCATATCTGTTATTTTTAATCTGATAACCTTTAGATGAAATAGGATACTCATATTTGCTTCCATTATTATAATTAATAATTATACTATGGACTTTTAAAACAGGTTTTTTTATTAAATTTAAAATTAATCCATCAAAAGTACCAGAAGAACTTCCAGCAATTAAAATCTCTTCTGTTACGGTTTGTTGCTGTAATGATATTGGCTTGCTTGGGAATGAAGAAAATGATATGCTTTTTGTAACATAATTTCCAGTAGGTTCTTTACCTACTCTAATTAATTGATAGGAGCCTTCTTCATTTAATCTATCAAAAGGACCATTACCTCTAACTTTCTTTTCATCTTTTACAGTATGTGATAAATAATTATCATTTTTAAGCTGACCAATATCATATATAAATCTTGAAATTAATTGCCCCAAATGTTCATTAGCGGTTCTTACTACGGTCCCCGGATCTAAAGAATAAGGGCCTTGAGATAAATATGATAATAAACGATCTCTAATATTATTATCTGGGCTCTCTGCACCAACAATCAATTTTGAATTACTATTACCGTCTTCTATTAAGAAAGAATTGTTTATTGATTTAAATTTAGCAGAATTACTTGATTTAAATTCTATTTTATAAGTCGCTAATGGAGTGATAGGCAAAATATAAATAATTAAATAATCAGAAATAACATCAACAGAAACAATTTTACAATCTGGTATAGATTCAGTTAAAGAAGTTATACTAATATTTGATGAGTTAATTCTACTATCTAATTCTTCAGAAAATCTGACTTTGATAGTATCACTTTCATAATGTTTTATTTCTAATATTCTTAAATTAGCCATTATTACCTATCTTTTTTCTTTATAAACATTAATGTTATTAGCTACTAAATACTGATTTTTCTTAGCAGAAATACTTAAGACTGAACCATTATTTCCAGATTTGTTAAACTTAACAATTCTAGCACGATCTACTCCTGATACCGAGTAAGCTATGTTAATAAGATCGGAAGCATCTACTGTTAATCCAAGTTTATCGCTTGTTACATTCGTAGTAACAGCATTAATAACATTTTGAATTATTAATGCTTCTGAGTCGGATAAATCTTCAGATATAACTATTGCTAATGTGGCATCAACTAATACCGGATTAGTATTTTTAACTAGAACATCAGAATTTATTGGTCTAACCACTTCAATTGCTTGAGTTACATCGCTAACTAATTTATCATAATTATATGAGATGGATATTCTTTCATTTTCTTTTGGAGCAGAGTATTCATATGAGCTTTTATATCTAGACTTGGCCAATGGCTGATTCATGCTAAAAACTGTCAATGTGGCCGAACCAGAAGAGTTAGAAGAGAATCCGCTAGAAATAGAAATTGATTTAACTAAAGCAAATTTTTTATTTGTATACAAAGTTCCACTTTTAGTAAAACTAAGAATTTCCACATCTGGTGATGCTTCAGTTCCTATTGAAATATAAAAACTTACTCTAATTTTATCGCCAATACTGGGAGAATTTTGATAATTATCTGATGTAAAAGGTAGTTCAAATTCAAAATAATTCATTGAATTATTTTGAATTGATTCGTTTTTACAAAAACTATTATCCTTAATTGAATACCATTTTAAATCATAAGTATAATCAGAAGATAAAACATTATTATTATCATCTGCTGTTACTAGTTCAACCTTACAAACACGAGAAATTTTGACATTGGAAGGAATTGAACTAACGGAACTAATACCTAAAAATGATTTTATTAAACTAGAAAGATTATGTCTTAATCCTGTATTTGAAACAGTCAATACTGCATCAAAAATGCCATGAAAAGTTGTTCCAGTAATTGCTAAGTTGCCTGGAGAAATAGTTCCATTAATTTGTAATCCAAGATTAGATGGAGCTATTCTTAAATTTGAATAAATATTAGAATTATCAAATATATGAGAAGTTGGCTGCATGCCAATTGTATTATTTTTAACAACAAATTTATTATTAGATCTAACCGCCGGCAATGATGATAAAAGAGTTGATGGTAGTAAATTAGAAACATTAGCAATATAAGTACACTCTACTAACTTACCGGCAGACGCTGGGCTAGTTGAGGTAATATTTAATTGAGACTCATTAAAATTGCCCGTAGAACCAAAAACATCAACAGCATTATAAATAACAGTAACCGATTGGCCTACTGTTGCAGTATTTGATATATCTGAAGGCAAATAAATAGTCATCCCGCTAAATGCACCATCTTGAGTATTAGTATCCCATAGTTCTCTACCATCGCTATCTCTTGTAATAGAGACAACATTATTAACAGTTTTATCCACTACGACAGAAAGACGACTAGATATTAAAGAAATACTTGAAGATTTTTGATCAAAAACATTACAATTAATTACAGAACTAATCGGATGCGATAAACTAACTTTTAATAAATCTCCAGAAGCAATTAAAATAGACTGTTCTCTTTTTATTAAATTTGAATAGCCCCAATCAATTGTATCTCCCGAGCTTCTTGAATTATAAGAAATTTCTTTATTATCAAAATCAAAATATCTATCATAAGAAAAAACCCAAGTATAATCAACTTGCAATATATCGCTGATTGACGGAAGGCTCTTTCCTCCAATTCTAATTCTACCAGTTAAATTATTGGTTCCAGTCCCATCTACATTTTGAGAAACAATAGTATATCTTTCACCAGTAGTAACATTAAAAACTCTTGTTACGCTATTACATGGATAATGTGAAAGCTGAATAATAGAACGGTCGCTAGATAAAACTTGACTATTTTCATTGGTAATTGAAATATCTTGAGTAACAGAATTAACAGATAAAACATCAGAAAAATTAGTTGTATCTTGATTATTAAAAGAATTTTTTGTTTTATCCTCTTGATATCCCGATATTTTATTAGATATCCAATGAACGCGATCTAAGCTCCAAGGAGATCCTTGATAAGATCCTGTATCTCTAATTAATTCATAGTTTCCAGAAACTCTACCAAATTCATCTGTTGTTTTTAATTTAAAATTAGCACCACTAATAGACCCAACAACAGAAATTATATTGTTAACCGGCTGGTTCGGTAAAGTTCCAGACGTCATATTATCAATTCTTTTTCTGGTTATTGTTTTATTTTCATCTCCTCTAATTTGTCCCAAAACAAAATCATTCAAAGGATGTGTCGGGTCTTTGGTATTTGATTTATCATGATAAATAAAACCATCTAAAACTTCTTGTAATCTAGAACCAAAAACCAAAAGATCAACTTTTCCACCGCTACCCTCTGAGACAATTACATCATTACCAGAAGAATCTGTTTCAACAACAGTTCCATCCCTGGTCATCAGTGTATCGCCTGGCTGAATAGTAATAGCATCAATAACAGCAGAGTCAGTTTTGGCGGCGTTTTCATATCCAGTAGCAGTTCCAGTATTTGAACCAGAAAAGATGGCCAAAACTCTATTTCTAAAAGTATTATCATCTTCTGCAAATTTACCGTTAGAAAATGGAATTGCATTAAATACATTATTAATTCCAGATATTCCAACTTTATTTAATGAATATTTTGAAATATTACCCTGCGCTCCAATTGCCGTAGCTTCAATTAAAATTTCTACAGCGTATTGATCTGTGATATTTAAAAAACTTAAATCTGATGCATACTTAGCCGCTACTGCTTTATAAAAACTACCAGAAATACTAGAAACAGTATAATTGTTTTTTACTATAAATGTAGAGCCGTTTTTAGCTCCAATTATTTTTCCAGCCGGTATTAAAAAATCATTATTTAAGGAATTAAAAGTCATGACACAAATATTTGCCGCTTTAGACCCTCCTCGACGAGTAGCGTCCCAATTCAATGCCAATTTGTCAAGATCGGACCCAACCGCTGTTCTTAAAGATTGAAGAACAGAAACGCTATTTAATTCATCATAACCTGCCGCAACCTGCGTCGCTGGACCGTCAATAAAAACATCTCTAACTACTGTCCCTGGTTTGGTATCCAAATCTGGTTGAGCAATAGAATAAAAAGCAATTGAATTTAAAACAAGCTCATTAAAACTTCTAATTTTGGCCATGAATTCACCTAATTAAATATCCAATTATTATATTGGATTAATATCAAATTTGGGACTTATATTGCTTAATGACTTGGTTAGTACATTAATTACCGTAGAGTAATATCTTGGGTCCGTCGTATTTCTTGTAATCATTATATTATTTATAGCAGCTAATTGCTCTCCAGGAGATAAATATTGATATTGTGCTTGAATTTTTTGTAATTGTTGAATCATATCTAAAGTATTTCTAATTTGCTGAACAGACATATCATATGTAAATTCTGGGTCATAAGCAGCACCGACCATTGTTTTATTAATTCCACAACCAAGATTAGTATGATGAGGATTCCCTTTAATCGGCAAAATGCAGTTTTTAATTATATCTTGCACTAATTTTTGTTCATTTTGTAATTTAACAATATCTCCATTATCAATTTTAATATCACCATTTTCAAGTTTAAATTCAAATGACATTTTGCTCCCTACATATTAATACTATTTCTTTGATTTGGATTTAGGATTTGATTCTGGATAAGCTTGTCAACAATTGTTAAAATTAATTTTACGCTTTTTTCAAAATCTTGAAGTGAACTGAGGATTGATTTGCCGTAAGCTAGTCTGGCGGAAGGTTCTAATGAAGGATTAAACTTGAGCAATCTTTCATAAGATGGATCGTCCAAAAAACCCATTAAGGTCTTTATATCAATACTCCATAATGCAGTATAAATTGCTAAAATATCAATCAAACCTAATCCGCTAACTTCTCCGGTAATTATTTCTATTTCTCTTAATGCCTTAAATCCTATGGTTGCCCATTTTTTATTATTTTCTGTAAGAGCATTAATTTCATTATCATAATCTTTTACTTTATCATTTGTGCTTTTAACAGCAAATGGGCCAGCAAAATCTCCTAAATCTTCATCAATAGCTAAAATTCCTTGAGCTAATATTTTTTTAAAATTTAAAGCGTTTAATTTTATTTCAGAAGCAGAAGCGTATTTGGTACCAAGCTTCAATACGTCGGCGCCAACATCACCTTTTTCCGGACCTAAATTGGGACTAATCGGAAACCATGTAATGTTTTGACTAACCTTGTCTAAAATTTCAATATTACTAATTAATTTATCAACACAAATCATTATGGTTTTAATTAAATCAGTAACATTTTCATATTCAGTATCTTTTGTTAATTTAAATTCTTTTTCATCTAATTGGGTTAAGTCAATTCTTAACATTGAAGCAATATTAGTAAATGTTACATTACTATTAACGGCAGTTAATCTTTGTCTTAAAATTGATTCAATAACTGGTCTTTTAACTTCTTTTTTTGGACTAGAAGAAATAACCAAATAATCTCTATTTTTTAAAAATGGCAAAGCTACGCTATTTTCTTCTGGAGAGACTACATAGCTAATGGATGGGTCAACTATAAATGGTTTTAATAAATGTTTTCCAGAATTAAAATTAGCCCCAATTATTGTTGAAGAGACGGCCTCACTAGCTGAATCAAAATATTTATTTAAATCATCATATTGAAATTTTAATTTAAGAAATTCATTTGCTCTTTCGTCTATATTATATTTTTGTTCATCAAATTTTAATGGTTCGGTATCTCCAAGATTATTAAATTTCGGAGGAACCCGCCCCATAATAATAGACCTAATAACAACTGGCATTTCATATTGACCTGAATAAAAAAGATTTTGAAAAGCAAAAAGTTCTTGTCTGGCGTTTAAACTTTTTTTAAGATCTGTATCTTTTAAAATCTTATCATCAGTATTGAATCTACTTGTTTGGTCTACGCCAGAAACTATTGGGTAGCCGGTATTATAATAGCTGCCGTCTGGAGCGACGGCAGGAAATCCTATGAGTCTATAAAAAGCATTAACTCTAGATTCATAAATAAATCCAGCATCTATTTTTGAAGTAGTTGTATTGGTTTTTGGATCAAAGCCTTCTCCCGGACCTACTTGACTTCTAATTTGATCAATAGGAACAATATACTTTTGATATAATGCTTCAATATCATTTTCAACATATTGAAAATCTTCAATTTGAGATGTTTTTTGCTGTCCTGGTATAAATGCCATAATTAACTATTTCCAATATCAGAATTATCACGACGAACGGCGGGCTCAGTTGTGGCTCCAACAAATGTGTATTTAATAACATTCTCCTGAATAGAAGAATTTTTAGTATTGTCGCCAGGTATTACGTTACTCAAAACTTTTCCATCGTAAGAAACGCTTAATTCTCCGTCTCCAGGTTGTTTACTAGAAATTTTTGCAGTAAATATTTCACCATTATAAGTAAAGTTTGTTATCTTACCAAGAGTAACGTTTGCAGAAATTCTTTTTGCTGTTTCAATAGCGGCAGAATCTGGTAAATTGGTTGCAATAGAGGTTCCAGATGGGTCTTTAAGAACAACACTTGCAGTAATTTCTCTATTTAAAAATTGCAAATCTGTATCAATTGACACAGAAGATTTAAATTGACTAACTCCAACCTTTAAAGCATTATTTAATATTGCTAAAGTTTCTTGTTTTAAATTATCCATACAAGACATACAATTAGCACTAAATAAAGCAATGCTTTCTTCTGAAATATTTTTTCTTAATTCATCAATCGCATTAGATACGCAGGCTTGTGCTCCTTCGACATCAGGAGCAACACCAGTATCTTTCATTTTTTCTAGAACTGGAGCAATACCTTCTGCATAGATAATTGCATTTTGTACTGCTTTTTCTACAGAGACTTCTGGAATACAGCCCACAGTTACTAAATTATACCCCGCCAAAGTCGGAGCATTTGGTTTCCAAACAAATGAAAGGTTTTCAATAATTAAGCCATCTTCCGATGCTGGTAAATCGCTCGCCGACCCGGCAGATAAAGCTTCTTGAGAAATAAAAGAATTTAAAGTAGCCTGCTTGTCATCAAGCATAACTTTAGTTTCACCATCCGATTCAAAAACCAAACCTCCTTCAATATTAAGAGTTCCTCTAACATTATCAATTACAAGATTATTTTGATAGTCATAAGTTCCTAGATATGGCTTTCTAACCACAATACAATCTTTAATAACAAATTCTCTTTTAACACCTAGGCTAGGCTTGCCTAAAACTATAGGATCTACTGTTAATGTCAAATCAACAGTATATGGGGCTTTTTTAGGCTGAGTGTCTGATTTAAATTCCAACGGATCTGGCCAAAATATATTTCCAATTATTGGAATAATAATACTATTAATTGGATAAGTTGGCTCTTCAATAGAAGTATCCAAAAGCTGCCATCTTTCTGGCCTGGTAGTTGGGATTGGGAAAATCTTGGCTATATCAGGAATGTCCGGAAATAATTTTGAAGCGTCTGTTCCAATTTCTTTTCTATAAATTAATTTTCCGTTCGTAACTTTAATCCCATCTGGTGTATTTTTAACAAATGGAGGACAAAGTTGGATTGGGCAGCAACCATCCGGATCATCATCAGAACAAATACCAAAACCAGCCAATTGAGCTAATGATTTTATTATTGCAATTATTGCAGCTAAAGCAATAAAAACAGCCATAATATTTTGTAGAAAACACAAAGCGGCAGCGAACTTTTGTAAAGCCGCTAAAATAGAATGAGAATCATGTAGTCTAATTGAATCATAAAAGACTTTTAAATTTCTTATTAAGTCTTCTATTAATTTCATAATTGTAGCAATGATAAATTCAATCAAAGCCAATATGAGAAGTAAAAGAGCTATAATCATAGCTATTAAAGCTAGCCATGGAAATAAGTTTAAAAATGGAGGTAAACATTCCATGAAAAGTTTTTTCAATTTCATGGCGACTGCAAAAGGATTAGGAATAGCGCATAGAACCTCAATTACGCAAGTAATTAATTTTAATACCGCCATAAAAAAATTATAAATAGACAAAAATGGTGCTATATGTGCAAGAATTTTAGCAATAAAATCCATTACACTTTTCATATTTAAATCAAGCTGAGCTTTAATTAAACCGCCAGGAAAAATTGCTCCTAATTTTTGCATCAATCCAAGCAAATCCTCAATCAAATCTGTTGGAAGATCAAAATCTGGTAATGGAATTTGAACAGGGCTGAAAGGTAGACCAAATCCTGGAATAGGAATTCCAGGAGTTGTTGAAGGATCTATATTAATCTGATTTGGGCTACAAGGCATGTTTTCCTAATTATCCGATAGTTCTACCATATGGATGTCTATTAATTATACGTTTAGAAGTTTCAGCATACATAATAATATTCTCTGCTTCGAACTTCATACTGGCATTGCTCTTAAATATCATATCTTGCTGAGAAGATAAAGTAATAGTTCCAGGACTAACTATATCAATACCTGTTGGTCCCATTCTAAATATCATATATTGTCCATTAATTAAAACTCTAATATCTAATGTGCCATTTCTAAAAGCATCATTTTCTTTAGAGAATCTAGAGTCTAAAGTATTTCCTAAACCAGCACCTCCGATTTCAATAAACATATCTCCATCTAAAGATGAAGCATAGCTTATTCCATTTTTGTCTCTACCAATTCTAGAAACAACACTTCCAGCCGCATCTAACCAAAGAGATTGTCGATCAATTGTATTGGCACCAATATTAAATGAAATAAAACCATCAGCGTTAATGCTGCCGCTTCTACCACCAGCATTAGCTTTAGGTCCAGAAATAATAATTGTATCCGAAACAATTTTTTCTAAAGGTTTAAAATCAGTATTAAGATGATGATTTTCATCAAAATTAACTAATTTCTGACCCACTGATAAATACCCGGCAGATTTTAAAAAGCTATCACAAACATCAGTAATATCATGATAAGCTGTTCCGTATTTAATTATTTCATCATCAACAAAACTATGCGGAGAAGCATATCCATCTAATAAATCGTCAGATGAACTTAAAGCAATTGCTGACCCGCTAGAAAAATCCTTAACAAAAAGTTCTTGATAAGTTTCGCTTCTTAAAAATTCATTTGGGCTAATTGATGGGTCTTGTTTGGCAATAATTGAAGCAAAATTAGCTACTCTAGTACAAAGCGGAATGTTTCCTGTATTGCTAGAAGCCGGAATATTAATTTTAAATTGACCTTCTTTATCAATATCTATAGAGAATTTACTTTCATCTCTAGAGTAATCAACATTATCAAGAAGATTATTATCAACATTAACTATATTAGCATAATCTTCCGTACCTTTTTTAGCATTAATTTCAAAATGAAATGAAATGCTTTTCCTTAATTCTGCTAGAATTCTTTTAAAAGCATCGGCTTTATCAGTGCTATTTTTTAACGATAAATTATCTAATTTACCAATCAAAAGTGGCACTTTATTTATGTCTAATATATTACCAAACGTATCAACTAAAGTACCTTTAACACTTTCTATTAAATGATTTGGTCTAATCCAGTTAAGATTAGCAGTATCAGTTCTATTATCAGTCCGATCATTAACTGGAATTGTAATATCAGATCTAGAATTTGAATACTTATCTATTTCTTCTTGAATATTATTAAAATTATAACTATGAGAAAATTCATAAAATAATTCCCTAGTTTCTGCTAATGCGGGATTTCTAATTTTAATAAATTTAGAACTATAAGATGTTGATAGACTTGGATCCATACCTATAGTTTTTAGAAACTCATCATATTGATGGGAATCTAAAACTGAACCCAATAAATCTCTAACAGAATTTTGATCTAAATCTCTTTTAACAGAACCACTAATTTTTCTATATGATTCTGTAAACTCTAAACTTTGTTGAACATTATGGCTAATAATATTATCTATTGGATTGACTTTTAAAAAATTATTAGAGCTTCCTATTTCAACACCATCATTTGGGTCTAAAAATAAACGAATACCATTATTAACCTGCATCAAGGCCCGGCCATTTGTTAAGGCCGACATTTGATCTTGATAAACTGTTGTTGAATTTAATTGAGCATTTCTAAATATATTAGTTGATGGCTCTTGAGAAACTATTTTCCAATTACCTGCGATATCTACTTCTGCTAAAATTACAGAGGTTCCAACAATAGCGTCGCCTCCCATAAATTGCCCGTTTGGGCCTAGCCATCCTGAAGGAATAGGTGTTACAATTTTAATTTGCTGGCCGGCTTGATTAAAAGAAACATTAACAGTTCCATTATTATTTTTTGAAAGAATGGTTCCTGTTCTTAAAATGCCAATTGGCGTTCCTAGTCTGGACATAAATTCCTATGGTTGTTTAATCTTATCATTAAAACTTTCTTGATAAGAAGCATATTTCTGAGCCGTGGCCTGATCGATAATTGGATCTTTAATATTTTTTATTTCCTTAACTCCCTGCTGAACATTTTCATATGTAATCCAAATATCTATAACATATTTAAATAACATCTCGCGAAGCTTAGCATTTTGATCATTTTTTATTTCTGCGCTTCTAGAGATTGATAGCTGCCGCGCCATTTCCCAGGCGGCAGAAGAAGCATTAGCAATTGATTTATCTGGCCCTAAATCAATTGGATCAAATACTATACTTTTTCTAATTAATTGAGGATCTAATGGTACAGAATCAGTGATTGTATTGTCTGGTAATAAGTCTTTTTCTTTTCCAAATAAATTAGCTTTTCTTGGATTAACTACCCACTCTACTACTGCATTAGAAACTTTTTCTAAATTAAAATTCAATTGTTTTAAAGCGGACTGAGCATCAGCGGAATTATAATAAGCTCGAAGTTTTATTTTTATTTCTTTACCATATTCGGGAGGGTTAGCTACTCCACTGGCGGCTAGTAAAAGATTATAAAGAGTTTTTCTATTATCATTGCCCATAAATCCTAATAATAAACTATCAAAAGGATCAGAATAACTTGGGTCAGCAACTAAAGCGCCAACAGAAATATCACCAGAGGAATTTCCAAATCTATCATGACGAATTAAATCTGCCTGATTTCTTCTTGAATATAAAGCTTTGCCTAATATGTCAAGCATGTTTGGTATAAACTCTCCAGGAGAATGACCATATTTTAATGACATTGAGGTTTGGAATTGGCTATTGTAAGAAATACTACCGCTAACAGAATCAGCGTAAAATAATAAGTCTCTATCTTCTATATAATAAACTTCTCCAGGTTGAATATATTCGTTTCCAACCATAGAAACATTTCCTTGCAAAATATTTTTTCTAGCCATATTTAAAATACCTACAGCATAAGGAGCGCATTGTGATTCTGGGTCACTTAGAAATGGAGCCTGAACAGGATGGCTTTGTTTAAAGCCGTACATTCTCCACATATCATAGTCTACAGCAAAAGCAGAAACCATTGCGTTACCACCGCCAGAGCTTATTCCAAGGCTTGAGGGAGCATCAACTAATTTATTATCAATAGCACCATTAACTTCAACCATAGTCCAATCTGGAGATTTTTCATTAATAGTAATATTCATTATTTGACTATCTTTAATTATATATCTTTTACCAGAATTTGGTCCAAAATCATCATAGTCTTCATCTTCTATTACATGTTCTAATATTTCTGGAAATTGATTATCGCTTTTTTTATTTAAAGCGGAAAACAAGAAATTTTTAGCAATATTTGGGTCTGCATTTAAATTCAATCCTTGATTAAGATTTCTAACAGAATTATTTAACATTTTTAAAAGCGATTGTCTTTCAGAGATTAATTGTGATAAAGTTTCTGTAATTTTTATTAAACTTAACTGACTAATTCCTGTTGGGCTTAGTTTTGAACCAAGTAAATTATTTATACTTGGCGGAACAATTCCTTTTTGACGCAATCTAACGCTAACATCATTAATATATTTTGAAACAGAATTATCACCAAAATTATTAGTAATAGAACTAAATGTTGAATTTGAATTTAAAAGATTTACTCTTTGAGTGGCGGTAAATATCTTACTAGAAGATATTGCTGTAGAAATAGTATTATCTAAAGATTTTAATTCTGAAATAGCAGCCTTATAATCTGGCTCCGATTGAAATACAAGATTCTTCAATCCATTAGAAGAAATTTTTCCATTGGAATCGGTTACTAGTACAAAACCAAAATATGATCCTCTTGATAAAATATCAGGTATTTCAGAATCTCCTTTTGCACCTAGAGCCGCAGCTTGAAGGCGAATTTGATCTTCAATTATTTCAATGCGATCAGTGAGCCCAGAAATTTGATCTACAAATAAACTTTCTAAATAATCTGGATATAATTGAATCCCTGATTTAGCTTTCTTTTCAAGCATATTTCTAAATACACTGCTTGGCATCCTATTGTATTGAGGAATTCTAACTTCAATATGTCCTTGGCTATTAGCAAATACTTCTAACCCTAATAATTGAGAGATGGCTTGAATTCTTTCTTTTACCGTAGTATAAGTGCTAATAAACGTGCTAAAGGATCCTGAAGCTAGGGCGGCTTCAAAAGCTTGAATATCATGATTTTTATCATACGTATCATCTACAATAAATAAATTTTTATCTTTATTAGCTTTAACTTGCCATAATCTTCGTTGAGTTAAATAATTTAATTTCTTTCTAAAATTTTCTTTATTTATAGCTTGTTTTGATTGTGTTCCGCCAGAATTATAAGATGGTTCAAAAGTAATATCATTACCAATAACATTAAGATTGCCGCTTTGTGAAGTGCTATATTTATCAATATCTTTAGTAAAACTATTTGTATAAGCTTCAATTTGCATATCCAATTCAATAATTTCTTTACCAATAGTTTGAATAGATTGTGGATTTAATTTGTTAGCATTATCTATTGCGGCTATGCTAGTATAAAATTGAGGATTATTAACAAGCTCTGGAAGCCCTGTAACTAATTGATCAAATCTGGCCGCTCTTTGTTTTAATAGCGAATTTAATTTACTATTCTTGGTAGTTACATCTAATTCACCACGAATTATATAAGAGTAAGCTAATTCATTAATTGTCAAACGTTTAAATGGATAAAAATTACCCCAAGTTTTATTATTTTGATTCAAATCCCCTAATAATCCTTTTAAATAAGAATTACCACCGCCGCCTTTTTCCAGATCTTCTTGGGAGAGTGTGCCGGATGAAAGTGCTGCTTTTAAAAATGAACTAAAATCATACGGCTGTCCTGTTACTAACAAAGATAAAGCATTGATTGTATTTTGCCCAATAAAAGGATCTTTATATAAATTAGGAGAAGATTCTTTTGGAAAAGAAGCTGAAGCATGAGGCTCCCCAAACATAGTTTTAGTTCCAATCCCATCCTTCCACCGATAAACGAAACCATAAGGATCATTAAATTTTGTTCTAAATAAATTAGAATAAGCTGATGGGACAGACTCCTTTTCACCATTACTCCAAGATTTTTCATCAATAATTTGACCTGTCTTTTTCCCTAATCTGGCTTTAATAACTCCAGAATTTAATAATTGTTTATTCTCATCTAAAAGAGATGGATGCTCATCTAGAAAACCAGAAGAAGGATTAAAATTAGTATCAAATGGAGTTAAAGGATCGTATAAATCACCATTCCAAACATCAACAGAAGGATTAATATTTATTTGTCCAAAATCAAAATAAGCATCATTGCCTTTAACAGATATACTCATAGTATATTTATTACCACTTCCGGTGTGCGGGCATGAATCTACAATACCTCCAAACACATGCATTCCAGCAGCTTGCCGTGTCATATTATTTCTAATCATACCCCAAAGCCAAGTAGGAAAATCCTCTCCAACTATTGCATTTTTTTCTATGTCTAAAGAAGTCCCGGACTTACCAGTAAAGGAATCTTTAATATTACTAATCATACTATCTATTCCTTCAACTGTATCATTTAATTTATTTACCAATGAATTATTAGAAAAATTAGCAGTTAAACCTTTGCTAATCTCTGAATCAAATAAAGTTTTTGAACTAACATAAATATGAATTTCATCCATTGGCTGAACTATATTTTTACCACTAAATTGTAGTCTCATTTTGTTACGAACATAGTTCATTTTCTTATTGAATTGATTTATTTGATTTTGGGTTGTTTGTTTCTGAGCTATCAAATTAAATAAATTTTCTATTATTTGGCTAAATATTTCAGCTTCTTTAGCAGTAAGAGCTTCTTTATCAAGAGAAGTAGTTGATTCAATCAAATACTCCGGCTCAATATCTACCGAATTAGCTAAGCCTAAAGAAACAAATGAGGCTCCGCTATCATAAGAAAACCTTATTTCTTTTCCAATTCCATCAATTACTGCTCTAACTTTGTAATATAATAAAGATTGTTCATTAACAAAAAAAGTAATTGTTGAAACTCCTCTATTAAGACGCTCTTGATTCAATCTATCTTTAAGATCTGAAGATGCTTTTTCTAAATTGGTTTTAGCTAATTTAAAAAAACTATTTTGAGATAAACTAGTCACATCAGCTATTGCTTGATCAATATCTTCTGGGAAAATTACCATTAATTTATAAGGATCTTCTAATGTAATAGACGCGCTACTTGTCCCTAATGAAATAGTATTTGTCCAGTTAACGCTAGCAATTGTAGTTAATTCAAAAGTTCCAGTTCCTTCTCCAGCATCTGAAGTGTAAGGAATATTTTGGTCCATAGTCCAAGTGGTAAAAGTATTTGGATTAGAATAATTTTGAATTTCTTTTAATGTATCAAATACGTTTTGTGTTTTTGTAGACATTTTTGTTGAATCGAATGAATTCAAAACATCAACAAAAGTAAAAAGGCTAGATAACATACTATCATTAAAAACACCAGCATTAATTAATTTTTCAATTTTAGATAATCTTTCATATGCAGCTATAGCTCTGCATTTGTTTTGAAATAATCTTTTACTAGCTTTTAAAAATAATTTTTCATCTGAATTCATTAATTCAGATTTATAATTTTCGGCCAAAGAAGAGAACATTCTTTTTTTTACTACAACAGTAACATCGGGCTGTTGCATAATTATCTCTAAAGCTCTGGGACGAATGCCTCTAAGAGAGCCGCTTTCCACGTAAGATCTATTTGCCGATTGATCTATTTGATTAGCAAAATCTTTTAATTTGCCATATGGCATTTTTATATCAGTAACACTATCGCTAAAAGGAGAGTTATCAGGCACAGCATCTAAGCTTGAAGGGCCTCCATTGCCTAAACCAAATTGCTCTCCTAATTGTGAAGATAAAGCCGAACCAAGATCGTCCAAAAAAGCCATTCTTACCTTTTAAAATCCTAATGATTTCTGTATTCCTGATAAAACATCTTCGCTTGTGTTTGGGCTTCTGTCGCCGCCGCCAGGCATTAAATTATCTGCTGATAAATTACCAAAACTATATTGAGCATAACCGCTTGGACCAGAAGTGGCCGAACGATGCCAAGCAAGGAAATTTTGACGCATGCCACGTTTTTGAGTAGCGAGAAATGTTAATGTATAATTAAAAAATCCAAGCTCATTAGCGTTTTCTGTTACATTAAAATCAGTAAAGAATCCTCGATAAACTTCTCCGGACCAATATAATTCTACAGTAAAAGCAAATGAAGCTAACGAAGGGGCGTTTTGGCCAGCCTGCGGGCCCGCTTCTTGCGCCGCACCCATTAAAGCGCCAACAAAATTATCTGCGCCTAAAGCGGAATTAGTTCCGAAAACATCACCTGAAAAACTATCTTGATAATTTTTTTTGGCTAAAAATAAAGCATAAGGATCAAACGCTAATTGTTCTGAGCGATAAACGTCACCCAAAACATTAATCCCCTCTATCCCAGAAGTTCCAGTAGTTCCTTGTAAACTAATAGTAGTTAATCCTTCGCCCCAATATTGCAGAACATATCCACCTTTGGTTCTTTGATGAGAAATGTCTTTTTTATTGCTAATTGAAACGTTTTGTGGATTAATATACATTTGAATAATTGGCCCCTCTGGAATCAGCCAACGCATTAATTTTCTAGTGCTTCTAGCCATTCTCTGATCTGGAATAGATGATTGGCGAGTACCAAATCCATTAACTCCTGGAATAACTGGGGCGGCAAAAGCATCAACTTTTTGTCCACCGCTGGTAAATTGTGTTCCGGCTTGAAATGCCGCTAAGGGGTCCATTGTAGGGAATGCCATAAATTATCCTTTATTGAGTTTCGCTCCCAGTTAATTGAGCCATTCTTTTAGAATTTTCTCTTTCTTGAATAGCGCCACCAATAACAGTGGCTATTAATTGAGAGTCTATTGTCTTCTTGCAAGAACTACAGATATGATGAGAAACTACGTCTACTCTGCCTCCTTGTCCGCCATGAGCGGCCGGTACTGGAGTATGAACGTGCGGAACAGATTTACCTTCTTTATCTTCAACTTTTTGCATCGTTTGTACAACTTGTTGTTTGGATTGAGGCATTTCTCTTTGAGAAGGAGCTTGCGGGCCTTCATTAAGAAAGGCTTTAGGAATGAATCTAGTAAATCCTACCTCTTCCATCATTTTACCTAAACTTCCTTTTGCATCTGACATAATAGCACTCACACCATCTTTAAATCTTCCGTGTAGAATGGCTGTCGGATCTTCTACCGCTTGTGAAATAATTGCATGCGGATCTCTCCCGGCATTTTTAGCTTTTTCTCCCGCCGCTAAAGATTCTTCTTTCATCATTGAGCTTACAAACATAGATTTTGCAGGCCCCTCGCTGCCAGTCATTGACCTAACATTATCATATTGGCGAATCGCTACACTATTAGCAATAGCTGAAACAGAATTTCTAATTAAAAGCAACTGATCTAAATGTCTCTTCTGAATGTCTTGACCAAGCTCCATAGTTTCTTTTAAAGCTTTATCGCCAGTTTTTGATTTATCATAACCTTTATCTTCTTTCATCATTTGGAGCAGAGCAGCAGCTTCGGCCGACGAACTAGCCATTTTAGTTGGGCCTTGTGTTAATAATTGAACTTGCTTATAATATTGACCGGCTGCTTTTTCATCTTGGGCAGCTTCTTCTCTAGTAACAATTTTACCACCAAATTGTTTATTCAAACTTTGTTTGACCATATCAAATATTTCATCTGTACGGCCTTCAGACTTTAATTGCTCAATCTGCGCTGCTCCTCTTAATCCACCGGGACCACCAGAACTCTTAGATAAAAAAGCACTTTGAGCGGTATCTAATTTATTCATGCTACTAATAACATTGCTGGCTAATTCAGAAATTGCGCCGACTCCAAGCTTACCTTCTAAACTTGAACCAAATCTTTCTAAAATATTAATTGAAGCTAAAGTATTATCTCCCAAATATTTAAATTCTTGACTAGTTCTTTCAACGGCGCCTTTAACCAAATCCATCGGCATATTAACATCTCTAGAAACTTGAGCCATTCTAGAAAATTGTTTTAAAACATCTTCTCCGCTAGTATTAAATATTCTATATTTTTTACTCATTTCCTCAATGACATCACTATGGCTAACTCCCGCCGCTGTTGCAACTGTAATGGCGCCTTGTAAAATAGTTGTTCCGGCGGCCCCAGATTCATAGGACTTAATTGTTTGTTCTAAAGCACCAGGTATTTTACCTAATTGCATAGCGTACTTAGCAACTTCTGCTGAAGTCATTCCAGTTGCATTTCCTACCGATGTAGTTACATCGGAGAATTTTTGAGCATATCTTGGAAGTCCTTCAAAATTTGAACCAACCTCTTGCAGAAATTTATTTAAATTTCCAGAAGAAATTTGCATAGCCGTCATGCTTTCTTCAAATCTTTTTGCTGGCTCTGCTACCGCAGAAATATTCTTAACAACTTGCATAAATTCTTGACCAGCTTTATTGCCAATTTTAGCAAAATGATCGTTTATACTATTAGCAGTTTCGACTAAACTAGCAGTAGTGACTTTAGCTTGATCGCCGGCAGCCTGTAAGGTATCCGATATAGGCATCTTTCCTGACATAGCTGCATAAAATTCAGCAACCTTAATGGCCGATTCTGATAACCCTTTATTTAATCCAAAAAGACCCTGAATTGCATGGTCTAAACTGATATTATGAAGCGCTTCAAATCCTGAAATTAAACCTTTAAGATGTTCGCTTGATTCAGAAATGTCTTTGGTCATTGTCTGAATTGCCGCACCAACATTTTTAACACTTTCAGTTGCTTTTAATCCGCCCGATGCAGCGCTTGCAAAAAAAGATTGCAATTGTTGTGGCAAATCTTTCATATGCTTATTAAAATATTCCATTACCTCTGGTTTTAAAAGTAATGCTTTTGCGGTTTCTATGTCAATTTCTGCCATGTTTATCCATTATTAGCGGCTAATTTTCTTCTTCTACTTAATAAAGATTTTTTATTTTCTTTTGCCTTATTTTCCTCAATCATTTGTTTTGAAATATTTTCGTAATTTTCATCATCTGATTCAAAATCTGGATTATCAGCTTTTAACATTTTCTTAGCAGCGTCTGGATTAGTAAAAGATCCTTCTAGAATAGCATAATTTTTAGCAAACTCATGCTGTTCTTCTTGATCAGCGTACCAAGACTCAAACATCCATAATTTCATAAAAGGATTCAAATCCTCCAACCATTGATCGTCAGGTAATTTACCAAAGGTTTTACATAAAAACCAGTGAAATCTTTGATCTGGTTGTTTTACGATTTTTTTATTTCTTCCAATACCTCCTTAGATTTTTCATCCGTGTCGACTGAAAACTTTTTTCTAATATCATTAACCATTTCATTATATTTATCATATAGATGATTAATAACATAATCTTCAGACTCTTCTAAAAATTCAGCAATTGCTTCATAATAATTATCTGAAGTTTGACTAATACCTAGTACATCGGCAATAGGGTGCCCATCAATCTCACAAATTGAATAAGATAAATATCCTGTTCTTAGAGCTAAGGCTAGTTGCGAGGCATTTTTAACATCTCCTAAATTATTAAAAATTTGTTTTACTTCTTTATCTTTAAGAGATCTAAGCGTAAAAGTATTTTCACCAATAGGCACCTGAACTTTAACTCTGCCTATATTGGTAAGAATATTTATTCTTTCTCTAGAAAATTGGCTAACTTTTTTAACATCTTCTTTGACAGCTTGACGCTGAGCCATCATGGCATTAAATTGTTCTGGAGTTAATTGAACAGCTACTCCGGGTTTCCATTTAGTCGGATCAATGCCCTCTGCACTATTAACCTCATTATATTGTGGTGGAGCAGATTGCTGATTCAGCTTGGCTTCTAAAGTCTCTGATTCATCTGGAATATCAAAAATTCTTGGATTTTGACTAGATGAAAAAGTTTTCTTTCCTAATGGACTATTATATTGAGTCATACTTTCCTCTTAAATATTAAATTATTGGCGGATTAAGAATACAATTATCCCCCGAAGGGGGATATATCTAAATTTTTTGGAGTTTGAGGAGGGATTTGGTTAGAATTAACCAGAGATGAAGGCATTGAGGAGGCCGGCGGCATCGAGAGCGCCAGTATAAGTGCCCATGTCAGCTTGTTGTTCAAAAACGTTAAGAACGATTGGATTAGCTCGACCATTAGCAGTCGCTTGAACAACATTTTTGTTATTAAGGAAGCTGAAAATTCTTTCAGCGGTCCAACTCATGTTATCTACGATAACAAAGTCATCTGAGCTATAAGTATAACGAATATCTTTAATCCAAACATTTTGAATTACCGTGATGACAGCATTATTAGGATCAGAATCCGCAAAAATATCATGAATCTCAATGTCGAATGGAATTCTTTGCGAACCTACGTGAATAAATGAACGACCAAAAGCTTCGGCTATTCTCATGCGATCAAATCTAGTTCTTTGACATGAGCCAGAAATATCAACTGAAGAACCTGGGGCAGAATCGATATGTCCATCGGTCCCAACTTCATTGATCATTTTAATTTGTCCGCGGCTTTCGGTGATGTCTAATGATTTAACAGCGCCAATAACATTATTACCAACTTTAATTACTATGTTAGTTGATAAATGAGTAGCCGTTCTATTGTTATTTTGACTATCAAAAAGTTTTGTATTAGTATTTCTAGTAGCAGGCATGATTTTACTCCAAATTTAGAGGTAGGAAAATTTGATTAATCTAAATAGATATTATTATATTGAAAGAAATTGGGGGATAAAATCCCCCAATTAGAATTAAAGAACTCCAAGACCGATACGGATATAGATCCAGTTTATCGGGTATGTAGGTTGAACCGCTACACTGATATTCCATTGTCTTGGGTCTACTGAGTCACGATAAACTCGAAGATCAGCAAATGCTGTAATCCAGTTTTGCCCAACGAAACTTTGAAGGGCACTCATGGCTCTAGCCATAATAGTTCCTTGAGTTGTTGGAGATTCCGCATTTCCAGCAAAACCCTCCATTGCTTGACGAATTGATTTAGCAATTCTATCTCTAATAAAAACAATGCTTAATTCTTCTTCTTCTGGATAACCTGATTGCGTTGTAGTCTTAGACCAAACAACTTTACCACCGCCGACTGCTGGTTGAAGAACAAAGATACCGGCCGCAGTAAGATTTTTAAGAATAGCAGGACGATAAAGTTTATCACGAAGAATGGTAAAGCCAGGAATTACCTTATTGGTAAGAGGAACTTCAATGTTTGGATTGCTAGAGCAATATCCAGCTACAGCAGCCATTGCAAAGAATCCATTAACTTTAGTTCTATCCGCTCCAACTTGAACAACAATTTCATCTGGATAACCATAAACGCATCTAAATGTATTTCCAAAAGAATTTGGAACGCCATAATTTGTTAAGTCTTCAACGTTTCCGGCCAAAATCTCTGAAACTGAATCTCCCTGAATACCTTCTAGAACTCCTAAATCTTCAACTGCCGCAGCTTTAACTCCAGTAACATTATCCGGAGTTAATCCTTGAATAGCACCAATAAAAGGAATTCTTTCTTTACGATTTTCAATTGAACTCATTGAATTACAATGAGCAACAGTTGTTCCAAAAATCGAACTAATAGTTTGTGATGGAAGTGGAACTACGATATCACATTCAATCGCTTCCAAGGCTTCCAAAGCATTCTGCCAATTAGCATCATAAAAATCAGCATCTTTTTGATCTACAACTGTAACTCTAAGAGATTGACCAGCGCCTAAAGCTAAATCATCTGTTAAAAGAACAACAGCGCTTTGTGCATCTGCATCAACAACGTGAAATTCAATATCTGTTGCATCAGTAAAAGAACCGCCAGTAATAGTGGCTACTCCGTCTGTAACATCTGAAATAGTATAAGTTCCGGCATTAGTATAACCAGCAGGAATAACTAGTGTTTTGCCTTCATCGCTAATATCAAAATTAACTAATTGGCTTGAAAGCGTGGCTGAGCTTGGTCCAATAGATGTTATTACGCCATCTTCAGCCTGTTTAACAACAGAATCTTCCAAAACTACTGTATAAGAATACGCATGTACTCCAAAACAGAAACCGCCAGGAGAGCTAGTATAAGAAGCGTCGTAAAAATCTACTTTATTTGGTAAAATTTGTGTCTCAACTTTAGTTACTGGGTCTGTAATGAAAAAGTTAATATTTGAATCTACATCAGGAACAACTCCTAATGGTAGATAAAAACTTAAATCATCTAATGTGGCGCCACCAGTTGCCGATGTTTGAAGAGGATAGGAAACTCTTCGTGGAATTGACGGAGCCGCTTGGCATGCATAAATTCCAGGAGGAGAGCTTGCAAACGCAAGCTGAGCACCTAAACTTAAACGATTGGTTGTGCTCGGCATACCATGTTTTTGATGTAGAAGGTCCAGATCAGTAAAGAATTCTGGATCATTTAAATCTGATTCAGAAATATATGAAACAGTTAATGAATCACCTTTTGATAAAGCTCCGCTCTTAACTTTAACCGTAAAACGATCTCCCTCATGGAAAGGCTCAAGACCTTCGCTTAAAGCAAAACTAATTATTCCGTTGCTTATAATTTGGTCATCTGATTGCCAAGTAATTTGATTTCCATAACCGTCTAATAAAATACCGCTTACACTACCTTGAGCGATAAATTTAGCATATCCGTCTATTGGATCTCCATTGCCATCTTTTCTGGTAGTTGAACAACGAATAGTCCAAGTTTCTGTTGGAGCATTAGTATCAACTAATGTCAAACCAGCAATCGTACCTGTTCCTTGATTAGCAGAACTAGCGGTAAAATATGAACCATTTTGATCAACTAAAGAAGCTGTTTGTAATTCAATATGACCCGTAGTTATATCTACGCGATAATCATATTTAGAACTAAAGCTACCAGAATTTGAATCAAAAGCCTTCTCTAAACCAACTAAAGGCAATCCGTTTTTATAAACGGTCGTTCTATTAGAAATCATTGGAGGATAAGCAACTTGAAAGTGCCTACCGTCAGATCCGTTGGTAGAAGTGTATTCTTTATTAAAACCATCTTTACCAGCGCCCAAAGCTGATACTACGAGTCGTTCTGAGCGCGAACCCTCTCCAACGAGAACTGAAATTCTTGTTCCGCCTGGAAGGCTAAGCCCTTTAGATTGAGTAAATACATCTGAATAAGCGCCTGGAAGCGGATTTGATGCACCTTTGATATTTGCCATTATTTTCCTCTAAAACTTTTGGTTTCTAAAACCTCGATCAGATATGGTAATATTACCAATTTACTTTTAAAAATAAACTCTTAATATCAAAATCTCTAAATATTGCTATAGATTTTGAAAAGCATTAATTAAATCTATGGAGGTATTAATTTTTAAATTGGGTGCTGTTTCTTGAGATGTATTAATATCTGAAATGTTTCTAAACTCAACCGCAAAATTAATCATATCAATAATATTTCCAACAGGAGTTAATCTTCTCCATTCTGTTCTAATATCGAATGTTACGGAACATTTAAATAATTTAGAATTTCTATCTTCTGACTCGGATGGGCTGCCAACATTAGTAGATTTGATAGCAATTCCTGCATTTTGTAGTTGTTGATGATGATAATCTACAAATTGTAAAGAAACTAACTCAGTTAATTCATCTCTAGATCTAATAGCTCTAGCGGTAATATCTACAATAATATTACCTTCCCAAGCGCCTGCATTAATAAAATAAGCTGGAGTATTAACTTCTTTTTCATGTCCATAGCCATCTATATATTTAATTGCCTGATATTGAACAGAATCCCTTTCACGATTCATTGAAATCGGAACAGATCTAGCTCCACCATGTTTAACAGTAATTGAAGGATAAAAAATAGGACCATCGCGATATTGTTCTCCTATGTAAATTCTTGTCGTTGAATCATCTTCCATTCCAGCGTTTGAAGGTAAATTAGTCTGATCTTCAACTTTTGGAAAGCCCCACTGATCTCTAACGTAATGGTAATAACTGTCTTGGGCGAAAAACTCTCTCAAAGCGCCAATTATCGCCTGTTTTGGATGTGAAATTAAAGTATTTTGCACATAACCATGCAGGTGATAAAGGTCTGTTTTAAATGTATTTAAAGTGCCCATAATTTACCTTTATACTACCAAGAATCACCAACAGAGAAACCATCAGAAGACACACATCTCCATTTTCCATTAATAAAAGCTAAATCTGCCCATACAACAGAATATTGAACGATACCGTTGGCGGCAGTTACTATAGTTGAACCATCTTCTCTTTTTATAACTATATTACCAACAGTGGCTAACGAAGTATCTCTGGTAAATTTAATATAATTATGATTATATAATGCAGAATTTACAGTCGGATCTTTTATGGTTATGGTTTGGCCAATAGAAGATTGAGGCAAAACAAAAACATCAGCATTATAAGAAGTACCATAACCAATTGTTAAGCTAGCAGTAATTCCGGATAAAATATATGTCCTATATTGTGGATATGTATTATATCTTAATGTTCCAGCAATCACAGTATCTCCAGAAGTATTTAAATCAGCGGTTACATTCATTGTTCCTGTTATTGGAGATTGAAATTTAATACTATTTGTGCTAACATAAATCTTATCAAATTGATAATTCCTATTTAAAAATACTCCCCATCCAGATATAGCCGCTCCAGTTATCAAAACAGTATTTGAAGCACCATCCACAGTTGTGCTGTCAAATATATTTTGACTTATAATTCCATTATTGTATGTTGAAGATGACGGCAAAGCAATATAATCATCAATAACCTCAGAACCTCTAAATAACTGATTTTCACATATACTAAATGTATAATATTTAGGACCGGCAGTATATGGCGAAATAACTATTATTCTTCCACTTCCAGATATTCCAACTCCTTTTATAATATTTTTATTTATATATGAACTTTGTGTTGTTAATATTCCATACATATAATTATATGAAGTTCCATTTACAACGCCGCTATCAATTTTATTATTACTAATTATTGCATTACCTATATCTGATAATGTGGAAACCACTCCAATTGCAATATTGTTATTAACTGCGTTTGCTCCGTAATTAGATGTTAAATGAGTATAATCATAAGCTAAAATATTGTTATCTGTTATAATAACAGATGATTTTTCATTATTTGTAGAATAATCAGTAGATATTGTGCCAATCCAATTACAATTATTTCCAGAAATAATAACATTACCAGTACCATATGGGTGCGCAATAAAGTTTCCTACAACATTTTTACCTGTAGCTGTAAGCGTGCCTATAAAATTAGCAGAATTATTTTGAATAACTAAATTACTACCTATACAAGAGCCATAACTATTGTTTTGATTTAATACAGATGAAATATCATATCCAATTGAACCAGAAATATTATTAATTATATTTACATTAATACATGATAATCCTGGCCTACCGAAAGTATAAATATAAGATGCCAAACTAGCTGGTGAAGTAACTACTATATTTTGAAAAGCATTGCATATATTATTAGAAATGATGCAATTTAATAATAATGCTGGATTAGAACTTCCTCCAGCATTATTATTAATAATAGCTATTGCGCTTTGATTAGCTGTAGCATATCCGTCATTAAATTTATTTCCATTAATTATAACGTTGGATAAAATTTGATTTGTTGCCATTTCAAGATTTATAAATGGGTGTCTTTGACTAGTCAACAAACTGCATTCAAAACTACAATCTGTTACCTTAACATTATCAAGAGAACCACTACCATAAATGCATCCATTTCCAAAATTAACATTATCGGATGCTGTATATGATGAAGACGGATTATAAATAAATTTAATATTTTTTAAATGTATATTATTGCCAATTGTAATAACAGTTGCGCTTGTTGATTCAAATGTAGCCCCGTCACCATCAAAACAAGTCGGATAATTAAAACCAGTAAGGTCATATGTGCCAGAAAAATAACCTTTAACTTTAATAATATTTTGTGGCGCTTGATAAAAATTAATCCAATTTTTTATAGATGATGCATTTGCAAAACTAGCAGAATTAAATTCATCAGACCAAGAAAAATTAATATCTGAACTTTTTTGATGTACAAATTTTCTAACATCACTTAATGATAAAGAAGAAACTGTATCTATAGTAGCAGCAGCTATATAGATTGGTGTCAAATCTCTTCTAGTATTTATTAATTCTGCGAATGTAGTAGATGGAACATAATAACTATTAACGCCATCTACTGTGGCAAAAAATTCATCTTTTGCAGTAGTAATAAGTATTGGCTCTAAGATTCCAGACTCGTTAACGCAAACCGCCCAATTATAAGTTGTTCCTAACGAATCACCAAATTGTCTAATATTCGGAATAGATACAAAACAATTATTGCTAACTACAACTTTTCCATTAACTAAAGCTGAACCACCATCAAAATATGCTTCAAGAGGATTAACGGCACTCACGGAATCGAATTCATAACCTCTAATTATTCCATTCTGATGTAGTTCTCGATCGGCCACTGTCAAAAATTCTGTGGCTGATTGGGTGAAGTTAATTTCTCCAACACTTCCGAATTGTCTTAAATCTCTAAGATTTCTAATAACTTCTTGACCAGAAATTGCCGGCCAACAGACTTCACAAGAAGCAAGAAGCATTAATTCTTGATCATAGTTAAGTGATGGGAATACTTCTATATCAACTATCCTGTCAGCCGTAATTGTTGTTCCGGGGCTTTCATTATCAACAAAAATTAATTCAATAAAATCAATATTTGTTTCGTCATAAATCCTAACAGGAACATTTTTTCTTCCAGTGACAGTTAATCCAGGACGCATGACTGCGCTTGAAATTGTATTTGGTTGACCCATTTCAATGGTGAATTCTCCAGAGTCAGCATCATAACTTAAAACTTTTACTCTAAGATATCTATTAAATATTAATGGGTCAGGTCCACGATAACCTCTAAGTTTTGGAGAGACTGATAATATTTGCCATTTATTAGTATCAAGCAATGTTCCGCTTAGAGATTGACGAGGCATTCTAGCTCTTTCATATGAAAAAGTTTTACCTTCATCGTTAATAAATATTTCATGATACCTGTTATAAAGATCGGCTGTAGGAGAAAGATCAACTAGATTCTCAATATCAAAACCAACAGAATCATAAGAAAAATATAATTTAACTGGCAATCCAGCAGCCGCCGATGAGGTATAGCCTGTACCAGCAGCATGAATACCGTTAATAACAGTTATTTTTGTATATCCATCATTTCCGCCACAAGGCGTTGAATAAACAACATCTTTAATTAAAAATCTTCCATAATCAACATCACTATATTGTGGGTCTTGAAAAGAAACTGTTGGCTGAACGGTAATAGTTTTACCGGCTTTTAATCCAGACGGAGATAGATCAGTATTTACAGTATATTCAACTTCAACGCTAGAAATGCCGACTGGAATACGATCAGTAATTGTTGCACTCCAATAACCATCAGCATTTGCCATGTACATATTACCAAATGTATCTCTACGACGTCCATTAACTATAAAATGTCTTTTTGCTAATGGTGAGATAATTTTAGTAGCTTGCTGCGCGCCAGCTTCGCTACCAAATTGAGTCATATCATAAGCGGCAGAGGCAATATTCGCTCTATTTGGTCCTAAGCCTAAAGCATCAAAATCATCAGTAGTAATATCATTGCCGCCAATAACATTTTTTGTGTACGTAGATGTTACAAGCGTTCCAGCGCTATTTAGACCAGAAATTATTGCAAAGCTGGCATTATCAATTGCATCAGATAGCATAATTCCAATCTGACCTTCAGCCGAAAATGCAATAAATCTATAATTGTATCCTATGGTTCTAAAACCTTTATTTATACTCTTGACAACACTTTCTAAGGTATAAAGTCCAGGAGTTACGCCGGCATTTCCAGTAACGTCAATAGCTGGTAATGAAATTTTCTTTGTACTAGGATTTCCAGTTGGATAAAATTCTAAATATAATTTATAATGATTTTGATCTAATTGATTTGGATCAAAACCAATGCCCAAAGCTGTCGCGGCTTTTGGATTACCGAGAATTAAACTTGGAAGTATATTGCTATAAGAAGATGTTGGAGCCGGATTGGCATAAGCTGGTGCTAAAACTCCAAAAACATTTTCATCAAACAAAGGCCTATTAATTGTAGCTGTTCCAGCGCCGTCGCAAAGATTATTTCCATTAATCCTGACATACCACATGCTACCAGGAACATATTTAATAGAAACTATTGGAAATGATGCCTTTAATCCATTGTTATAATTGACATTAATTATATCTCCTACTCTAATTCTGCTAAATTGAGAATCTAATAGGTATGGCAGTACCGGATTAAAACTAATAACGTCGTCTCCTGATGAAATACTATCATTAGGACCATCGCCGCTATAAACTAAATAAGTAACAATAGGCGTTTCTTCTACAATATTAGTAGAATAACCGTCCTGATTTAAATGCTGTGAGCGAGCGGTTCTAGGAATACAATTAACATGCTCTACTGCACGATGCAAACCCATATTTAATACTTCAGCTTGATCTAAATAATTAAATACTTTTTGTGCGTCTGTTGCTGTTTCTGGAATTTCAATAAATTCTGTAGTATTAACAACAATACCTGCGGCTTGATGAGCTTCAGAAGTAGAATTCTCATGATTAACCAAATCTGTATTAATTTGGTCTAATGCCTGCATAGCTTGAGTTGCCGATCTAGCATTTCCATCCTTATCTTTTAGTCCTCCCCATGTATAACTCAAATCGCGGGGGTCAACCGGATTCTGATTAACTAAAATATGACTTAAAAGATGTTTTCCTGGGCTTCCGTCCAATAATGTAGATGAACCAGCAATATGAGCAGTTAAATTTGAAATTAATTCTTGTGTTTTTAATACATACTGGTCTAATAGATTTTTAGCGCCAATAATTAACGTATATAAATCAGATGTGCTATGATTTAGATTTAATTTTGACTCAGATATATTAGCGTTTGTTCCTACCTGAGCATTAGTAATTGGTAATGAAACTAATCCAATTCCATCAAGGGCTGAAGTTTTAATTGTCCCATCTGGATTTAAAGATATATTTAAACGATCTGCCACAGAGTCAGCAGAACCGCTTGGCGCAATTCCTAATTCTGCTTCTAAAGCAAAAACAGCATCACGTAACTGGTTAATTATTTGGCCGCCAATTTCGACAATATTATCGTCTACGCGACCAATATCAGCATCTGAATCAATTTCATTAGGGTAAACTGTCATATTTTTCCAATTTTATTTTTGGGTTTCTTCGATTGAAGCGGGAGGTTGATCAAGAGGGTTTTCTTGTGAAGTTGTAGCGGTATTAGTAGCGGTGTTTGAATTTTTTACTGCAAACCATGCCTTAATACGAGCATATGCCCATCCGGCACATAAACCACAAATTGATCCCCACATGATTTTATCTACAAATTTATGAGCAAAAAGTTCTGGGACGGTCATTAAAAATGCCATCCAAGCCCCATTAATAATTGTTCCAAAAGGAAGAATTATTTCTCGCCATATTTTATTATTTTTAGCTTTTTTCCAAAATGTTTCTACAACTCGCCTTATTAAAGCGGTAAATATAAAAACAAATATCATTAATACTAAGCTCTGCCAATTACCAAAAGTGTTTTGAAAAATAGTTTCGAAATCCATATATAACCTTTATTGAATAAATGTAATCGTTACGTTTGAAATATCTACAGTAAAATCTGAATTATCACATAATTCAGCATAAATTGACAAAATGCAATTATTTCTTGGATAAATAAAATATGGATAAGATCCATTAGAAAAATTACTATAAGATTTTGTTCCAGAAGAACTGCTCAAAGTAAAAGTATTAGTTACTGTATGAGATGTCGTTGGAACTGGCGTATCCACATTGCCTGATATTTGAACCGTAAGATCTCTACTAGTAGCTGATGTGTTGCTTATATCATAATCATAACTTACTGATAAAACTCTAGAGCCAACCGGAAGTATATCAGATAGATCTATATCCCATCCAAAATAAGTTGCATTAGAATGGCTATCATCATTATCAAAATTAAATCTTATAGAATTTTTATCAATAGAATATATTGCTGAATGTATATCTGTTACAGCATTTGCATTACCTCTTCCAGAAGCTAAAATTCTATTTTGATGATATTGATGAATAGAAAATGTTCCATTTGCAATGTTTAAAACATATTCTTCCGGTTGATTTTTATTTCTAGCAATAATCCAATTATATAAAGCGCTAGTCCAACTAGCGTCTGAGATTAAACTTTTCACAGTGCCTACTGAAGTTACTAATCCATAATATCCATCTTCATACATAGGTTTTAAGAAAATATTATCAACAAACATACCTGTTGCTGGGGAACTAACTGCATAAGCTGGAGAAATTTGAGCATAACCAACTGTTAAATTGCAATAAGTAGAGTTATCTTCTTTAAGATTACCAAATGTATTATTGCTAATAATTGATGGCAAATTAGCTGTTTTTATTATTAAACACCCTTCAAATGAAGTCCAAACTCCATAATTATATTCGCTAGAAATATTAAATGCATTTTGACAAATTCTTGCGCCATTAGTTTCGGTTATCAAACAAGCTAAATTAGCCTGATTAGACCAGCCCCCGTTACCTATATTAAAATTAACTGTATTATTATTAAATTGTAATAAATTAGTTTTTGTATAAGAGTCTACTATATCATAACTAGTATTAATATTGTCAATATAAACAGTTGAATAATTTTGAAATTCTGTTGCTGGAGCTTGACATTCTTCAAATCTCCCAATAACATAATTATTATTAAAATTAACACCACAATATGGGGCATAAATTTGAACAGCAGCCTGACCTTCATAATATCCATCAGGATATCTTTCATTATAAGAATGTAAAACTTGATTAGCACCATAATGATCTTGAACAAATCTATTATTTTGAATAATAATTGTTGGTTCATATGTTGGAGCGCTAGAAAATTCAAAGTCTACATCTAATAGGGTGGTACTAGTTATACTAGAAAAATTACAACCATCAATTTTAACCATTCCATTATAATTTAATTTATCTAAACCTTTAATTTGACATTGTGAAGCTCCGTCTATAAAATTAGTATTTGTTATAATACAATTATTACTTGGAATTACGGACAGACCAACAACTGCATAATCCTCTCCAGAATAAGTAAATTCTTGTGATGGAGTATTAAAAATACAATTATTTATTGTAACATTAGACCCGATTATTTTAATATAATCAGTAAAATCTCCAGCAGATAATAATGAATTATCAATTGCTTGATACTCAGAAGTTAAAAAGCTTGTTCCATAGCAATTAACAAATTTACAATTATCTACATTAACATCAGCATATTG